CCAACAAAGAACTTTTGCACCATCGGCACTTTTTCGCGCAAGAGGGAATAACCATTTTTCAAGCCATTCTTCATATGTCTTAAATTGATTTTCACTTTGAGTTTCTTCTTGTGAATATACTTCAAGATTATAATAAGGGGGAGAAGTCAAAACTAAATCATGCACGGGGAAAATTGCTTTTCCAGAATCTTCATTATATAATTCTACTTTATCTTGAATACCGAGGAAAGAAACCAATTCTTTCAAATGCTTATAAGTTTCTATATTTGGTTCATAAGCAATGTATTTTGCCCCGCTTGCTACAACTCCAAGCATTCTACCTCCCCAACCCGCGCAAGGGTCAAGAACAATAGTAGGTTTATAATAATCACAAATCATTTTAGCAAGATGAGGACGAAACATTGTGTTTTTAGTTAGCCCAAAACAAAAACTAATTCCTCTTCGTAGTTCGCTGATGTATGGAGTTGAATGCGACTTTCTATTCCAAGCTAAAACCTTCTGTAAATCTTTTTCGTTCCAAAAGTTTTTGAAACCAACTCCTTGCGGATTTACAATGTCAAAAAAATTAGGAAAGAAATGCTCGCACAATTTCATTCCTGCCCTAACTTGTGAAGCAGTAGAAAAAGAAGAATTTTTATAAGAAAGAAGTTTCTTCCAGTCTTTTTTTAGTTCTTCTTCTGTATACGAATAATGGTAATCTACCAAAGCAAGTTGTCTCGCTAACTCGGGAAGAACTTCTAAAAAAGTTTCATCTGATAGTGCGCGCAAAGTATTTGGTTTATTTAGAAAATTATAAATATCAATCAAAATGAGCTCATCTCCTTTGCTAATGGATGAAAAAGAAGTTTCTTTGAATTAGTCCCCATAATACAGTAATCATCAAGGTTATTTTCTTGCCCAGCTTGCTGATGTTTTAGAATACTTTCATCAAGAAGCTCCTTCATATTTTCTTTTGAAAACCAAACAATTTTAGCTTCCAAGTTTCCGTTAATCCCACAGAAAATAATTCTTTCCCAATCTTTGCAAAAACTAATATGATTAAAAGTAAAGAGGAAATCTTGATTTCTTTTAGACGCGCAAGAAAATTTTATCTCGGTCTTATAATTGTTGACAATTCTATCATGGCCTTGATTTTTAGACTTGTCTACAATCATCCCTTCACTTTCAAGAAATGAAGCGACAATAAGTTCTCCTAACGCACCTTTTTGCTTGGCTCCTGTCTGATAATATTTTTCGAAAGGAGTTCCTTCCCAAGGGTTGTTAGAAGATAAACCAAATTCTTTATATGCTGATGAAATAATCTTATCAGGTAATTTCATAATTGTCCTTTCCTATTTGTCAAGCATAAGTTCTTCAAAAATAAGTTTTTCAGGAAGCATTTTTCGGCAAAGATAAAAAGAGCCAAAACTTACTCCTTTTTGAATTTCTTTCGTCTTGTAATTTTTATAATAATTTATTCGCTTATCAAAAATCAAAGCTTCACAATCTTTGATATATGGAAAACGCTTTTGACCTTGTAAAGATGGAATCGGTAAAAGCATTGCATAAGGTTTATCTAATTCATACAATCTTTTTAGGACTTCGTCCTTTAGAGAAAAAGGTGGGTTTGAAACAATGCAATCATACTCTTCTGGCTCATAAAAGAAAAAATTCTTTCCTTCATCAATATGGCTAAAAAGAACTTTATTCTCATTTTCTTGAAGCAATTTTACATACTCACTTTCTTCTGTATCAAAAGGACACCATACAATGCTATTTTTAGAAATATACTTCAAAATAGGTTTTACTGCGTAGGATGGGGTATAAGTTTCATCACTTTCTTTATCAGTTTTTGCTTGCAGATAACCTTTATTCAAAGCCATAATTATTCACCTTCCGTAAAAAAATAATCGCACCCTTCTACTGATTTGATATAATCTAACATATCTTTATATTTTGGATTTTTAAACCATTCATTGAACACATAAGTATAACTCACTTTTTCCGCGCCAATAGCTTCTCCAATTTTCCTAAATTCAAAAATCTTGAAAGCACAAGTTTGTGGCTTCTCATCCACCGAGCCTTCCGTTTTTTGAAATTTTTTTTCATAAATAGAAAAAGTTTTCGTTGTAGGGTCAAAATAAGCTTCATCAGGCCTAATCTGACGAGAAATAATTTTTGTCCAATCAATTCCTTTTTCTTTTAAAAATTTATAAAGCTTTGTTTGAGATAAATCAATTCCTTGCTTGTTAATTCTAATTTTCTTTTCAAAATCAAGCCCGGTGGAAGTGTCTCTGGATGCGTGAGTCATAATAAAGCCCTTCTTTCTTTTTCTTTTATTATAACGCAAAATAGGAGAGAAGTCAATCATTCTCTCCTAAAATTCGTACCTATTATCAAAAAATTCATAATCGTCAATAAAGAGCTGGACTGAAGTTTTCCCCGCAAATGTATTCAAGTTCAAACGTCCCATTACCATCACTTCTCCACCATTAAACATCTTTACAGCTTCAACAAAATTTTCATCCTTAAACCGCACATAATCAATTCCATTACAAGAAATTTTTGTGCTGTCTTTATTCGCGCCCATGAAGAAAGGAGAACTAACTTTAATTCCTTTTACAACTACTTTAATCTCGTCTACTCCATTGCCAAAATATTCTGGATGTTGTGCTAAAATCATAAATAAAGGATTAAGTTCTATGTCATACGCGTCAAGCGCATAATCCACAAGATAGCAATTCTGAAAATCGTCGGGGCTAAATTGTTCATTTACAAGAGAGATAAAAGTGCTTACTTTATCTTCTTGAATACCAAAACCAGCGCTGTTTTCATGCCCAGCTACGAATGAGAAAAGGCCTGTCTCTTCCAGATAACTTTTTAGTGCGGGAAGTGCTTCAAAATTTTCATTATTTCTGATAGAACCTTGAAGCGCGTCATTATCATTCACTCTGCCAATAAGACAAGGCTTTCCATATTTAGAAACAAAAGCCATCGCAATAAGCCCAGTAAGTTCTTGTGGAATTTTATCCTCTGGTTCTACAGGAATAATGATAACATTATTATCAAGAAGCCCTTCTTTCTGGGCGCGTGCTTCAAGAATTTCAATAGCTCTTTCTTTTGCTTTATTCTGTCTATTTCGCGCATTTCCAGCTACGCGAGCATTTTGTTGACAGGCATATTCCCAATCTCCTTCTTTTGCTCCTCGTTTAGTACTTTGAACTTTACGAAGGGGGTCAATAAAAGCAAGAAATAAGGTTTCTCGTTCCTGAAGAGTACCTACGCGAGTAATGGCATTGATTAGCGGGCCGATATAAAAAGCAACATCAATAGGAGTGAGGCCATAATAAGGTTCTTGTGCCTTATCTTTTAGAGAAAAAGCCTGTGCTTCAAGTAAAGCTTTGAAACCATCGTTCTTAATATTCTTTAAGCCTTCTGTAATTAAGTAACGAGTTTCACTCGTACCTTGAAACATTACGTCCGCAATTTCTCCAAGCGCGACTAAATCAAGATAATTTTGTGCGTCCGCGCGCGAAAAGGTCGTATCAAGCGCTTCACAAAACTTATATACAACTCCTGCGCCACATAGAGATTTATTCGGATAATTAGGAGAAAGTTGATTATTGATAATGACAGCATGTGGATTGTAGAGCATATGGATAGAACCGTCTTCATTTAAAAGTGGTTCGTGGTGATCTAAAACCAGCACTTCCGCGCCTTTAGCGATAATTCGTTCCATCTCTTCTTTATCGTAACTCGCGGAGTCTGGACAAATAATAAGATTGAAGTCTTGCTCATCAATCCAGTCAATCTTATCATCAAGACCGTGCTGTTTTCCTTCATGAACTGTAAAAGAGAGGTTTGCTTCGGGATACCATTGCTTGATATAGAGCCAAAGCATAGAAGAAGAAGTTACACCATCCGTATCCGAATCGACGACTATTAAAATCTTACTCCTCCTTTCTAAATGCTTATGGAGCATTTCAACCCCTTCTTTCACGTATTCAAGAAAAAAAGGGTCAAACTCGCATTCTTCTGTTGGATTTATATAATCATTTACATTCTCTACCCCTCGGTTTTCAAGAATTTCTTGAAGCGCGCGGGAAGGGTCGGTAGTAAAGTTTTTTCTTACCTTATAATTCACTTTATAATCACTCACCTAACTTTAATCTTTTTCTTATATAACTTTTCAAACACTTCTTGCCCTTTATCCACTGGGGCATCCTTTTTTTGGAGAAGATTTTGTTCGTCAAAAATATAATAAAAATCTACAAGATGTTTATACTTATTCGCCATTTTCAAAAGTTTCGCGCGATAACGTTTTCCTTCTTCACTATATGGTTTATCAAACTCTTTATCAAGAGCTAAAATAATTTCATTCACTCCAAGCTCTTTTACAAGAAGATTTACTTGAAATTTATTTAATGAAGAACCACAAACAGCAACTCCGATACTATCTTCTCCATAAAATCCATCATCAAGTAGGACTGACTTTTCAGCTTCATATACAATCGCGCGCCGATATTTACGAATTGCCTCTTCATGTTCATGAATACCATAAAGATTGAAACCCAATTGATGCGCGTAAGTAGTCTCACCAATCTTTATAGGACGATATTTTCCTAATTCAATATCTTCTTCATTTAGCGCGCGACCACGAATACCAATAAGTTTCCCGCGCAAATCATAATGAGGAATTATAATTTTATTTTGGATAGGAGAAAATAGAATGTTAAACTTATCCATTGATTTATCTGTTATCCCGTCTCTCTTCCAAAGAGGATGATGATAATGTGTAAAGACAGATAAAGGATAAATTGGATATTCTTCACAATAAATAATGTCTTGTGTTGGTTGAAATTTATCTAGAATACTTTCTTTTGGAACCTCTCGCGCGCGAAAAGATACGCTTCCAGAAATAAACTTCTTAATATATTCTTCTGCCTCTTCGTCCGACACTTCATAATGATTAAGAGCCATATATCTTTTATATAGCTCAAAAATTGTCATATTTTCTCCACACTCTGTATAACAGTGAAACATTTTATTTTCCTGATAATAATAGAGTTTCATACTTTCTGCTTCTTCAAGAGTGTTATGGCAAATTGTTGGACAAATAAGATAAGTAGAATATTTTTCTACTCGCGTACCAAGGCTAATAAGAAAGTTTTCTACTGCGTCCAATGTGAGTCCATTATAAATGTCTTTTTTCTCTAAAGACATATAATAGACTTCATCGTCAAAACCGAAGAAACCCTCAACCAAATTTTATTTCCTCCTCCCAATAAGTTGAAGAAGATACTTCAAACTCCTTGATTATTTTCCCAGACATTGTGGTAATATATAAATCATGCCTTTCACCAGTTCCAAGATTTATATAAGACCAAATACTTATATTTTTATATTGTCCTCTACGATTTTTATAAATATCAAATCTATGAGTTGGTTCATAGGGAAGCGGTGGTCTCCCAGCTTCTTTTAGATTTAAATTAAGAAAGTTTTTTTCTTTATCTTCCACTTTTACGACAATACATCCAGTATCGCACTTGTCCACAATACCTTTTGAACCGCGAATACAAGTTTCATTTTTAAAACCATCGCCATTCATCGCTTCTGCGTTGACCTGCGTCGCTGAAGAAATAAATAAATTATAATCCTTTGCTAAATCTTTTAATTGAGTAGAAAGCATTGTTAATGCGACGTCTTCTCTAATTTTTGAATCAGAAAATTGGTCTAATAGAGAAGGAGAGGTGAAAAGGTAATCATAAAATACGAATTTCACCTTTTCCAATGTTGCGTATTTTTTAATTGAAGAACTAACATTCATAAGATTCGGGTCGCTAATTTCATCAATAAAAAGATAATCTTTATATTTATTCATTATTTTCGCAGCGAAACGAACCCTCTCTAATTCCCCTTCCCAATAATTTCCTTTTAAAATATGACTCTCATTTACTCCAGAAAGATAAGCAAGAACCATTGTTTGAACTTCATCTTTTGCCAACTCTGTCGTAATAATCAGTGTTTTTCTTGGCTCACGCGCTTTACCTTCTTCTACACATTCACGTACAAAAGCCTGTTTTTCGTGAGACCAATAAGATGGAAAGCAAATCTTACAAGCGTCAAAAACCAATGTGCGCGATTTACCACTACCGCTACTGGATGACCGAAGATAATATTTACCCAATCGCGCGCCACTCATTGCAGTATTAAACATATTCCCACAAAGTTCTACACCAACTTCTGGTTGCTCTAGCAAACTGTCAATGAGTTTATCAATTCCCTTCGCGGCTTGAGAATCTTCTTTTTTACCATTTAAAAAATCTCTCTTAATTTTATTAAATTTTCCTTCAACATAATCAAGAATGTCTTCAACAGAAGCCTTATCAAAACGCTCTACTGTTTCATTTTCTTCTCTTACGCTTTCATAGTCCTCTTTATAATAAGGGGAAATATCGTACCCCTTCTTTTTCAGCTCTCGGAGAAGAGTGAGTTTCTTAAATTTTGTAAAATAGGTCTTGAAGTTTTCTTCTTTCGCTATTTCATAGCTTTCTTTTACAACTTCAAGACCCCTTTCTTGTTTATAAATTACATAAGAACCTTCATACCTTTGAGCGTCTTGGTCTACTTCTAATGGAGTAATTGTTCTCGTGCCTGTTTTATACAAATTTTGGATACTAATAAAAATAACTCGTGCTATTCTATTCGTTCCAAAGTCTTCACACACGATTTCATTATCTACTAAAAGTAAGGGATTTTTCATAAGACAACCCAAAATCTGCCTATTTAGAACTTTATCTGTTAGTTCCATTCCTCATCGTCTCCCAGAAAATCCATCGGATTTAGAAGCTCTGGCTTCTCATCAACCGGCTCCTTTGGTTTTACTGGGACATAAGTAATTTTCATTTCACTAATATCTTTTGCTTTTTGCTCTTCACTGGCCTTAATCTTTTTATAATAATTGTGCGCTTCACGTGCGTTTGCTTCATTTACAAGTCCCAGAGATTCAAACTTCTTGTTAAAACCCTTTACTTCAAATAGATAAGTACAGGTTTCAAGAATTACTTCATCAGTGAATCCCTTTTCATTTAAATGTTTCCTTTGTGAATAAATCTTTGGGCCGGGGGATTCAATTCGGAAAAGCTTACTTAACGCATGAAAAAATACTTCACGACGCTTTTTTTCTGCAAGGCACGGTTCGCAATAACGCTTAAAAGTAATTGACCCCGGACTGGCATATTCAATGAGGTCTTTACCATAAAAAAGTTGCTTACATTCAAAACATTTATACTTCTTATCTGGCTCCATAATCTATCCTCCCCTTTTCATTCGGTAAGATTAGTATAACATAAATTGGAAGTATTGTCAAATAAAAAAGAAGGCACTACTTATTGTAGTGCCTTGAAATCATCAAGAACCAATTCAATGAGGTCTTGCTGAGAAGGAAGCGCTTGGCTTAACTTAATTGGTTTACCAAAGTTTTTAGTAATAATCTCATTTAAGATATTTACTCTATATTGCTTCTCTTCTTCATCTTTCGCACCCGCAAGATAATTCGTCCAAAGTTCTTTCGCTTCATTCATAACTTCTAGGAAAGGACGTTTTACAACTTGCTCGCGCTCTTGATGCTCTACAACCGTTGCACCATCAAGAGTTTTTTGCTTTTCAATTGCTTCTCCAATAGCATCAACTAATTCTTGATACCCAAATTCAATTTTTGGAGCGAGATATTTCCATCTACTGCCAGCAAAAATCGTAGGAGTTTGGCGAGTATAAAGATAACGATGGGCTTTTCCATCTTTATCAAACTCTACACCAATAAACGAAATTAAATCGCAAATCGCATTAGCTACCGTATAGACGTTTTTACTAAGATCGGGTTCAACACTTGAAATCGGATTACCTTCTTCATCGGTATAAGAAGAAGCTTTTTCTTTACTGTGACAAATAAGAATGATACCGAAACCAAGCATTGTGATTTCACGCAAAGTTTCTTGAAGTTCCTTTGCTACCATCTTCCATCCTTGTCCGTAAGGAACGTCGCGGATACTATCTACGCCCTCACGAGAGCAAATATATTTTTCAACGAGGTCTGCGGCAATAGAGATTGTATCAAAGGTAATGGTATTATACATCTCTCGCGCGCGAGGGTCGCGCAATTGTTTAAGAACTTGTTTTACATCAGTCCACTTCATAATTGGAACAACGTTCAAGTTATCAATAGCGTTAGTACCAAGTTCCGTCGCGAGAATGAGATTTTTCTCAATCTGCGCGGCGAAACTGGTCTTCCCAACTTTGGGTTTCGAATATAGGAGGATGTACTTTCCGCTTAAATCTTTACTAATAACCGTTTTTTGAAGGTTGAAAATGTCAATTGCCATTTCTCATCCCTCCATTAAAAGTCTTCGTCAGTCCAATCTGTCACAGGCTTTGCTTGCTTCTTTGGAGCTTCTGCCTTCTTATCAGTCATCATTTGCTCCAGACGAGCCTTGCGAACATTCATCGCCTTACGAATGTCAGTTTCACTATAAGCCATATCATCCTCATATGGGTCATCGCAACCCTTCGTGATAATTAGCTCACGAGTAGTGACAGTAGTAGTCTCTGGAATTGCCTCGCCCCAAGAAGACTCACTATTCTTTGTAATTTCAGTAGAAGTTACCCGAATACGACCTTGAACTCGCACAGTTGTGTTAGTATTATAATTACGAGAAATATAATCAACACAATCAGGATGTTCTACGATAAAGTTGATAACATCCAGCTTACCACCATATTGAACGATTGCACCGCGAACCTTTAGACGGCCAGTTGGATTTTCATCCCTATCCATTTCTTCTTCAATATTCATAATATAAATTTCTTCATCAAAAGAAGCAACTTGCTTGGTATTACCACTATTGAAGAAAGAAGAACGAATTTGCCAACTGTCAATACGTTGACCGCTACGAGAAGAAACGAAGTTATTTTCTTCAAGTTGCGCGCCAGTGATACGAATATAATCTGCGTCTTCCGCGCCAACATTTTGGACAGTCTTCATCTTCTTCAACGCTTGAACATTCTCATACGCTGGATTGGTAGAACCGTCCTTCTTAAACTTCGGTGCGAAGAAGCTCACTGGAATTTCACTAACTTCTTCGTTCCCGCCATAAGTTTGAGTTACACGAACAACCAGATTACCACGCTCATACGGGCGACCGTCAGTCTTAGTCTTGCCCTCTACGAAACTCGTTTCAAGTAGCTTACCAATAATATTTACCTTATTTACTGCTTGTGTATTAATATCTTTACTCATTTCAATATTTCTCCTTTTTTTAAATGCTACTTGGGACAAACGGCCCCAAAATGGGGCCGTTTAATTAAGCTTCTGCTTCAGCTGCCTTCTTCGCAGCGCGCTTTGCGGCAGCTTCAGCCTTCTTTGCTTCCTCTTCAGCAATTGGGTCGTAAGCAAGACCATCTTCATTTAGCATGACATAGTGAACAGTCTTCATCTTCGCCTTACGGGTTTCAGTTGCGGGAGTTTCTTCAATCTCTTCCGCGCGGTCAACAATAAGATGCTTACGATTTAGGCCGTTAATACAACCATTTACAGTAGAAAGAGACACACCAGCCATTTCTGCTAGTTGAGCCTTCGTTAGTTCAGTACCAAAATTCTTCTTCATCACAGCTAGAACCATTTGAGAACCAATAGTCATTTTACATTCCTCCAAAATACATACATGAAAATATTTTTATTATCAAAGAAAGAAGAAGAACTTTCCCTCAATGACAGAACTATTATATTACATTTTATTTCTTTTGTCAAATAAAGAACTCTTTTCTGTCACCCAAGAGATTATTTTCCCTTGCCTTGTAAGATTATTATAAAATAATTCGCATCAAAAGTCAATCAACAGACTTAAATTTTTCTTCCGCAACTGTCCAGAACTTTTCCTTCGCATCAATTACTTCTTTTAGAGAAGGAATAACACTTTCTTGATAATTCTGCGCAGTTTTGCGCCAAACACGAATATTCGTGTCAAGTTGTTTTACAACAATTTGCGCGCCAAGGTATAGTTTAACATAATCAGCAATCGTTAAAGTAGTACCATTATCAAGCTTATCACGTAGAGCAATATAATCATCACGCATTTTTTGTCCTGACTCTCTATGTGCGGGGTCATCCATAGACTGTTCCGCAGTAAGTTCCATACTACGGGCAATTTGTTTAAATAATTCAATATATCCTTTATCCATTTTTATTACCTTCCTAATACCTTCACTTTTATATTCTTATCTTTTAGGTCAATTAGTTTATTTCCAGAAGTTGCTCTTCCTTGAACAGGAATATCGGTAGAAGAAAGAGAAACTATCGTATTATCAGTAAGAAGATTAAAGTTATTTTCTTCTTCTTTTACAAGATAAATCATATTTAGTTTTTCATCACTATCAAGTTTCTGCGCGATTACACCCTTAGCTGTACGATTGGTACAAGAGAATTCATCTAAAGAAGTAATTTTTCCTTTGCCTTTAGAAGAAAGAGTAAGAACACCTTTGTATTTTTGTGCATCATCAATATAACACGCCGACACAAGAGTTTCTCCATTTTCCAATTTCATCCCTTTTACGCCAATAGCCACGCGTCCCGTCGGCGCAATGTCTTCATGCGCGAAACGAACAATACACCCGCCAGATGAAGCAGTCATAATTTCTCCTTTATCGTTCGGCAGAAATAGACATTCAATAACTTCGTCACCCGGCTTCAGTTTAATTGCTTGCGTACCCTTTCGTGTACGAGTAAGATATTCGCCCATTAGAGTTTTCTTTATCATTCCTTGTTTAGTGAAGAAACAAAGATATTTATTGAAATCAAAATTCATTGTAGAGAAAACCTTTACAATTCTATCTTCTCCATCAATTCCAAGCTCATAAAGAGAAAAATCTTCATTCTCATTTAAATGAGATAGGGAAGTTGAATAAAGCTTGCCTGCTTGCGTAATTGCATAGATAGAAGAAAGATTTGTTGTATAGAGAGTATCAACGAGTTTCACATTCTTGGGAATGGGAAGAGTCTTTCCTTTTCTCCCCTTTTTCGCGCCAGAAATATCATTTTGCGCGACCATACGAATTGAATTATTGGAGAAAAGCATTATTGCTACATCTTTTTCTTCAACTTGTTCTTGTTCGTTTTCCTCTTCTTCAACGACATTTATAATTTTCGTTCTACGTTCATCGCCAAACTTATCCGCAACTTCGCGCAAAATCTTGATAAGTTCAGCATCTAGTTTTTGGGGATTCCCTAAAATGTCGTTTAGGCATTCAATTTTCTTTTTAGTTTCTGCCAGTTCATCGTTCAATTTAATCGCGTCAATCTTCGTTAGAGAAGAAAGCTTCATCGCGAGAATTGCCTTAGTTTGCTCTTCATTGAAATTAAAACGCGCGATTAGTTTTTCACTTGCTTCTGTTGGACTATCGCTCGCGCGAATGATACTTACTACCTCATCAATTGAAGCACAAGCAATAAGAAGTCCCTTTACGATATTCTCACGCGCGAGGGCTTTATCAAGGTCAAACTGAAGCTCACGACGCTTGCAAGTGCGAATGTGAGTGATATAGGCATCACACGCGCTTCTCCAATTAAAAACTTTTGGGAAACGTCCCATATCAAGCATAATCATATTTATAGAAAACCAATTTTCCAAAGAAGTATCTTTATAAAGCTTTTCAATCATTTTCTTCGGATTGGTTCCCTTTGTTAGATAAATACGAATATCCGCAGTTTTCTTTGTATGGTCTACTACCTTTTCAATTCCATAATTTTCATTTGCTTCCGTTTGCTCTTTTAGTTGCTCTATAATCGTATTTGTATACACGCCATACGGAAGTTCTGTAGCTTGTATCATATTTTGACTTGAAGAATATTCAAGCTTCGCACGCAAACGAATTGATTTTCCAAAACCATTACGAAGGCTTTCTTTTACTTCTTCTCCATTTAAAATTGTTCCACCTGTCGCAAAATCTGGAGCACAATAAATTTCATTAAAATCAACTTGCGGATTTTGAAGAATTGAAATAATCGCAAGATTTACTTCACGAAGGTTAAACTGAGGCACTGATGTCGCCATCGCGACAGCAATACCACTACAGCCATTTACAATATTCCAAAAACCAATAGATGGAAATACAGATGGAATTCGTTCCGTATCATCATAATTCCAATACCAATCAGCAATGGTATTCTTTTTTAGCCCTTTGAAAAAGTAATCTGATAATTCGCTACTTCTCATTTCTACATAACGAGAAGCAGAATGGTCATCCGGGGCACAAGGACTGCCATAAGCACCTTGTGCTTCTTCAAGAGGATAACGGTAAGCAAAAGGTTTTGCCGCGCGAATAAATGTATCATACATCGCCGCGTCACCATGAACATAAGACTGCGCCATGGCAGAAGCAACAGACTTTTGTGCTTTTTGAAACTTATCCTTATGGGTAAGCTTGTTGCTATATTGTGCGTAAAGTCCTTGACGTAAGCCTATCTTTAAATTATCTCTTACGTCAGGAATGGCTCTTTCTTGTGCAACAGACGCTCCGTAAACAAGAAAAGCGTTTTCAATAGATTTTTGAAAATCTGTTTCGTAAATCATTTCTTTCTCTCCTTTCTTATATTATAGCTTATTTTATTCTGATTGTCAATTAGTTATTGATTTTACTAAAATCAACATTTTCAAAGAGAAAGTCTCTACGCTTTTCTACTTCTGTTCCCATTAGCATTTCAATACTTTCTTTCACAAGCTCAACATCGTGAATAGTAAGAACTTCAAGACGTCTTTCTTTTTTATTCATCATAGAAAGTTCCATATCTTCAGCTGTCATCTCTCCAAGTCCCTTCATACGGCCTTGAGACCAGTCTGGATATTTCTTTTTTAGCTCTTTGAGTTCTTCATCATTATAAGCAAATATTCTTTTATTATTTTTAGTCAAGTGGTATAGTGGAGCGCGAAGCCAACAAAGTCTTCCTTCTTTGATAAAATCTGGCATCAAAACCCAGAATAGAGTAGAAATTAGGCACATAATATTGAATCCGTCTGAATCCGCGTCCACAGCTATCGCTACTTTACCATAATTTAACTTCTTTGAATTATATTTACTTTGAATACCACAACCAAGTGCCATAATAATATCGCTTACTTCTTGATTTTCAAGACATTCATCTAATGGGTGTTTCAACAAGTTTTTCACTTTACCACGGACAGCATAAAGAGCTTCTACACCAACGTCACGTGCAGGAAGAAGGCCCGCTAAGGCCGAGTTTCCTTCGCAAACAATTAGCATCGCTTCTTCGCCATGCTTTTCACAATCCTTGAACTTATCAGGAAGTTGGATTTTCTTTTTCTTATTTTCAGTTTCTTTCTTTTCATAAGAGAGAATCGCATTACGTGCTTTTTCCGCTGCTTCATCAGCACGTTGTTCTTTATCTAACAGTCCAATAATTTTATCAAAATCTTCCGGGTTCTTTTTTGCGAAATCTTTGATTGCTTCTGTGAATACAGTTTGTGTATATCCCTTACATTCATTATTTAGCAAACGATTTTTAACTTGATTTTGATATACAGGACGCGCAATACGCACATTTACAATATATACAAGTCCCCTTCTAATCATATCGCTATCAAATGTTTTTCCTGATAAATTATTTACTGTACGAGAAAATGCCGTTTTTGCGCCAGAAATCGGAGTACCGCCATCAATATTTAGCGCACCGTTGGAAAAAAGAAAACCTTTTTCTTTTCCTTTTGTCCATTGCGCGAAAACCTCTACCATTGTTTCATCAGGAAAAATCTTTTTTCCATAAATATAATTTTTATGGAGAGGGTTTTTTATTTGCTTTTCGGCAAAATCTTTTAGTCCATTTTTAGAAAGAAACGTTTCTGTTTTCCCATTATAATTTAGGACAAAAGAAACATTTGGGATAAAATAAGAAGTATTAATAAGTTCTTCTTTGACACGTTTATAGTCAAAACAAGACGTATCATCTGAAATCCCAAAAATCTCTTTGTCGGGGACAAAATGAACGCAAGTCCCTGTTTCTTTAGTTTTTTCTAAACATTCTGCTTTTTTACTTTGTGGAATACCATCTTTGAAAAGTAAATACCATTTTCCACCATCGCGTTTAGTAATTACTTCAAACTCTTTACAACAAACGCAAACGGCACTAGCTCCAATTCCAAAACAACCTCGTACACCACCTTTATAGGCTTCATTAGAAAACTTGCCAGAAGAGTGCGCACTTGTATAGATTTCAATCAGAACTTCTTCACAATCTTTATTTGATCCGCGCGGAGCACCAGCCCCAAAATCAGTACAACTTACTTCATTATCTTTCAAATCTATAATAATTTTATTTCCTCTGCCCATCATGGCTTCATCACAAGAATTATTTAGGATTTCAAGAAAAGCATTGAATACCGCATCAGTACCCGACGCGCCAAGGTACATCCCCGGAAGCGAACGGCACGCAGAGCGAAAATCTTTTACTTGAATTGAATTAGCATCATAACTCATTCAGTATTCCCTCCATTCTTTCTTTTAGGTTTTCATCAAATCTAATTCGGTATAAGAGAATATTATTTTTTTTACAATAATCATCTTTTATCAAATCTCTTTGATGAATCCCTTCATACGCATTTTCAAAAAATCCTTTCAAATTAGGATTGTAATGTTGTTCACCATCATATTCTACTAAACAAAAAAGTTTCCCCTCTTTATCTAAAATAGCAAAATCAAAATACAGCCTTCCTTTTTTATCAGAATTGCAATCTTTGAAATCATATTGATGAATATAGTTTATTTTTCGCTCATCTAAAAGGTTGGCTATTGCTATTTCTCCGTGAGAAGAAAAACAAAAACCACAAGTTTGTGTATCTCCACAACGGAGATAAACTCCTTGTTTTACGCAAGTTCTTCCGCACTTGCATTCACATTTATATAAACTACCTTTTCTCCCTCCATATTTTTCCATAAAGCCCGCAAACTCAATAACTTTTAGCTTCCCAAATGTTTTTCCAATTATATCATCTGTGCGGGACATATTTGCGTCTACTACTCTTTTATTCCTCAAACAATCACAACTTTTAGTTATTCCTAATTTGAGATTTTTCCCAGAAGCGATAAAATAACTTCCACAAAAACATTGACAAACATACATAACACGGGTGTCTCTATTATACCCACAAGGATATAATAATTTTATACCATTATATATTTGTCCTTTGAGGTTTTCTTTCTTTTTTTTCAAAGTAATTTCAGGAGGGAGATTTTCTGGGTTTAAATGATAAGTATGATGAACTCGTTTCCATAAGTAATCTTTCAATACCTTTTTATAGTCGTTATCTTGATACCATTGTTTTGCTTTTAGCTGGTCTTCCATTAACAAACATTTACATTTTCTAGTTCTTTGAGATTTTATTTGAGTAATAGTAAAACTTCTTATATTTCCACATAGCTTACATTTTCCATTCCATAATGCGTACCCTCGTTTATCAACTCCGGCTCGCTCAAAAATAAGAAATGTTCCTATTTCTTTTCCTAAACAATCTATTACATTATTTTCCATTTCTACCTCCTTTTCTCTTATTATATCGCAAAATAAAAAAGAAGTCAAGCATCACTTGACCAATTTTGAAAAACATCTCCTTCACGAAATAGCTTCCATTTCTTTACTGTGTCATCTTCAATTTCCATCAATATATAATCTCCAACCTCATAAGGTGTGTAATCCCCTTCTTCTATAATTACACTTACTACATAAGGCATAGGCTCGCCATTTTCATCAGCTCTACCAGTAAACAAGAAAATTGAAATGCTATACGCTATTTTACAATCTTTAGTTTCTTCATAATATGTATTACATAAATCTCTGACTACACCAATATAAAGACCATTAAATAACTTATTATTTTTCATTCAAATCTCCCATTCATCATAAGGCTTGAAAACAATTTTTTCGTTATTATAAAATTCTTCAAGATGGTCTGGCGCGAGCAGGTTCTCAAGAAAAACATAATTCTCTAAAGGAAGGTCTCTAATATTTTCTGAATAACCAACAAGATTCTCGCCAAAGATTTCCTGAAGCAGAGAACCGGCTTCATCAATTACAATTTTCTTGTCCCTAATTGCGCCAATCCTCTTTAACTCCAAATAATCTTCATAGCTAATAATCCTCTGAATAATATCTGAGTAACCTTCCATTTCAGCCATAATCCGCAGAACCTTTTTATTCTTTACAATAAGATAAGCTTTTTCTTTCCGAGCCAGAGCAAAACAGGCCATAGTCTTCCCACTACATCTTTCTCCATAAATATACTTCATTCTTCATCTTCCTTTCTAATCATTTCATAATGTCCAGTTCCAAGTTTTCTTCTTGTATGACATCCTCAAATCCATAGATTCCAAAAATATTCCTCCAGCATCTTCATCCCCTTTGACAAACTCACATACCGAGCGTCTCTCTTTGCTTCTACTTCTTTCCAATAGGCATCCATAATTTCAGGGTCACGCTTTCTGCGCGGTTTATTGCATTCGCCCGCGAGAGGGGTGTCAAAGTCATCAACTTCAACGGCATCTCGGAATAATTTAGACATTTCTTCCAAAGTAGAATGCCATTGTTCTTCTGTCATATTGACTGGATAACCAACATTAATTTCTCTAAGCTCATCCAGCATATTGGGAATTAGTTCAAGTAAGAAAGAATACATTTCACACACATCTAATCCACAATATCCCTTTGTCACACGCTCCCAAGCATGGTAAATATTATACCAGCATTGTCGGAAGAACCTCCAAGGATGAGTTAGATAATAACGCTTTGTATATGGAAAATAAGTTAATACATTCATATTCATCCTACTCGCGTGCCTCCAATTTGTTTTAAATACGCTTCCGCTTCTTTTTTATCTTTATATAAACGATAATCTGTATAGTTATCTTCATAATCTCGTTCAGGAAAAAACACTTCTGAAACGCCCATGTTATATTTTGGTATAATTTCGCGCACGCAAAATTTTCTTTCTCCAACAAGAAAAACGGAAATTACATTTTTATTAGGTTGGAATTTATTATAAGTATCTACTAAATACATCAGTTCTCCGTAAAACTAACTGCGTCAACCTTTACGCTAAATGCCTTTTCAAGCCAATTTTTAAATACATAAAGCGCTTCATCTACAACTACTTTCTGGTCGCGCACAGTATCTTTCATATCTGCAAGTTCAACAATTTCAATATCTTGATAACCAAGTTCATCGGCCTTTACTCGCATAGCTCGTTTATTCGTACAAAGGACAATTGCGTTCTGCTTTCTCGCGCGCTCAAAACACTTGGTCGTCTTTCCACTGCCACGTTTTCCCGCAATTTGATACATACTACTTCTCCTCCAGAAATTCTTGTCTTTCATCTACGTATAATTTTAGTCGCCAAAAAGGTTGAGGTGTATAATCCATATAATCTTTCATACATCCAACATTTAGAATATTTCCATAATTATCTCCGCGATTTTCGCGCGTCCGAATAAGTTCATTAGTCCATTGAGTAAGAAATTTGTCTTCTCGTGTTTTATGAACGTGTCCGCAAAAATGGTATGTTTTAGGATCATACGCACGCCGATAGAACATAATTGGATAGTGAGAACAAATTACAAGAGAACCATCATCTTCTTTTACCTCTTTGTAATCACAAACTTCTATAATTCCCGCACTTCGCTTTTGCTCTTTGCTAAAAGACTGGAAATCATGATTACCAAGAATTAGAATTTTATTACCAAGAAGAGCTTCCATATAACCAAGATAAACATCTTGACCGTTTTTTCTCATAGCAAAATCACCAAGAATATAAACGGTGTCTTCTGGTTTAACAACAGAATTCCAATTCCTAATAATTTTATCATTCATATCATCAATAGTTAGAAAAGGACGCCCGTCAAATTTAATTGCGTTCTCATGGCTAACCAAAATGAGTATCTGCGATATAGAAATTACTCATTTTCTTTGAAAACACCTCCTTTAAATTCTCCTAAAAATACTATCTGGCGCAGGAACAAAATCTGGTTGCCATTCGCGCGCGAAAACTTCAAAACCCGTAGTGTCTAAACCTTCAATAAGAGAATCTTCAAAATAATAAATTCTATTATTATTACAATACGGATACTTCTTTAAGAAAGAAGTGATTTCTTCAAAACGCGCTTGGTCTACGTATTCTTTTATAGAAATAGTAAGACCATCAATAGACTCTAATGAACCTCCGCGAAGAAGATAATAATGAAGTTCAAACGCATTTGTATATACGATTACTTTCTTAATATTCCAATAATTTTCTTTTAGATAGCTAGCAATCTGGTTTGGTTGAGAAAAAACAAAAGGTTCTCCACCCGTAAGAAAAATGTTTTCCGCGCGACGAAGTTCTTCTTTTGAAACTTGTGGAATCGTAGAAAGGTCATATTGTTTATTACAACAATGAGGGCAATTTCTGTAGCAAAGCGAAGTAGTCAGAAGGTGAATATTCCGCGCGGTTTCAGGTGTATAGTCATTCAGCATTTTCAATCCTCTTCTTTCGTGGCTTGGGTTTAATTGGAGGAGTTGCTTCTTCGCGCATTGCAAGAATTTGCTTATAAATTTCTTCATTTGGTTCTGTATTCCTTACATAATGCGCTCGGCATTCAGCCCACTCTGGCATTTCCAGACAATAACGGACAATAAATGCTTCCTTGCCATATTTGCGAATATCTTGATAAAGAGGATTTGTCTCGTAGTCTTGACGAGTAGGATTGAACGCCCGAGAGAACTGATGGCGCGCGGAAACGGTCGGATTTTTACTTTTATTCACAAAATAAGAGTTCGTTTCTTGATGATAAAGCACAAAAAACTCCATCTCACGCGAAAATTTACGCTGTTTCCCGCTCCCCATATTATTTTTCCTCCTTATTTTCATAATATTTACAAACATTAGCAAGAATAATTAGCCCATCACTAACTCCGCTAATATCATACAGATAAACCCCTCTTTTACAAGCCGGACATTGAAAAGCACAGAAATTATCATAATAAAAATATTTACAAGAATGACAATTTACTTGCTCTTCTTCAATTGTAATTTGATTAGGTAAGGAAGTTTTCCTCTTACAATTCGGACACTTATAATATTCTTCCCAATCTTTCTTATGAACTTCTGTATGACAATAAGGGCAAAGATACTTATACATTATTGTCATCCTCCCTATTAATTTGCTTCTTTACTCTTTTCTTTACTCTATCATAAAAAGCTTTTAGAATACGCTCTTCTTCTTCGGTAAATGGAATATATTCAGTTCTTTCTGAAATTTCATACGGCTGACCGTATTTGTCTATAATCTTCATCGCGGGAACAATTACTTCAATTCCACCCTTATACAGGACTTCGCGCCAATAACCGCGGTCTAGAGGAAGAGTTTCTTCACATTCAAAGATAAGCTTTCCAGTAAAATCTGTATCTCTAATCATTTTACTTCTCCTTTCGCAAGAAAACAATGAAAGTCCTCACAGCTTCCACAAAATTCCGCAGTCTCTTGATGCTCCAAATCTTTATGGTACAAGCAACCAATCGGCCCTCCTACTACATGTTTCTTGCCTAAAAAGAACTCCTTATGAATCGCATGGATACAAAAATCACAACACGGATCACATTCTTTACTACATAGAATCATTGCCCTTTCTCTCCTTTACTATAACTATTATATTTCAAAATAAAGAAAAAGTCAACCAATTGGTTGACTATTTTACAATCACAAGTTTTTGGGACGCGCGAGTCGCACTTGTATATAACCATCTATTATGGTATTCTTTATCTCCTAGCCACTCATCAAAGACAACTACTTTCTCAAATTGAGAACCTTGCGACTTGTGCGCGGTAATCGCATATCCATAATCAAATTCTAACGCACGTGGGATTTCTGGAAAAGCTCTCCAATTATCCTTATTAATAGTTGGCTCTTTATCTACAAAGAGCTTATAATCCATTTGGAGATAATCATAATAATTATCATCATCTAAAAAGAAATTGGCGTGCATAACCGTATGATATAGTGGATTTTTATTCCCTGTTTCAAATTCTACATAATCAATATTGCCAATCATCCCATTAATAAGAGGCTCTTCGTTATCACTTACAATATTCCAATGATTTTTTAGACAAATAACTTTATCTCCATTTTGTGGCTCTTCCGTATATCGTTCTCCAAAAATAAGCCTTCTCATATACTCGTTGAGCTTATGTCGTGTAATATTTTTCCCGCAAATAATTTGGTCTGCGCCAAGAAGCAATTCAGGCCCTATATCTTCCCTCTGAACCACACGACAAACTCCTTTGTAATTATAAGGAATATATTTTCCTTCTCTGACATCCATACTTAACCGAATAATCGGCGAGTCAAGAGCTTGTCTTACAATTTCAGATAGAAAAATATGTGGCTTATCAAGAATATGACTATTCCCACTCACAGGAGGAAGCTGTCCCGGATCTCCAAGAGCCAAGACGTGAATATTATGAGTAAGAAGAAGTTCCCACATATCATTTGGAAACATACTACATTCATCCAAGACAATAATCTTATAGTCTCCAATATAACGTTTTGGAACGAAATAATAGGTTCCATCTTCTCTTTGTTTTACTTGATAAAGAAGTCTATGCGCGGTCATCGCGCCGGGGCAACCCTTTTCGCGCATAACAAGGGAAGCTTTGCCAGTATAAGCAATATAAGCTACTTCTTCTTCTGGAATATCAAGCATGTGAATGATATATTTGATAAGAGTTGATTTTCCACTTCCGGTTTAGGCGTAGCCCGCAATCACAGTGTATTTTTCTTTACTGCGAAATCGGACTACAGCAATTTTCAAGCCTTCGCTTTGACCTTTTGTCAATTCCATAGGGCTTTACTTCCTCCTTTCTTCTCAATAACGAGCAGTAAATTCAAAACGTTTAGTAAGTGTCATCATTGGAGTAGGCGCAATTACCTTCTGCGTAATTTCTGAACCTTCTTCATACTCATAAGAACATTTAGAGCATTTATACCGATAAATAGGCGGGAGACTCGGAAGGCATAATACATTTACTTTCGCACCACATTCAGGACAAATATACTCAATCATTCCATCCCTCCAGAGAGTTAGAATCTCCACCTTCATTATAATAACCACATTCGCACAAGGAACCGCAATTATTACATTTCAAACTAATGTATCCCATGTCATAGCTTGAAATTGATACATTATGACTTCCACAATTTTTACAAATAATGATAAAATTATCTTCCATAATAAGAGCCTCCATCTTTATTTAGAAGATATTCTTCATTTTCACCACCAAGTGCGAGACAACACTGATTGAAGAAGTCAATACAATATTCCATATCAAAACCACCAAGACCAAAAACATCCAGTTTACCGCGAAGATATTCTGCTACATCCATCCAATTATCAGCCATGCAACCGAGCCAATCACAATCTCCGCAAGTTTCACAGTACGTTTCATCAAGAGACAGTTCTTCATCCGAAATATAAAGCCCTCCAAGATGGCTCTCATAAATATAAATCATACATTTTCTCCTTCTCCATGAATTAGCACAGGACAATTAATATTATGTGTAGAAAAATAATAAAGTAACCCCATAATATCTTCAGGATTGTTATAGATAGAAACTTCTTCTAAACTATCATTTTCTCCAATATAAACGGAGCCTTCCATATGAATAATTTCCGCAAGCGCGCGACCAAGATTTTGCGCCCACACCCATTCATCAGAAGGTGGGGCTACTTCATAATCAATCCATAATTTCATTTTTGTCCTCCCAAAGAATACAGCTATTTACGTATTCTCTTTCGCGCGCAAAGATAGGAATATCATAATCAATCTCCCAACTCTTTTCTCCCTTCACACAACAGCAACCTCGTTGCTCATCAAGCGAATAGTTTTCCCAAGGAAGATAGCCTCCATCAACAATCATTTGTTTGATTTCTTCACAAGATTTACCCTGAAGTTTATTATGAGAAAACAGATTTCGCGCGACCATTTGAACACTATTTCGCATAGCATCAAGCTGACGCCAATAGAGAGCATTACAAACTTCTTCTTTCGGCACATTAAAACAACGGCTATCAAACATTAGACCTTTTCGCGCGGACAAATGATGTACTTCATTTTCTCCCTCTAAGGGAGAAGTCATTGCTTCCGTAAAATAGGAAAAAGCACGATTAAACTCTAAAGTGGCCATAGATGCGGAAACAGAGCACATCTTTTGAACTTCATAGTCATACCAAGCTTGCGTATCAAGGTTAGTATAATCAGTTAGAACAAGAGTAATTTCATCACTCTGGCAATAACCAAGCTGACAACCTTGAATGTTCTCACAAAGAAACTTCATTGTGTTTTGCATCGCGCCACGAAAAATGCCATCAAAAGGCTTATCAAAACCGCGCGTGAAAGTATGCGCGGATTTACCATCAAGCCGAATAATTGCTGGGCATCGGCGCATTAGGCGAGTTTTTGGAACCGTTTCATAAAATTGTTTCATGCGATCGCCAAGACTATCCTTATTCATTACCAATCTGCCTCCAACCAATAAGTCCAACCTTCATCCATTGCTTCTTCAAGTTCATCACGAATTTCACAAAGTTGTGGAACAGTTTTATAATTACCCCAATAATCTCGGTGATGAGTAGCAACTTCAATTAGCTCTTCCATATTTTCTACGGAAGAGATACGCGCTTTTACGAAACTATCATAACCTTCATTATATTCTTTTACAAATTTCGGCTCTTCGATCAGTGGCCAAAATTTACGCGCATAGAAACGCTCTTCACTGATTTCATTAGGCGTTTTGATATTTTTCTTACGAATTATATATAAGTCCATCCCCATTATTCTTATCCCCTTTTACTAAAAACTTATCTGATAAAATGTCATCAATAGATAAATCATCTAATGCCCAATAAGGAACTCTTTTTATTGGAATTTTATTTCTAAAACAATAATCATTTTTCTTTTTATCTCTATTTTGACGTTCTGAAAAACTAATATCTTTCTCCCAAGAGCCAAGAGCTTCTTTATAATGTTGTTCACCATCAAATTCTATAATAAAATTATTATTTACGTAAAAATCAAATCTTAAATGATAGCCTGTTTTTTCATTTACACAATTGTCAAAACTTTTTTCTTTTTCATAAGGAATATGATTTTCATTTAAAAGTTTTATAATTTTTTCTTCTCCTTTTGAAACTAAACACCCACAAGAAAGAGTATGCTTTCTACGTAAAGAATTCAATTCTACTTCAACTTGTCTCCCACAAGAACATTGACATAACCACATAATTCCACCATTCTGACTTCTTTTTGAGGTTGGCTTTAAAGCTTTTAATCTACCAAAAGTTTGTCCTGTAATATTTACTGCTCGTGTATTTATTTTATGTAAACATCCACATGATAAAGTATTTCCATTTCTTAAGGATTGAGAATCAGTAGTAGTTTCTTTCCCGCATTCACAAATACATTTCCAATATACTTTATTTCCTTTTTCTTTAGTTTTATCCCAATCTTTCTCAATAACAGTAAGCTTGCTATTCGGAAATCCATGCTCTTTCATAATCCATCCTGTCATATCAATATAACGCCAATTTGAACACGTAAGACAACTTTTTGAATGATTTCTAATTCTTGTGCCAGAAATTATCATCATATTTCCACATTCGCAAATACAATCCCAAAAGTTTTCTTTTGAATTTGGATAAAATTTTTGTTTATATTCTTTATTTTCTTTTATAACAGTTATTTTACTGTCAGGCATTCCATGCTCTTTCATCACCCAACCCGTCATATCTATTCGCATGTTTATCACCTCTCTTTTATTTACATTATAACTCAATTTTCAAGCATTGTCAATCTTTTTCCATTCTTCTAAATCTGCATAGGCAGAAGCCCAATCTGAAGCAAAATAATTCCAAGAATGACAGATTTTTCCAAAAGCAAGAAATGTTCTCATTGCGAAGCGACCATAAGAACAAAAATACTCTCCGTATGAAGATTTCATGCTATGCGCTTTCTGAAATTCAATAATTTGTTCTTCGCTAATGTCATCTGTGAACGATACCCAAAAAATTGTTTGATATGGTTTTGAATGGCCTTCACAACTCATACAGGTTGTAAGACCTTTCTCATTGAAATATTCTACGAGAGGAAGGGCATGTGGCTCTATCATTGGAGAGCCTCCTTCGTTTTGATTGATTGTCTAATTTGTTTTACGGCATTTAGAAAACTATGGATTTCAATTTTTGGATTAGCTTGTTTGAAATCATGGATACCTTTCTTTATTTCTTCAGTTTGCGGAAAAATTAGATAAAAACTTCCTGTTTCTTCATCGCGCCGGATTTCAGGCATAATATGAGTGGTTGAAAGTAAATAAGCTCCAAGATTTAGAGAATAAATACGCTTTTCAGAAGTTTGCGTCATCCCAAATATCCTCCTTTTCCTTTTTCAAATCTTTATCTTGATAGAAAGAATATAAATTTTCTTTTTCTTGAACGATATAACCTGCTTTGATAAGTTCTTGGAAACCAGAGCGAACACTATTCTCGCTAATATTCCCATGTAATTTATCAATAACGTCCGCGACAGAGAAATCTTTTTTGAAACCCTCTACGTTTCCACTCAAATAATACCAAACAAGAATCGCGCTTTTTGATAATCTACTAACTTCTGCGAAGGTATCATTTTCTATTACTGTGAAAAGTTTATCTTTTCTTGGTTTTTGAATGTGGATAACCACAGTTTTTTGATTAGCATATCGCGCCATCTTCTCCTTACCTCCCCGAGCTTGCCCGGTAATCATATACTATTCTGTTATATTATTTTTCTTTATATTATTTATATTATTACTGTACCAAAACTTGGTATGAATTACGCAAAACGTGCGGAAATCAATACACTTTTTGATAGGATTACTTCAAGTTTTGAGTTCGCCACGCAAGTTTTGAGGTAATCCATATAAAAAGTGATAAATAGCTCCCTAATCAATAAACAAATATGATTTCCTCAAAACTTGCGCTTTTGCGAAAAAGTAAACTCACCTTCTCCTGTTTCTATAAGGTATCCCTTTTCGCGCAATTCTTGGAAGGCATTCTTTTCTCCGGTCATGCTTACTCCCGCGAGTTCACAGAACTTCTTTGGATAAAAAGTAAGTGTGCCGTATTTTTGAAGAGATAACCAAAGATAAAGTTTAAGAGCTGTACCATTTAGGTCATTCATTACTTTTTCCATAGTTTCTTTTCTAAAAGTAATGGTATTTTCATGATTTGGTTCTTCTGTGTAAATCTCAATTTCAAAAAGATATTTTGCCATAGTTATTCTCCTTGTAGTTCTAATAGCGCGAAGGGCCGAAACTCAAAAGTTCTTTCGCCATCAAAAACTAAAATGCCTTTTTCTGCTAGAGATTTTTTAGCGCTTTTATAAGATTGAATAGCAAATTTTACAGTATTTTGAATATCGCTTGGGCTCAAAGCAACTCTATCCATTCCCGAAAAAGCTTTTTCAAATAGGAAAGCAAATAGTTTGAACTCACTATAAGTAAGTACACTCATTGCTTTATGAAGAAGAACGGTAGGAAATTGAATTACATTATTATCCATTTGAAGTTCTTCAAACAATTCTAATGGAAAGTAAACAAATTGAGTATTCGCGGAGACGTAACCACCATCTTTTGTTTGATTATAACCACTTACATAACTTTTATAATAATCAACCCAATAGTCTTCCAGTTCATCAAGTTCTTCTGCCTTACATTGTTGTAAAACTTCAAAAGTAAAATCATCAACTCCATCACTTTCTTTGCGTGCGAGCGGATACCATGATTTATCTGATGTTTTGATAGCTTGTTTATGTTGTCTCCATCTTTCTTCAATATTCAAACTTTGACCAACATAAGATTTTCCGTTTTTAGTATTCGTAATTTTATAGATGCCAATCATTGATTTTCCCTCCAAATAAATTGATACTCTCTTTCCCCAACTTTTTTCAAAAAACCCTTTTCCCGCAATTCTTGAAATGCTTTTTTCTCTCCCGCCATACTCATTCCAGTCAGCTCGCAAAACTCACTCGGGAAGAAATGATTTTCTCTATAACTCATTGAATAGAAATACAGATAAAGCTTCAAAGCAGAACCATTTAGTTTCATTGCCTTTTTACTTTGTCTAACATCAAAAATAATTCTACCCATTTGATCTTGTCGGGTTCCTTCTACAATAATTTTATTGATATTCTTCATATAAATATCAGCCTCCTCATAAACAAAGTATATTACGTTATATAAAATGTTTCTACTTTCCGCTCACCATAACCCAAATCTTCTCACAATAAACCGCTCTCGGCTTACAAATTCCGCGCATCCAATCGTTCACTCTTTGTTTCCTTACTCCTAGCATTTTCGCAATATCAACTTGTCGCAAATTGTTCTCAACCATATACTTTTTTAGTTCGTCAATAATATTCATAATTCCTCCGTCAATGTTATTAGGACTTTCGTTCTAAAAAAATTATACCGCAAAATAAAGAAGCTGTCAATTAGACAGCTTCACAAAAATCTCACTCATCTTTTCGCGCAGTTCATACATTTCTTTCATGTAATCATCAAGCTTGTAAAATTTCAGTGCGCAGAACTCATCATTAAAAGTAATGCCATAAGTTCCCCAACCTCTATATTCTTGAGTTAGGTTAGGAGTCTCGTCAGTATTATATAGTTCCTCATACATCTTTGCAAGAATGACGAATTCATCAAAGGAAGAAATTAAGAACCAATTAAAAGGGAAATCAGGATTTAATTTACTTTCATAGAAGAAACTCTTATAAAGGAATGGATATTTTTTATAATATTCAAGTGTTTCTTTTGTTTTTTGCGCAACTTTTTCTTCTTGCTTTTGAACAGCTTTTGAAATAAATTCATCAATAGCTTTTTCATCAAACAACTTTTCATAAAGATTCATTCTACTTCTCTCCATTCAAATTTCGTAATCGGGACTGGTTCAACTTCGCGCGCGATTTGCTCCCAAAATTCATCTTCTTGAATTTCAGTAAGCGCGCGATTATAGTATACCGCAAAAGTGCTCGTAATTGCTGGGATAGTGAAAACTTTCATTACTGTATTAGTCCAACGACCTTCATCTACAATTACGCTATCAACGGCTTGAATACAACTATGGTCGTATTCTTCATAAATAAGCCAACGCACTTCATATTCATCTAACTTTTCTCCATTAGAAAGTTTACGAAGAAAAGTATCTGTATTTTCTTTAATCCAATCTATTCTTTCATTCATAGTCCAATAGCTCCATTCTGAATGACTTCAATATCAAAATAACGAGCAACATCTAGTGTCTTTTCGTCCTGATTATCTTCTCGGTTTTCTTTATAAACAATCTTCTTAATACCAGCACTACCAAGTGCGGAACAACAAGAAGGACAGCATAGTTCAGTCATAAACGCGGTTCCACCTTTCATTTCGTCTCCGCGCGCAAAAGTTAGACAAGCAACTGGCGCATGAGGAGAAGGAATATCTGGAGCAAGATTAATCTGCTTATTATAGCAAATAAAATTTCCATTTACAATAGCACAAATCTTTCGTTTCATATTGGTTTTCCTCCCAATTCTTTATGATTTATTATAGCGTAAGAAGCGTGAAAAGTCAATAAATAAAGTAAAAAATTTTTCCAAATATTGATGATAGAGAAGAAGAGAAAAAATAGGCTGGAATTGAAAATAGAGCGCTTCCAGATAACAAAAAAGAGGGGAAGCTTACGCTTCCCCATGGTCTTTTTGATATTCCTCTTTTAACCATTTCTTGAGTCTCCACGCGGGCAAATTTGGAGTGCTAACGCAAGACAACAATTCTTTGTAATTACACATTTTTAGTTTTTGAGAAAGCCATTCTTTTGTGTTTTCATCAGTAAGAAAAACAATCTCATTAGGACAAGTTTCTTCATTTTCCAAAAGTTTTATATTACCCCATGCGCTCACTCTAAAATCCCATGGGGTATTTAGAATCTTATCATCATGTTTATATTTTCCTGACCGAAAAATATGACGACATTCAAGAATTCCCGGAATAGAAAAATCTTGCCGATGCCCGTTAATGCATTTATGATAAATATTCAAACAGCAGTGCACTGGTTTATTATTATAATTCATTTTTCCCAAATCCTCGCTAAAGAGTAATTCAGTATCTTTCATTGTTCGGTTCTGGTTTAGTTGACTGATTGGCTGAATAAAAGAAATATAGTCACTATGCAAAAGACTTGCTTTTACAAATTGAACGGAGAGTTTATTTGCTCGTCCAAAAGGAGGATTACCAATCACGAGAGAATTTTCTAAATAAGGCAAAGAAATTTCTCTATAATCAGCTTGTATGATATTTTTTCCTTCAGGAGCAATATCATATGCTAAAGTGTTTGGAGGTAGATATTGAAGAAAAGCCCCTGCTCCCGCGCTGGGCTCAATAATTCTTGTCCAATTGTCTCCAATTATTTCAAAGGTTTTATCTACACAATATTTAGCAAGAGAACTTTCTGTATAATATTTATCAAGGGCAATTTTAGACATTTTTTTTCACATCCCGGCAAGATTATTTAAAATAGAAAAATCAGAAATTAGATATTTTTCTTGTAATTTTCTTTGATTGGTTTGAGAAAATGGAACCATAATACAGTCAGCTTCTTCTTTTTCTTTTCCATAAGAATGTTGTGCGGAGTAATTGAGATTCTCTTTAATTTCGTTAGACGGAACTAAATATAAATAAACTTCTCCAGTTTCACAATCATATCCTACAAAAAGAAATTTATCGCAATCAAAAGGATGACATTGATTAAAAGCAGTGCTTTTACAAGGCAAACGAATAGACTTGATTTCCCATTTCTCTCCATTCATTGTGATAACATCATGTCCTCTTCCATTATTTTTTATTAGATTAGGACATTTTTCACGAATATAAGATTCACTCCATTGCTCTCCAAATTGCTTGTTAGACATCGCTTTTAGATTCGCAAATGGGTTCAGTTCAAGCTTTCTTGCCATAAGCGCTTCAATTTTTTTATCAATTTCTATAAGTTCTTTTCTCTTCTCTTCAAAGGTCATTCTATCTCCTTCTTTCTATAATTATATTATAAAATAAAAAGGGGGAGAAGTCAAATATTGATTTCTCCCTCCGCAAGTTTATACTTTTTTGAAAAAGCTTCGGGCACGCAAGGATAGTATTCGCCTTGCGTTCCACGAATAATGTAAGCACCCTCTCCCGCGATCATTGTGCCTTCAAGGGTCTCAATAGCAAGACAAGGTACATCATTTATAATTTTCTTGGAGGCGCAATTTCCCGCAAAAGCGAAAATCTCCTCATAGTTTTCTCCAGTGAACTGGACTGCTTCAATTATACAAGGTTTAGTTTCATAAAACGGCAAAATAATCACCTCCGTAAATTATTTAGTCAAGATTGTCAGCAAGACGGCATACTTCGCTTCTTTCAGACTTGATTAGTTTGACTACGCTAAAAAGTTTTTCGCCTTTTAAACGTTCAATCATTTTTCTAATCCCACTATTTGTATCAAAAATAGGTCTGTCAGTTTGACGTAAATCGCCAGCCATAAAGAGCATTGACTCTTTTCCGATACGACCGATAAGAAGTTGAACTTGGTGTACAGTAAGGTTCTCGCACTCGTCGCAGAAAAGGATTGTCCTTTTGAAATCTCGGCCGCGTAGAAATCCAAGGTGCGTAGCTTCAATAATGCCTTGATTTATCATGTCTTCAAAAGCGTATTGACCTACATGGTCTATTACTGGAGAAAGCATCCACGAAATTTTATCCCACTCATCACCGGGGAGTGCTCCTAATGGAATTGTATCCCGCAATTCTGTATTATTACGGACAAAAACAATTTTATCCATTTTACCTTTTTGAACCATATCTAGTGCGTGCGTCAACATTAGAGAAGTTTTCCCACTGCCAAAATTACCAAGGGCAAGTTTGATAGGAATGTCATCATTTTGAAGCATATCAAATAGAAGTTTTTGTTCTGTATTTAAAGGCTTCCATTTTTGCCCTACGGCAGATGTAATAGGTTTATAGTTCAAATGTTGATACTCTTCTCCATTCCATTTCAAAATATCCCTGACTTCGGTATCTTGGTAAAGAATACAATATTCGTTCGTTTTCGCGCCAAGAATATTCATTTTGGGGTCAGTATAAAGCATAGAGAACTCTTGCTCTGATGGATAATATTTATTCCAACCAGAATATGGCTCTTCCTGCTTTTCTTCTGCGAAAAAAGTATGAACTTCCAATCCTGCTTCGCGCGCAAAAATACTCATATTAACGTCTGCTGTCCAAAAGACAATACGATTCTTCTTCGCGATAAGCGTTGCTTCCGCAAGAATACGTCCGTCCATATTATCAGGGAAATAATGTTTCTTTCTTGCTTTCTCAATCTTTTTTTCGTCATAAGAATCACAAAAGAAAGCCGTTGGATTCGCTAACATAAAGCGCGCGACTTTTCGCGCGCGTGCTTTAATCTCTTCATTCTTATTCGCGCTTGTTTTTATTGCTTCCAGTTCGGACAGGCAAAAATGACTTACATAATTGTGACCTATATTGAAAAAAGTTTCAATATTTTCAATGGCGAGTAGAGCAGACGTGTCATAAAAATCAATAACCATTATACCACCTCTGGAACATCTTTACCTATAATATAATCAATAATTCCCGCATTTTTTGCTTCTTCTGCGGTGAAATACCATTGTTTACGAATATGGGTTAGATAGTCTTCCTTTGTAATTGAAGTATGAGAGAGTACATAATCTTGAATCATCTCATCAATATGATCGTAAAATAGAATCAAGTCCTTTACGCTCCCGCTTTCTCCCGACGCTCCTGTTTCTCCTGCGTGGAGAAGAAAGAAGGTATAGGGATAAGCATACTTCTTTACATTTGGATTATCTCTTCCAGCGATGGTGATATAAAATCCCATAGAAAGAGCATAATTTGGAACAATGATATTTAGCTTTTTCTTATAGTTGTCAATAATATTACAGACTGATAAACCAGCTAAAGTGCTTCCGCCCGGAGTCGCGAGAATAAGAGTGACGGGTTCTTCACTATCATCTTTTTCAAACTCTAGTAAGGGCATCATAAGGCTTTCAACAATATCCGTATCAACTTCTTCGTTAAAAACAATCGTTCTACGCTGAAGTAGATTGTGGAAATATTGATATGCTTGAATATCAAGCTGTGAATAAGAAATGACATCTTGTAGAAAATCTAATCCTTCGTTCGTTCTCATTTATCCTCCTTATGACCGCGCGCCGAGAATTTTACTCAACGTACAATCATCTATACTAATATCATTGTCTCGGAAACTTTTGATAACCGGGTGTCGCATAGAGAATGAGGTTCCATTTTTATCTTGTGAAACCATCATTGCGGAAATCTTTACCGGACGTAGATACCAGTTAGTTTCAAAATTATTTTTTAAGTCTTCTTTCATTTCTTCTGTCAGGCCAGCGACCCGGCAGATTTCATAAAAGTTATGGTTTTCGTCATATACAGAGCAGATGATTGCTCCGGGCCAGTCATTAAACCAGCCTTTTGAAATTGGTTCAAGGTTTTGAACTCCATCGCGATACTCTGTATAATAATTACCGTAAAGTTTCTCACCGGTTTTTACATTAAGCCAATAAACCCACGAAGTTACGTCTTTCCCACTATAGGCGCGCACTGCGGGTTCAACGCCAGTGATGAAAACATCAGCTTCTTCCGCGAGAGTTTGTTTTACTTTCATTGTATCCCATGCGCTTGGGCCTCTTTTGCCCGGCACATATGGGACTCCTTCACGATAAAGGACAGCACCTTCTCCACCTTTTTGCCAAATTTTTGAAACTTCATCAAAGAAAGTTTCACAATCGGCGGAAAAATACTTTACTCCATGGACAAGTGGATTATTAATTTGTTTAATTGCTTTTTCAATATAGGTTGAGCGCACTTCAATTCCATCATCCATTAAACATTCTCCTTCATAATAGAGAACATCAAAAATGCGCCAGTGGAGGGGGATATTAAAGAACTCATTCTGTTCAATATCCCGCTTATCTTTCGCGGTAAACTTGATAGTTTTACGAGCTTCCTCATAAAACTTCGCGCTTTGAATACATTTTGATTTTAGAGATTTCGCGCGCAAACAACTTCCAACATTCTTATCAATTCCACCCGGAATATAAATTTCTCCAAGTAGAACCGTAGTATCAGAAAAGGCATTTACAACATCTTCCCACCAAAATACATTATCTTGAACTTCACCATAAGTTCCCGTAGTCTTACTAATGCCACGAGTTTGAAGCGCACTATGAGAAGGAGTGATGACCGCACGAGACCAGTTGCCATCAGTTTTTTGACTCCATACATAATTATTCGTAAGAAGCCTATTCTCAATTTTCTCGCGTTGTTCTTGCGGAGAAAGCCCAGAAGGAAGACTCCAATATCTCATAGGTTCCATTTCAAATAGCATATTATCAGTCATTTTCTCCTCCTAGTTTAAGACACTTACATCCACCACTAAGATTTACCATAATTTCAATAAAATCATTCTTTGCTTCTCGTTCATTCTCATAAAAAGCAAACGTAAAGTGTTCGTAGCTTGCGTTATTTACAAGAATAGAACAGCCGTCAAGGTAGATAGTAGCAACTTGCTCTGTATTTATAATAGCATCTCTGTTTCTTGATACAATATACATTAGAAATCTCCTTTCTTCTTATCTATTATATCAGAAATTAAACTTTAGGTCAAAGTTTTAACATAGGTTTGAATTTTCTCGCGCAAAGCGTTCAAGTCTCCTGTGTTGAAAATATAATTGTCAAACTCATATCCATCAAGCGCAGTTTCACTTGGATGTGCGAGCTGTTCTTTTGTTGCTTCTTCTGGAACAAAATCAACTCTGTCTATGCGAAGAGAAAAGGCATTCTGAATGCCAAACATCATCTTCATCTTTGTAATTTCATTAGGAAATCGTGTATCTGGAATTAGAACATAATTCCATTGGTCGTGCGCGACAAGGAGAAACTTTGCTACTATATCAATCCAAAAATCAGGTTGGCGCGCGCGAATAAGGTCTGTTCCTACGGTTTGAAGAAGTTTCCTTCCTTCTTCATCCTTTTCCCCATTCCATCCGAAATATTGTTTTAAAACAAACTTTAAATAATCGGCGTAATGAATAATTAAAACGCGTTTGTCTATGCGCTCTAATTCTTCTTTAATAAATTGCGCGCAAGTGTCTTTGCCATGGCGCATTTTACCACTAATCATTATAATCTTCATTATTTAGCTCCATAAATTTTGCGGTTACTAAAATATCCGCGAACTCTTGTTCGTCAATGTTATTAAAGCTACTTACAAATTCATTTAACTTTTTTGGCAATTCTGCTTCATCATTATAGCGATCAAACAAAAAATCAATTGTTCGCTTAATTCTTTCCTTTCTATCTACCCCTATGTTAGGAAAAAGTTCTCGCAATTTAATCACTCCTCTTTTTGGAGGGCGCGAAAAAGTGCTTCAACTTGTTCCCGAGTGGTTAGCTCTATTTTACGGATACCAATAGGTTCACTCCACTCATCCTTGTCTGGATAATCAACAATATAATATTGTTCTTTATTGCCGTTTTTCCACGTTTTTCGCGCGCACCAGATTTTATCGGTTCGCTTACTTACCATTGCGGTGATAATATATTCATCAGTTTCTTCTGTTTCAATTCGTCCGAAACCACCGGTCAGGCGATAAACAAAATTAGAATAAGTCTTTCTATCTACTCCATAAATTTCATCTAAAAACAATTTTCCCACTCCTTGCGTCTCGCGCCATTTCTTGTGCGTCTTTATCGCAGAGATTATTATAAAAATTATCTGCGTGTCCTTTTACTTTCTCAAAAAAATAATTTACGTCTTGAAAGAATGGAATTAGTTCCCACCAAAGCTCGCGATTAGCAACGTCGTCTCCTTTAGAATTTACCCAACCATTCTTCATCCAATTCTTATACCAACCTTGTAGATAACAATTGATTAAGTAAGCGCTGTCACTAAATACTTTTACACGCTCTGTATGCTGACGCAAAATTTTTGCTCGCTTTAATCCTTCTGCGCAAGCAATTAATTCTGCGCGCTGATTAGTTGCGCCCTTGAGAATTTGGCCTTTATCGTGTGCGATTATATTGCTATCTTTTACAAGGTAATATGCCCAACCTCCATAATTTACGTAGGAGTTGGCAATAGAGGGAACACAAGAACCATCAGTGTAAAGTTCATATTCTTCTATATTATAATTTCTCATACTTTCCTCCTTCTTTAAAAGAAGTATAGCACGAAAAATATAAAAAGTCAAGGGAGTTATTCTCCCTTGACTTCTCCATATAGAATTGTATAAAATTTTTGTAGAGCATCTTTTAGATAGCGAAAAATCATAGAGACGATTATACCACTCATCGCTGTAATGCTAATGCCTTCAAGCGCGCCATCTTCAATAGTCACTCCTAGCGCAGAAACCATATCTGGTAGTAAAGAAATAATACAAGTAATAGCGAAGCAACCGAGAAGGACAATTAGACCACGAATAAGACCTTGAACAAGTTTTTCTTTAGAGAACTCTTCTTTTGCTCCGGCGATATTGGAATAAATTCCAAGAATAACATTTGCGCCGAAACTGCCAATATACATTGCCATTAGGATGCCAATTAGTTTAAAATTAGACACTAAAGTTTCAAACATTTTTACTCATCTCCTATTCTTTTTTCTGGTAAGTTCATAACTTCTTTTTTATAGCTATCCGCAACACCATTCTCTCCAAGGGCGTGATACGCATTATATGCTTCTTGGAACTCTATCTTCTCTTCAGTAGTACACCAACCTCTATTTACTAATTCATAGCGGATTCCGCGTAATGTGTATAAAAGAGATTTTTGTAATCCAATTTTAATTGTGTTTAAATCTTTGTTTATATCATCAAGCTTTAATAGTTTACCATCTACACTTTGTACTGAAGAAGTTAAAGAAGTTAGTTGTTGAATAAATTCTAAATCTTGCTTATGGAGTCCTTTATTTTCTTTTTGTAACTCCTCATACTGGGTAATTAGTTTGTCTATTTTTTCTCTTCTCCGACGGTTATTATAGAGAAAATCAAAAAATTTTTGGATATACCCAACACCCTTTTCTGCGTTGTCTAAATTTCCCATCGGTACGTTCCCTCCTTGGGAATTTCTCCCAAGAAATTGTGTTATTCTAAAACGTTTTTAGTTATTTTCTTCTCTTGTGATGTAATTATTTTTTACACAATAGTCAAACCTACGGTCAAGTTCTTTACAAAGAACTTCACAATCGGTCTTATTTTTGAAGAACATAAGAATAAAAGAAGGAATACTTCCTTTCCTAAACCAAGCGTTATATTGCGCGCCGACGTAATGGTAAAAGTCGCGCGGATAAAGGCCAAAAAGTTCATACATGACATCAAAATAAGAATGGCCGTTGAACGAAATATATTTATAAAATTTTTCGGTCATTTTTACGCTAAATGTTCCATCAAGATTGTCAAATGCCATAAAATACATTAGCAGAACTCCTTTACAAAATCTTGGTAACTTATTTCATCCTTTTCCGTCCAAGCAAAATCTATTGGCGCGGCAGGCAAGGCGCAAGGCGCAGGCCCATTATATGAAGAATAGGTTCTTTCTTCTGCCTTCTGTTTAAGATAGCGTGATACTGTGCTCGCAGAAATTCCCATTTCGCGCGCGACTGCGGAGTAAGTTCCAAGCTCGGCGTAAAGAAGTTTCATCTGTTCCACTTGTTCGGGAGTAATTTTCTTTGCCATTTAATTCCCTTCTTTCTAATGATAGTATATCAAAAATTTTTTTATCAGTCAAGCATAGAATCAAGAGAATTGATAATATCAAAGAAACTGCCGAGAAATTGAACTTGAATACGAAGATTTTCTATTTCCTCATTCCTTACATGAGTCCATCTTGCTTTTCCTATAATAGGACTATCTGTTTCTGTAATCTTCTTCAAATAACTATATGGATTTCTTATTCCTCCCGTAATAGTGGCTTTCGCACCAGCATCAGAAACGTTTGCCAAACCTTTTTGTAATTGATTATAGATAATTTCTAAAACATAAGAAGCAGGAACGAATAACTTGTTTACTCTAAATAAATGAAGAACGTTTAGAGAAGTTGAATTAGCCAACATTCCGCTTGCTATTTCGCGCGCCATAGTTATACCGTCACTAAAAAGAGTCATCGCAATAAAAATGCTTAAATAACCTTCCAGAGAGGATTTATATTCTCTTCCTACTGCTTTAGGCACACTATTCATAATCGCGAATTCTATAAGACGGGTATCCTGTGGTGCGAACCCAAGTCCTGATAAACTTTGAAGATAAGTCATAAAAGGTGCTAAAGTCCAAGAGCCACCTTTAAAAGATTTTCCCCATTCAGTACCAAGGGAAGAATAGTCTTTTATATTATTATGAAGGACAAAGCTTTTCTGAAGGTCGTGTAAACCTTTACTTGAATTATCAAGCTGTTTTCTCATTTCACTATACTTCTTTTGTATTTCTAGATTTTGTTTGACAAACATATCGTGAGGAGCATATAGGCTTTGACTTAAAACTTCTTCTAAAGCCTCATTTATAAGGGAAGAACGCTCATCATCTACACTAACCTCTACTAAAACGTCAGTTGCAGTACCGGTTTTACCAGTATGATAAGCGGAAGATTTCGCGCCGAGTAAACTTCCCAAGGCATCAAAAACTTCTGTTGTTAGAACTTCTTCAGAAATGCCTTTTTTAGTTAGTATGGTAACTCTTTGAGAAAAATCTCTCATTGAACTCAATTTATCTCTCATTCTTTGTGGGACTCCATCTAAAAAAGTTTCTATTGCGTTCGATTCTTGTTTTGAAACGCCTACCCCTTGGTCTCCTGCTGGGTCTGTCGTAAAACCTAAATTTCTAAAGAATTGCTTACGTTTTTTATCATACTCTTGTATTTTTTGAAAATCTTTTTTATTACTATAAGCTTTTTTCAAATTCTCTATCATGGAAGCGAATTCTCTATTTTTCATAAAGTCTCCATAACCAAATTCTTCCATTCCCTTAACGGCTTCCATTGCCGATATACCAAGGTTAAGGACAGTCGTAAATAGAGCTTCATTACTCATAGAAGTAATATTTGCGCCTATGTTTTTATAAATTGCGTTTACCACTAACTTGTAAATTTTCATGTTTTTCGCGTTCATCGTACCTCCGCGACCAGCAAGCATATTCAATAAAGGCATCGCGTTTTCTTGATAATTTTGAGTGAAACTTCTGGCATAACCGGGCAAATCAGACTTCTCTACTTTCCTCGCCATTGCTTCTGCGCGTGCATCTTTTTGTTTTTTTGCTGTCATTTCATGGTCTATAATTTGTCGTAGATTATCTACTCCTAAAATAGCTTTATTGATTTCAAGTAATAGTTTTTCTCCATCTTGAATATAATTAGACTGGTCTATAAGTGGAAGCTCTTTTTTATGAAAAAGAATAAAGTTATTTTCTTTCGCGCGCTCATTTAACATTGCTTGATAAAGGAAATCAGTTGCCCCTTTAATTTGTTGTTCTACTTCTTCTTTATTTTGCTCTCCCATTAAATTGACTTTATCGTGTGCGACTTGATAAAGAGCTTTATCATATGTGGCAAGACTGTTAAAGTAAACATACCTTCCTGCTGTTGCTGGTCTCCACCAACGAGAACCTTCAAACTGCTTATAAATCGTCTTTTCTTTTGGGAGTGGAATTGAACTCCAATACATTTTTTCACCTCCTAAAAAGAAAAGGAAGGCATTTAGCCTTCCTCAAAAATTACTTTTATATCATATTTCAAAATATCCTTTGTTGGGATATGAACGGTAATATATTCTTTTCCTTCATAGTTCTTTTTTACCCAAGATGCTTCACCTCAATGCCTTCAAAAGCTGGAGCATTTAGCATTTCCTTCATCATTTCTACACCAGTTTTGCCAGTAAGAATGCCTTTGAAAAGAATTGGAGAGCAACCGCTTACGAAGCTTACGTTCTCACTTGCTTGTTCGGGGAAGGTAGCGTGTTGCGCGTTTACATTCCAATAAACAAGTTTTGGCATTTGATAGCCTGATACTTCCCAAATAAGACGCATCTTCTCCATTACAGAACAAAGCGCAGTTTCACTCATACGATTTACAGACATTCTGTCAAATTGCATGTCCGAAATAACAACAATTTGCTCTGGCATATCTTCCTGCGTCAAATGATACTTCTTCGCAACACCGAGAATGTACATGAAAGTTTTCTCAATATCAGTATTTTCGCAAAGATTTGCCCCTTCAATATTAAAAACTTTTTCACAAAAATCTTCTCCTTCAATTTTTACGAGTTGTGGCTTTGAAGAGAAGGAGATATAATGACCTTGAAATGGGCCTTTCGCCTTGTCCGCACAATATAATCCAAGAGAAGTTGCTACTTCAAGTGGGCGTCCAATCATAGAACCAGACGTATCAATTACACAAAGAGCATTTAGAGAAGCACCTTTGAAATAATCGGTAAGATTCTCCCAATACTTGTTAAGAGTTTCACGTTCACCGGGTTCTCCAATGAAATCATACTTGTGAGTGAACCAGTCATAATTCCAATGTCCGCTTGCTTGATGAACGACTTCATAAGGATAAAGAACAGAAGCTTTTACCTTTGTATCTTTATCGTTGATGAAATCAATATAACGCTCCTTGGTTTCTTCGCGGCGAAGGAAACAATCGCGGTAATTGAATCCAGCCTTGGAGGGTACGGTCGCAAAATCAATTTCGTCCCACTTATTTGCGGACATTTGGGTTTCAATGAGGTTGATTTTCGCACGAATTGAGACAAGAAGTTTGCGATATTCTTTTTCAGTAATTCTCCACGCCTTATAGAAACGCTTTGCGAGTTGTTTTGTAGCGAGAGAAGAAGTTGATGGTGAGGGCATCCACTTTCCGAGAAGGCTTGGATGCGTTTCATTGCTGTCAAACATAAGCTGTTGGCCTACAAAATTCAACATATCCTTTTCAAGCGGAGTATCAAAAAGGACAAACAAGTCGTCCCACCTGCCCAGAATAGGCACATAATTCATAACGCTTTTCGCAGTTTCAGGATAATTTTCTGCAAGCCACTCATAACAAATACGGAAGAATCGGCGTTCACCTTGTCCTTCCCTCGGCGCGCGGAGATAGAAAAGACAACGTAGTGCATAGGTAGGGTCATCCATTAGCGCGCGACGAAAAGTTTCAACAATTACTTCTTCTTTCTCTTGGCGCATAGCACCGCCCTTACCAAACATATCAAGTACATTGCTACCAGTTGTAGTATAAGCCATATCGCCGTTGGCAGTCTGAGTAATTTGTTCCATTTTTTCAATTAGTTTATTCATTCCTTTTACCTCATTTCAAGTTTCATTTTAAAAAGTGCTGTTAGAAACTTATAAAAAAAAACAAGGCGCGTTATGTTTTGTTTGCTATCAAAAACTTACAAATTGCTGTGCGCGCCTTTAAAACGAGACACCATATTACTCTCATCCTAAAAAGAAGTTTGCTGTTGATGTCTCAAAGAAACAAGACGGAATTTCAAATATAAAGACAATATATATATTATATGTAATATTGCTGTAAATCCGTCTTTAGATGGTTGCGGACGTAAGACTTGAACTTACACCATAGGCTTATGAAACCTATGTGCTACCATTACACTAACCCGCATTAAATTGTTTCAAATTTATCAAACATTTGTTGGTATTGCTTAATATGATTATGAGTAACTTTTCCCATTAGAGTTTCAGTTTCATCCTCTTCTACAATGTAGATACGAGCGTAATCAGTTGTAAATGCTTCACGTCCGCGAGGATGAGTTAGACTTTTCGCGGTCTTTTCAATGTCCTTAATGTCAAGAGTATTTAGTTCAATACGTCCATCTGAACCTACTACAACAAAAACAGGAAGCCCGTTTCTAATCAATGGCTTTACATTGCTCATTTTCCCAGTCCACTTTACGAAATATTCTTCGTGCATATCAGAGATAATCAAATGAGTTTTTAGATTTACAATCGCCATTTTATTCTCCTTTCAACCGCGCGAAAAAATTAGCAACATCTTCATTCATTTCTCGTTGAGTTGTGTTTCCTTTGCATGGGGCCGGTTTAGGCTTGTGATTAGGATTATGCTCTCGCCAACATTTCAAAAAATGCTTCGTAAGTATTTCTTCAGTAGCAAAAGCACTTCTACAAGTAGGGCAAATAAACATATTGTAATTCCTTTCTAAAAGAAATGGTTTTTCCGCGGACGGCTAACCATAAACCGTAGGCTAATGCGCCCATCCCACTACTAGTTCCGGAGAGTAGTTCCCCGGCCATCTTACTTCTATTCTACGTTATCGTTCAGCAGAAAGCCCAAGATGGCACAACAACAAATCTTACGCTCGTTCATATGCCCGCGAGATGAGCACCGTGAATGTTGGACTTGCACCAACATTTCTGCTTCAATAGCGTGCTACTTTACACTAATTCTCCTTGGAAAGTATATCCATCATTACTTCATCAGTAATGATAAGTTCAGGATAACTTTCAATTCCTCTATCAAGAAGTTCAAGGTCAGTCCATTGAAGGTTCTTCATTATAAACTTCCTCCCAGTCAGGTGCGGAAATGGTAATGCTTTCAATAAGTCCATTTTCTGTAATCCAGCTATAAACTTTAGAGAAGCATTCTACTTCATTTGAGCCAGCAACATAGCCTTCTTTAGTAAACTTATTTTCTCCTTTGAAAAAAGAAGTTTTATATTCACAAATCATTTCCGTTCCCTCCTTACAATAATATTATACTGTAATTTTCAGAAAAAGTCAAGTATAAAGGACAGCAATTCCAATAACGAACATTACAGTAAAGAAGATGTATTGCGCGAGGCCGAGCTTGCGGTCAAAGGCTTTCGCCGCGGAAACATACTGGTTCATACCGTATACAGCAACACAAAATAGACCAATCATAGTAAAGAGACGAACAAAATTCATTTACTTATCCTCCCAAATTGCGGTAAATAATTCTTCAATATCAGAAACATAATAAGGGTATGAGAATGAACCATCGGGTTGCTGAATGCGGATACCTTCTTCACCATCACGAATCATTCCAATAACAACATCTCCTGCCTTGATATGGAAGATTTCTTTACTATATGGTTGTTGAAAACCACAATCTTCAAGACATTTTAGTTTCAGTTTCATCCATAAACTCCTTCCAAACTTCAGGATAACAATCGCACAAAAAATCTTTTAGTTGTAGATATTTTAGAAGAAGTTTGTCATATGACATATTTGCACGGTAAGAAGCTCTGCGTTTACGTTCTTCTTCTTCCTTTTTCTTTGCTTGACGCTCTTCTTCCTCTGCTCGGCGTGCCTTTTCTTCTTCTATTTTGGCGGCATATTCATCAAGAATCCTTTTGGATTCAGCATCGCAAACCCATCTTTCTTCTACTACTCTTGCCATTACTTCTCTCCCCTTTCTTTATAAATATTATAACAGGATTTGAAGTAAAAGTCAAAGAAAAAACTTCGCGTCTCACACTCGCGAAGTTTTTTCTTCTCTCTTTTCTGTTTTCCTCAATTCTCAAGCTTTTCATAATGGAGGTGAAATCATTCCCCATAAAGGGGGTGGAACCGAAAGAGGGACTTTAACCCACAGCCTATTGCTTACAAGCGATTGCTCCACCGTTGAGCTATTTCGGCACAAAGGCGCGATAAGTAGTATTTCGCTCTTCCTCGCGCGAGAAGAGTAGTCTAAATAACTCGCTCCACTTTGGCTTGTCTTTGGAACCCCTTTGGGTAAGGAAAGAGGATAACCTTATAATTGTTCTGTTTTTATACCAATTTAGAACATTTGCCTAGCGTTTCAGATACTTTTTAGAGTAATAAATTACCCATTCACGCATAGTCCGTTAGTATCATGGGCTATAGGGCTCAATTCAAGTGGCTGGATTCACATTTCATATCCCCTACCCTTGAAAGGATGTTTCTTCATTTTTATCCCGCATGACACATCTTGCGGTGCACCGGCTTTTTCCGTCTGTCATATTGTTTTTAGACGTAAACAGTAAACGTCCCACAGGTTGTCGCCCATTTACGGAAACTTGGCTTACCCTTTATGGTCTGGTATTCTTGCCATCCAGATAGGCTGGCGGGAAGCAGTGTATTTGAAACACATGCCTTACGGCACACACCGATTAGCAGTCGGGTGGCAGACCTTCTGCCTTTACTTCCCAAGTGCGGGGAACTTCCCCGCGCAGTAATCGCTTTTCGCGCGATTACAGAAACCATTCCTACTCTAGTAGGTCGGTGATTATAGTAGATTGAACCAAGAAAGACAGAGGGGCAGTTCATCAGCCGATGAAGTAGTCATATGAAACGAACCATAGTCCTCAATGAACTTTGCAAGAAGATCGTGATACTTCTTTTGCGCTTCTACCATCTCACTTCGCGCTTGTTCTACCGCCTTTGCGCGCTCCGCACGTTGAGCATTCTTCTGTTTCTTTTCAGCTTCGCGCTTCTTTTGTTCTTCATTAAATTTGGAAATTGCGTCCGCGCATTCCTTTTCAGTGTTGAAAAACTTATCAAGTTCCTTACTATAATACAGCATACAATTTTATCTCCTTTTATAAAATGTATTTGTAAGTTAGGAGTTCCTTCCCTCTTACTTACAAATAAATTATAACAGGATTTGTGGGAAAAGTCAATTATTTTGCAGTTCGGCAATCTCATCTTTTAGCATACAAATTTGTTCTTGAAGCTCTGTAATATACTCTGCAAGACGAAAGATTTGCTCGCGCACTTCAAATATTAGTTCTTCATTCATAGCTTTATACCACCGTATACCAAATGTCGCCATTTTCCTTTTGTTCTTGGATTACTTTAAGTCCTTCTTCAACATAAGTTTTGGCATCATCAGTGTTAGGATGAGAAGGGTCAAAATTTACAAAAGTGCCACCGCGCACAATGAATTTTGCTTTGCCTTCTTTCCAAGCGCTATTTAGTAGATTTAATGTCCAAGAACGTACAGGATTATTTGTATTTACAGGAGAAGCTTCAAAGAAACCTCCTTCAATAATTGTAGTTCCTTCGTAGCCATAGACTGCCGTACCGTGAGCTTTATAATTACCACTTACGATGCGAAGATTTCCACCAAAGTTAGTAATACAGTAAGGGCCGTCTACTTCTTCAGTTGTCTCTCCGCTTACTGAAATACCCCCTTCATCACCCATAAGCACTACATCTGCGCCAACTTCAACATAAAGCGCAGACCAATTTTTTCCACTCGTGTTTAATGTAGAAGGAACTATAATTTCTTTATCTCTGAAGTCTACGGTTGCGCTTTTTTCAAAAACCATACGATTTTCGCGCGCGGTTTGAGAAGGGTCAAGAGTAAAACTTTCTGTTAGGTCTACATCTTTTCCCGCAGTGATATTTGCTTGGAGCGCGGTTTGACTAGATACTTTTGCTTCTTCGTCCACAAACAGTTTACGCCAAACTTTATTTTCTTCATCAAAAACAAAGTAGCGATTTTTATCCATTTCAAAGAAAGTGCTTCCATTAATAGAATTTGGTTTCTTATCTTTTGAGAGGCCAACATAAGTATGAACGTTTACGTTTGGTTGGTCTCCTATTCGAGTTAATGTAATCACATTACCACCTCATTAATCTGGTTATCAAGTTTCTCAATTTTCTTTTGATCGCTAATAGAGAAAGTTTTAGGAGAATTGGTTCTTTGCTCACGGCAAAGCGGACAACTACAATGAATTTTATTTTTGGAGTATTGGTGGAGATTGTCATAGTAATCCCAACCATAACAATGTTTTGCCGTCCACTGCTTGCGCGTAGCATGTTTCCAACACATTTCACGAACATAATTCCTATTGTGCTTCATTGTTCTCCTCCTCAATTATACGTCGTCCCCAAGAAAAATGAGTATTATAGTATCCTTCCAATAGGGTTGATATACATACCTTTCCTTGCCCAGAAGATGCGTGGATAAAGTTGCCATCACCCATGTAAATACCAACGTGGTCGCTTAAATCCTTGTCACTGACAGTGTTGAAGCAAACCAAGTCGCCCGGAAGGAGTTCTTCTATTGCTTCAATTTTAGTATATGTCTCGTCATATCCTTGTTCGCGCGCGGAACGAAGTAGCTCAATTCCGTACACGTTTTTGAAACAATAAAGAGTAAAGCCAGAACAGTCAAAAGTTTTTTCACCTGCCGTGGCATAGACATACTTCTTATCTAAATGAAGTTGCGCTTCCTCAAGAAGAAGATGCTCGGCGAAGGAGAAGAATAAGGCTGGCAGTAGGAAAAAGAGAATAAGAATTTTCTTCTTCATTGTATCACCTCATGTCAATGTAGAAGTAATACGCCAGCCTTATTTCTGTTTTTATTATAATTGAAGTTTTGATAAAAGTCAAGTTTTATACTTGTTTCCAAGCTGAACCGTCATAATAGTAAGGAGTACATTGTTTCCAAGAACTTCCATCGTAATAATATGGAGTACAGTCTTGCCAAGTAGAGCCAGTATAATATTTAACGATTCCTCCGTCAAGATACGTCACAGAAATTTCCGCGCGGGTAATCTTCATATAGTTATGAGAGTAGTTATTTGAACCGCCTTTCGTGCTTTCTCCACTATAACAGATTAAAGCAGAGTTTCCCGCAGAAAAATAATCCTTCATATTATTGAAAAGAGAAGCGTTTGAAGAAGCATTCAAATCAAAACCAATTGTAGCATTATAAAAGTGTCCTGTTAGATTCCCAAGCGCATCACCAATTTGTTGTGCTCCAGAAACTCCGGTATTTATATATTGCCATCTTGCCTTATAAAGCCCCATTACTTTACTATTATTATCATAACCTGACGCTGCACATTTAAAAGCGAGACCAATTGACTGAATTGTTTTCCCTTTCACCGCGTCTCCCAATCCAGAGAATACCATAATACCAACACGAGAAAGACCTAAAGATGCTGAACCAGTCGTATATAAGCCCTGCATTGCGCCATTGGAGGTTCCTGTGTGCCAAGAGGTTGAATTTCTTTGCGCGTAAGCAAGAGTTGAAGAAGACGCCGCCGCGCCTGAAAAAGTTGCCATTATTCATCCCTCCTTTAGACTGGCTTCAACCAAATCATACCCGTGGTGGGAGAAGAAGGTTGAGAAGAGGAGTAAATAACAGAAGAACCAAGGGCATAAATAGGATTGGTATAATCAATTAATAATCTTCCATCATCTGCAACAGATATAACTCTCCAATCTCCAAGATTAATATTTCCAATAGATATACAACCAGAGCCTTTATTATCGTTTTGAGAAAGTTGAACAAGACTGTCTGCACCAATATCTATACCGTCTGCGTTAATCGTTTTACAGCTAAAAGAGCCGGTGCCAAGGAATTGGAAATCATAATAAGAGGAAGCAGAAGAATAAGCACGAATTTTTGTCGCAGCGTAAGAGCCGTTAGTCGTAGAAACAAAAAATTTTCCAATGTCTGCTCCGCTTGCGTTTGAGAAAGTTAGTTGGGGGTAGGAATTGTTCTTAATAGATACATAGTTTCCTGTTGTGGTAATACCTGCTGGAGCTGTGAAAGTGCCATCTGAATTAAACTTATATTCTACGCTAGTACTGGCATCTGAAAATACATTCACAGCTAATCCACTATAAGAGCCGTTATCAGTAGGAATAACAAGTTGTGCGAGAGCATTACCATTCCCATTTCTAAAAAACATTTGTGGCCAAGCGTCGTTTTTAAATTCCCCCATCATAGTGCTAAAACTATATGGTATACCAAAAGTACCATCTTTCCCAAATGTAAAATAACTCGCTGTAGAAGCACTTGAAAAAACTTTCAATACAGTATCAGCATATTCTCCACTCGTAGTGTTCACATAAAAATCTGCTAATGTTGTTCCCGCCGCATTTTTAAAATATACTTCAGGATAGTTGTTTGTTTGTGTTACCAAATGTGAGCCTACAACATTTCCATCACTCGCGTAAAGCGCTTTAGCAGTTAGTGCTCCTGTCAGCGTTCCGCCAGTAAGGGGCAGGGCGCCAACTTGCGTGGCAGTAGGAGGATTTTTGGTTGTAAGAATAACATATGACGCATTTGCTGTTAGTCCTGAAGCAGTAGAAGGAAAACTGAATTGTTCAAATTTACCCATTCCCTCGGAAGAAGTCGCGCCATTAGTTATAGAATATTGTCTTATGAAAAAATTAGTTGAACCACCGTATACATTGGTGCCTCCCGCATCATAAAAAATTGCTCCACCATAGAATGGGTCAAAAGAAGGTGCAAAACTGATTTGAGACACACGAGAGTTATTTTTTATATACAAATTACCAGTCATTGTGTCCCCGGCTTTTGCTAGTCCCCCCAAATTGGAAAGAGCGTCGGATGCGGTTGTGCTCCCTGTGCCACCAGAAGAAATTGGTAAAGCAGTAGCTAAAGCAAGACTTCCGCAGGAGAGTTTGCCATCGTTACCGAAGTTGAACGTAGAGTAGGCCGATGCGGAAGAATACACACGTAAGTAAGCACTTGAATAACCGCCCGTAGTAGTATTGACATATAGCGTAGCCAAGTTCGCAGCTTTATCGTTCTGTAAGGTTAGCTGTGGAAAGTTGTTTGATTGCACAGCAAGAAGTGAGCTGTAGATAGTGTTCGGCGCGCGAAAACTGCCTTGATTACTAAAAGTGAAGGTATAAGCCTCTGTTGCGCTTTTGTATACGGTTAGTTGAGCATGGCTATAGTTTCCATCGGTTGTTTCTGCAACGAGGGAAGTAAGCCATTTACCACTTGCGTTTGTAAGGGCAATAGAAGGACGGCTGTCTTTTGAAGATTTTAATATCCCACCATTCGTATTGATGTCATTTGGGGCAGTGAATTGTCCGTCTTTCGCAAAAGTAAAGGAAGCAATGTCAGAGCTACTATTATTTACGGAAATTAGTACATTACCATAACTTCCATCTAATGATGTTGAATAAAAAGTTCCTAATTGCGCCCCATTTGCGTTTTGAAGTATAAGTTGTGGACAATTGTTCCTTTTAGAAATGATTGCGGCATTGCTATATAATTCTTCATTTATAGTTAGCGTACCCGTAACTGTTCCACCATACAATGGTAAATAGCCATTTTTTACTGCTAGAAGCTCATCCCCTAAAGTTGTAATTTTTGCAAGCTCATCTTGATTTACGAACTTCAGTGCGCTTACTTTAGTGACGCCATCGCCAACCTTAAATTTTCTCGCATCATCGCTGTAAACAATAATTTCTCCCTTTTTGGGCACAAACCCAGTTGCTTTCGACCAGTTAGCAGTTGTATCTGTTTTCATCAACACTCTGGTCTTTAATGTTTTTTCTGTAGCCATAGAAAAAACCTCCTTTATAAGTAATCACTTTTCAACTTATAAAATGGAAGGAAAGCGTTAGCTTTCCTTCACGTACTTCTTATTAACCCAAGCCATCTTACCGTTCCACATAATAGGAAGATAATCTCCAACGTCTGGCTTGCCACACTGGTCTCCCTTATGAAGGACTTCTTGCTTTTCGCCGCCGCAGTTTGGAGGAAGCGTCCAAATCCAAACACTGCCACCGGTAATTTCATAATCGCTTTTCACTGTAGTTGTCCTCTCATCTAAAAGTTTTTTAGTAGCATCATCTACAATTCCAGTTTCCGAAAGTTTATTATCTTTTTGGAATGTTTTTACTGCGTTTTCAGTCTTTGCGCCAAAATCTCCGTCAGCGCCATAAGGAGAAAGGTCATAACCAAGTGTAATTAGTTGATTTTGAATCTTCTTTACGTCATCACCCTTGTCTCCGCGTTTGATGCCAGTTGGAACGGGCATTGGTGTGGCTTCATAATCATAGTATTTTGTCATCCAGCCCCAAAAGTCAGGCTTGCGCTCATATAGTTTTGTTCTAACAAGACCATAGAGTTTGCCTCTTTCTTCTAAAATATACCAATCACCAGAAGGATTATTTTCATCAACTGGCTTATACAGGTAAGCAACGTGATGAATATTCGTAGCCTTGCCGGGATTAGAAGTGGTTCCAGACCAGAAAACTGCCGCGCCCGGAGTGCGATATTGTGGAGGTATCATTCCACTACCCTTGGGGTCACACCATTGTGCGTAGTTGTAACGAGCCTTACTATCAATAGAGACTCCCGTTTTAATTTCATAAAAGCCTTCTGCGAGACCATTACAATCAGAACATCTGCCACCTCTATCCCAGTCTTCAAGGGCTTTTTTATATTGTTTTGCGTTATCTTTATACTGGGTCACGAACCAGCCATTTCTCGCCCAAGAAGAGTTTTTCCTTTCTTTTTTAGAAAGGTCAAGATAACCTGTTTGAATATTTTGGCAACGAGTGCCCATCGTATAAGCCCAATGCTCTTTGTATCCTTGTTCTATAAATTTTACAAAATCTACAATCGGTAATCTCGTCATAAAAATTACCTCCAAAAAATAAAGAATTGCTTCGCTGCGCCTTTAATATGTTTCTCAAGATTTTTTGCGCGCGAAGAAGACGCACTTGCGGGGTCATTTACATAGTTGTATCCACCCTCGCTCTTCCACCAAGTAATGAAGTGACCGTTCTTTGTGAAGATAGAAGGGCCAACAGAAACTACCACAATTGCGCCTTCACCAAGCGCATTTTTTGCTGTCGTGTAAGAAGAAGTTTGGACAAATTTGCTTGCCTTGTACTTCTGTGCGAGCGCCCTAAAGAAAGGCCACGCGGTTCCGCTATTCTTTGTTCTATATCCATTAGCGACAGAGTATTGTGCTAAAGTCTTTGGAGTTACAGATTTATCCCAGAAAGTAGCAACTACATCTGCGCCCGCGGTTACTCCGCAACCGCTGTTTTTAATAGTTTGCTTTTTATTATGGGTATTATTCTGTGTATAAACAACTTTGCCCCATCTGAGGTCGTATTGCTTATAGTCTACTGGCTTTTTAGTATTCGTACCAGTTGTTGGTTTGTCCGCAACAACTGTATTAATAACTGAAGCCCAAGTTCGCTTTCCTACAATACCATCCGCGCTCAATCCTGAAGAAGCTTGATAAGTCTTCGTCGCGCGCTTTGTTTTTGCGCCAAAAATTCCATCAACGGTTACAGAACCAAGAATCAATTGCCAAACGCTAACCCAAGAACCACGAGAGCCTTTTTTAATTAGCGGAGCTTCACTAAAAACTTTCGTCCAAGTGTTTTTTCCCGCAATCCCATCGGCAATCAAACCATTATTGGATTGATATTTCCTCACGAAAGATTCAAAGTTTCGGTCAAAGATTCCATTCTGGTTGCCATATCCGAGCGCATGTTGAAGGATTTTTACCTCCGTGCCAGAACTACCATTTTTAATTGTCTTCATCATCGTCATCCTCCAAACGAATAAGGTTTCCATTTTCACCAAGAACCCAAACTTCTTCCTTACTTTCTTGAGTAAGGGCCTCGGCTTCCGTTGATACGCCAATACCCAAAATATTCATATCCAATACCTCCGAAATTAGTTTAGGCTTTTTCAACCCAGTTTTATAGTAGCATAATTAGAGAGAAAAGTCAATTATTGGAGCTTTTCTTAAAAATAACTGCGAGAGAAGAGATGAAATCTTTTTTACATACAGGCTCTTCTTCTGGTGCAACCATCGCCAAAGAAATAACATAACTTTGATACATCTCTTCAAGGAAAGAAGTTGGCATTTTAGCCTTACAATCTTCAAGTTGCCTAATATCCATTGCTTATTCCTCCATTTTTTCTAACAGTTCTGCAAGTAAAGAGTTTTGGCGTGCGACCATCTGGCGCAATTCACTTACTTCCGCGCGCAATTCTGCTTCATTTTGCGTTTGTTGAGCCTTTAATTCACTTGTGAGTTTCTTATATTCTTCTTCTCCAATTTCTTGAACCACTACGGAAGAAATATCATTATCAAAATTGAAATCTGTATTTTGAAGATGATATGTAGTGTTTAGGTCAGAGCCAAGAATTGCATTGGCATTTTCTTGGCTCGTTGTTACAAACCTCTTGTTTAGAGGGATATAGCGTAAATAAGTTGCCTTTTGGCAAACATCAATAATCATATTGTTTTTGACAATTTTTATCATTTTCATCCCTCCTTTTTAGATACAGAACCCAAACGTAACACTGTCAAGAGTAAAAACACTTTGACCGCGGTCGCTATTTTGTAGATAACTACCATTTGCTCTAACGTCAATCATACGATATTGGTTTCCACTGTCTCCATGAAAAACAGAAAATGAACGAGTCCAATAGGCTTGGGCTACTTTTTCAGCGTTTCTTTTTATTCTCGTGTCATCAGTAGAGAACCAAGGATAATTTCCTCCGGTAGCAGATTGCCCCGCATATTCAAGGAAAGTGGGCATTTCTGTAAGCGCTTTATCAAGATTTAGCTCTGTTGCAGAGGGAACCCAAAGTTTTTCCGTTGTTGTGCGTAAACTCTGATTCTCATGGTCTGGGCCACTTCCACTCGCGTTTGGAAGATAACCAGTATCACTTATTTTATTTACAAGTTTTATTGCGCCTTCCGCGCGCAAAACTTCTGGAAGCAAGTCATAAACAGTTACTTCAAGCCAAGATTTCAATTCACTTGAACCATAACCACCTGCGGTATAAGAAGTGTAACCGTTGTAAGTTTTTTGACTTCTGTTAAAAACTCGTTTTACTGGATACAAATCTTTCATTAAGAAAGTATAAGTTGCTTTTTCTGCTCCATCACGATAAGTGGGGTCTGTTTGCGCGAGAATATCAAAATTTAAAGCAACGAGTTCCATTTCCAGCGTGTATAATGTACCATCAATAGTCATTTCTAATTCTTTTACCATGCCAAGACCATAGCGCGTTGCTGTACTTGATTTCGCATTTTCTATAATTTGTTCCCAAGTGTCTTCAATTTTACCAAGAAAAGTAAAAACAGCATGAATTTCAATTGGGTCAACTGTATAATATTGAGGAGTAATAGTTAGAGAACTATCCCATTCAAGGAATTCATAGTACGGAGAAGGTTCGCCGTTTACATAATAGTAAACTTTGCCATCTACTACTTCATCATAACTTGCTTTATCTCCATATTTTACAGTTTGAGTTTTCAATGGAACACTATTCCCATTTTCGTCATATTTTCCAACACTCCAAAATTGAATTGTATAATAGTTATCATTAGATTGGAAAATTGGAGAAATATTCAATGGCATACTTATCATGGTTAAAGATTCATTCCAGCGCAAATAAGTATAATTGTATTGTGCATCAGTGGGCTTTTCTGGACGAGAAATTATTCCATTTACATATGGGTCAACTGCGTCTTGCCCCTTAATTATCCATTGTGTAGCATCTTCATATACAACTCCATCATAGCCCAAGAATTGAATGCGATAAGTAAATTGATAATTTACACGAATTGTATAAGATTTGTCAATTTTTTCAGGCAAATTCAACCAGCCATTATAGGCATAGCGAGTATCTTCTGTAGCATCTGGAATTTTTACTGAACTTTGTTCTATTAAGCCTTCTGCTATTGGGTCAATCGCGGTAGAACCACCATTTGCGATGTAACTATAAACAATATTGCTATCGCAATCAATATAATTGATAAAGTATTTCTCTACTCCATTTACGTTGACAATTAGTTCTGGGAATAGAAGGTTAAGCTGACGCAGGAAATCTTCACTAATGGAAGGAACTTTTACCTTACCTGTAACAACTGGTGCGCCGACTGTCTTACCGGTCGCATCCATGCCGTTTACTTTATAAGTTCCATCAGCGTTCTTGGCTGAAACCTTATCATAGAATGCTTTTAATGTTGCTTCACTTGTAGTTTCCCATTCTACATTATACAAACGAATACGGTCTAATTTTGTAGATTGCGCGACAATTTCTTCAAAAGGAACAGCAGGACTATTCTCAATCCAAAGAGAACTGATGTTCGTATAGGACTTAATTGATAGTTCCTCAATTTGAGTTTGGTTACGTAAAATTAGACTTGAAATAGTTTCAGGTAGTCTTACAATACGTAAACGCCCACCATTTGAGAAAGAAACACTAGAAAGTTTTGTGCCAAAACTTTTAAAGATTTCCAAACAAGGACAATTTGAAGCATCTACAGAATTTGTAAGGTTTATACAATTTGAAACATCAATTTCTTGTAGCAAATCACTACTACCGAGTTGTAAATTGGTAAAACCTTCATTTGTATAGCCTTCTGCTTCACTCCCAATTAGAATTTGTTGAAGCTTCGGTGCGCGAGAAAGGTCACAATAACTAATTTTTAATGGGCTCAAATCGCCAAGTTTGGCAATTCTATCAGAAGAATAAATATGAGTTTCCAAGTCGTTGAGTTTTTCAATCCCAGTTGTATCAAATACTACTTCTGTATTGCGAGTTGCGCGTTTTAGTTCGTCCTTCGCATTACCAAATTCTACGCGCGCCCAAATGTGAGAGTATGGAGTAATGCGAATTTCACCGGGCGCATTTACACGAACGTGAATATAGTTAGTAACTGCTTCTCCGGCTTCATACTTGCTATCGCGATATTTAAAACCATTATAAAGCCAGAAATCGCGCTGGGTTTTCTTATCTCCTTGTGCCATAGCGAGGTTATTAGACCCTGCGAAGAAAGGCTGAAGATATTTTATTTCATTGTCAAGGTTCCAAAGATTTTCGCACCAAGCATCTTGGTGCTTATCCATTTTACTTGAAATTGCTTGATAAGAAAATTCTTTTGCTCCATTCGCGGAACGAAGTTGTGTATACATACTTCTAATGTTAGTTTGGAAACATCTTGAAAAGTTTATCCATAGAGTACTGGTTTGTCCATTAAATACATCGGCACCATTTACTTGGTCATAGTCTTCAAGATTGTAATCAAAGACTAATGACCCTTCATTATTTATCAGTCAATTTTTATATTTCTATAAAGCCAGACTATTTTTTAGCGCTCTTCGCGCAAGACCCATTTCAAACTGCGTACCAATAGCAGTCTTACTCTCCCGATACGGAGATAGTCGTTACAGGTTTATAAGCATTTTATAAATATTTGTCATCTTTTGGAATAGCTTCAAAAGTCCATCCTTGAATATCTTTGGTCGCGCGAAAACCGGGCTTCCAAATATCGCCAACTTTTTTCAAATGCTGTCTAATATGGACGTCTCTTTTGAAAGTTTCGTTAGGCTCTTTCGTGGAGATATAAATAGTTTCTTCGCCATTTGGAGAAATTGCTTTTACAAAGAAATGAGCGGTTCTAGCTTTATTTTTTCTTGCTTCTTCTCCATTATAATATTCTTTCATAAACTTTTTATGTCTTTTAGCTTGTTCTATTCCGACATCAGTTTTGTAAAAATCATCCATCCATTCTTTATGAGCTTTTCTATTTTCCAGATGGCTCCAATACTCTTTCCTGCTGAGAGAATTGTGCTCTTTTCTATTTTCTGCGTTTTCTTCAGGACAATGCCCACTTCCGCCTTTTGTTAGATTATATCCAAAATCTTTATTATTACTATTATAAAAAGCAATATAAAAAATCTCTCTTTCATCCATCCACTCAAAACATTTTTTCTCATCCTCAAAATCTTTCTGTTCTAAAATCATCCAAGAAAAATTATCTTCACCATATTTTCTAATTGCTTTTTGAAAATAGCGTCTTGGATTATTTTTTGCTTCAGATAAATGATTTCTTTTTCTTCTTTCAAAAGAACATTTCGTTTGTCCTACATATTTTTTATTATTTATCAAATTAGTTGCTAAATAAATTGTGCCGGTCATTTCTTTTCACCTCCTTTCAAAGAGTTTTATAAAATGCTTATTTTCCCACGAGATTGCCCCGAAGGGTTTCCCTCGTTAGCACGCAATGCGTACCCCGCTGGTAAACGGAAAAGGTCTAACAGGCATAAATCTACCAATGCCGGTATCGAAGTCATACGGAAGTGGAAACCAGTGAACTCCATCAAAAGTGGTTAAGAACATATTTTTCGCGCGGTTATCAATCATTAAGAATACTTCTGTAAAGATATAGTAGAAAGTCATTGGTTCAAGATAGAAGTAATTAGTAAATTCTGCCTTAAACTTGGCGTATCTATAATCTGCGTTGTCAATTGTAAACTTTTCATAACAGCTTACTGACCAGTTAGTGCTGGTTGCTACAGTTGTAGCGGTACTATCTGTATAGTAAGTTTTCTCGCTATTATAAACAGTATCAAGAGTTTGATAAACTGCTGGAGTGACAAGCGCACTATTAGTTGCTTGTCGCGCGTCTGTAGAAACAACCCAAGAAATTGCGCGCGCAATCGCATCTGTTTGAGAGTACATTTCATCTAAATCAGGAAAGCGCGGTTCAATGCTGTCTTGCCATGCGGGATAACTAATTCCACTTGAATTTACCTTTGTCTCATTAAACTCTTTATCACTTGTAAACAAGCAAAGACCAGTGTTGTTGTTTAACCATTCCCAACATTCAATTCGTTGTTGTTCTTCCGGAACAATAGAAGAAACATCAATATCAACAAAACCAAATACATTTTCATTTGACTTATCATCAAGCATATTATACATTCCCCAATACTTGATTTCATTTGTTTCTGTATTCTCCCAGAAAACAACGATTGGTTCACCGTAGACCCCTTGTCTTACTCGCTCATCAACTCGTTGTGGTGGGTCTTTCCATGGGTTCGTTTCTTCATAGAATTGAACGAGAACCGCGTTATTTACGTGTTCACTTGAAGCATAGTCTGCTTTTAGACACAGAGTTGTAGAAAGTAATGAATTATCCGTAAATTGGTATCCCTTCGCGGTTTCGCCTGATTGTTCATAAGTTATTCCCTTCTTCATTGAAATCTTGAAGTTCTTTACTGGATAGCCCGCAGAAGAAGTACCTTGTACGTTGAATTGGCATCCTTGCGCGGAAAAATTCTTCTCTGGCTTTGCGGGATTAACATAGTACATTGAGACATTTTTCTTCTTGTCTCCTTTGTATTGAGGCAATTCAGGACATTGCATTACAATATATGGAATTGAACCTTTCAAACTATTGATAGTAACTCTTTTTTGTATATCAGTTGCGTCGGGGTCAATAATGTCATTGCGTTGGTCTACCTCAATTTTCTCTTTTAGAGAAGAACGGTCACAAATGAAGTTGTTCAACGTCATTTCTGAAGTAAAAGCAACATCATAGAAGCGAATAACGTAAATATCAATTCCACACGTTTCCGCGCCAATAATTAAGTTTACTGGATTGGATTGACGGAATTGGTCATTTGTACTGTATTGTTGAACTCCGCAACAAATACCATTGATATAGATATAAACTAAACGGTTAGAAGTACTTTGCCCAGAACTGTCCGTACTATTTTGCTCTATCACAAAAGTAAGGCGAACTCTATCATCTTCTTTAAATTGCGCAGAAAGAGTTGTACTTTCACTTTGTAATTTCGCAGATTGAGACTTAACTTCCAAACCACGTTCATTGAATGATGCAAGAACTACACTATCGTAATCGCTTACGTTTTGTGTTGCCAATTCTACTTCAATTGTATAACCACTTGTGGAAAGTTCTTTCGCAAAAGGTTTGAATGGAATTTCCATTTCACTTCCCGGTAATAGGCGAAGCATTGATTGGCCTTGCGCGTCAGTAAGCCATCCGTCAATATTACTCCAGCCAATATTGGAGAAAGTTGCGGAAATATCATCTCCATAAGTCCAAACCGCAGGGTTTTCCTCATTATTAGAGCGTCCTTCTGCTGTAAATTGTAATTCAAGGTTATCCGTATAAACTTCGCGCGAAAAGGTAGAAGGAGAAACTTGAATACGGGTTTGCGCGCTTACGTTTTCACAAGTAATTTTAAAAGTTACTTGTCCCGCAGGAAAATCTTGCGTAGTCCATTCTTTACTTACTCGGTCTACAACAAGTGTATCTGCTTTATAAACATTACTATTCTCAATTATTTCACGAGTAATTGAAACTTTTTCATAGTGAGGATGGAAAACCATGTATGGGATAATAATTGTGTCTCCTTGGGTCGCGGTTTCAACTGTGTTCTTTATCAAAATAATTGGTTCACTTGTTGTACTACTATACCAAATCATGCCAAAGGTAAGCACATTGCTCTTGATTTCTGCGCCATCATTTTCTGAAGTTACGTAAATCTCAAACGTGTGCGCGCCATCAGATAATCGTGTCATATTATATTGACGACTTTGACCAGTAGACGTGATAGTTTCTTTCTTTACTTCTACTCCATCAAGAACAAAGTGTGCGATTTTTGTACCACCACCATTGACAGTATACTGTATATTGGTGCTGTCTACATTATAAGTAGCCATTAAAGAAGTCGTGGAAGTAACTGAAAGCGCAAGAACAGAAACGGTATAGCTCAAAGTTTTATACGCGCCTTCACTATTCGTAACTTTTAATTTTACGCTATTTTCGCCACTTTTCAAAAAAGAAGTAATATCAATAAAGTTTTCTCCTTGTGGAACAACAAAAGAAGAAACTTGTATATTATTAATGATTAGTGCGCCAACGCCATTTCCATCTGTATAATTTTCATTATCAATGGATTTGTAACTATAACGAAGAACTACAGACATCCCTTCCGCAACTGAAATAATACGAGAGGAAAGAAGATTGGTTAATGTAATAACATAGGAGGTTGAACCGCCTCCACCACCACCTGACCCACCAATTACTTCTACGGGGTCGCCGATTGGTTCTCCATTGGAAGTTAATTGAAGATAGTTATTGCTGTATTGGAGACCATCGGGGATTACGGAGCCTTTTAGAGAGGATAGATTATTAGACAATTCTTGTAATTGTTCGTCAATCGCGCGAACTGCCCCGCCTGCGCTTTCGTATACTGTTCCATTCGCGCGCATACGAATGTCAATAAGCTCATTTAGGTCATAACTTTGACCCGGCGTAGTTGATGCGACAAGTTGATTTACCTGTGTTTGTAAACCTTTTACAATTCCGCTTACGGTTGCGTAAGATAGGTCAAGTAAATCAAAGTTATCATTTAAAGCTCTAATGCTTGCTACGTCGCCATAACCGGGTTTTTTTAATTCAAGGTTTCCAGTATAGGTTGTTTCGGTTTGGAGAGTTGTTCCTCTCAATTCACCCCAAGTATAATTATTAGGAAGATTAGGCGTAAAGTAAGGGAGTTTCTCCCAAGAATAACGTCCATTGCCTATTTTGATTTTTGGTGGTTGGTCGTTTGAAACAAACTCAAAACCAATTTCTCCTTTTTGTAGAATAACGTCTTTATTCTTTTCCCATTCTGCGGAGGTGTTATGACGCAGAACAATTTTTACACTTATCTCTTTCGCCATAGGCTATATCTCCTTATATAAGAAAAACGGAGGAGGTTTCCCTCCTCCGTATTATGGATTAGATGGTGGCGTTACCACAATCAAGAATTAGGGTATCACCATCAGTTTGAATTAGATCTTTGACGTTGCCAGTCTTGGCAATCGCGGCGAGAGTGACTTCGGTCTTACCGGTTAGTTTACCATCAGTTTGGGTAACGCCAGTAAGTACAGAATAGACATTACCAGTCGCGGCAGTAGCAGAAACAGAGCTATCAAGGTCAGCAATTTTAGCACCCGCAGCGTCAATAGCGGCAGATTTCGCTGAATTGACATCAGACATTGATGCTGCCTTATTAGTAGAAGAAACAGCTGTGTTAAAGGTTAGGTCACTAATGTCAGCAATCTTTAGAGTTTTCTTGGTTACAGCAATCTTACCATCAGTTTGAGTAACCGCAGACACAACACCAGTACCGCTATCGTCTACCTTCATTGCGGTAATCTTATTTAGTGCGCTAGTAGCGTCACCTTGCGCGGCGTCCGCGGCATCTTGCGCGTTGACAGCCTTTGTGTCCGCAGTAGCAGCAGCAGTAGAAGCAGCGCTTGCTGCGTTCTTCGCTTCGGTAATAGAGGTGTTTAGAGTGGTTTTCGCGTCTTCAAGAGTATCATTAGTAACAACCTTATTGCTCGCAGAAGGAGTACCAGTAAAGCTCAACTTGGTCTGGTAAGCGCCTTCATCACCGAGCAATTGCCAAGTGGGCTTGCCTTCTACCATCTTGCTGACAACATATTCAGCAGTGCCGAATAGAATCATATCGCCAGCACGCCATACGCCGAGACCATCACTGGGCGCCGCAGTTGAAGCAGTTGGCGCAGCAGCTAGAGTACCACGGAAACGCATAGCGCCAGTCATAGCGCTAATCTGGTCTTGCAGTTCGCCCTTTGCAGTGTCAACTGCGCCAGTAACAGTGCTTACAGTAGCAAGCTTATTGGTAGCGCTATAAGTACCATCAATAGAAAGCTTGGAAGCTACAGTTGCGCGAGTGACAGAAACTTTACCATCCGTTTGGGTAATGCTGTCAATAAATTGTTCCGCGACCGCGGCGCTATTCATATCAAGGTCGGTGACAGCTTTAGAAGCAGCCGCAGCAGCGTCATACGCACCTTTAATGGTATGAGTACCTTCAGTGCCACCTTCACCAAGTAGAGCAGTTTTCGCCGCATTAACTTTAGAAGTAGCATCAGTACCAGCAGCTTCAATCGCGCCCGCTTTTGCGTCGTCAGCCATGCCTTGCGCGGCGGCAGTATCAATTAGAAGGTTAGTGGTAGAAGCACTCTCAGAAGCAAGATTTTTATCAAGCTTTGAAGCTACGTTAGAAGTTAGAGTTGCCAGCGCGTTAGTTAGGCCAACAACATCGCCTTGGGCGATGTCAGCATACTTCACAGCAGTAATCTTACCGCCTTCGTCTTGAGTGACTTGAGAGATTAGCTTACCAGCAGTGAAGTCAACCGTGCCAGCGCCAGACGCCGCCGCAGGAATGGCTGCGATTTTAGTATCAATCCAGCCTTGAACGGTCGCGCCGTTGTCCTTCGCCCAAGCTTGAACGTCACCTGCAACAGCCTGAATCCACTTTAGTTCACTGAACTTTTTTGTGCCATCACCTACACGAATAGCACAAGCAGGAGGAGTAAGACCAGAACTGCTTTCTGCGGTTTCAATAGTTGCGACCGCAATTTCACCTTTAAGTAGAACTGGGTCTTTATCTAGCCAGTTAGTTAGGGTATCATACTTGAGTTGTAAACGAGTTTTTAGCGTTGTAGTAGCCATAATATATCTCAACTCCTTTTATATAAAGGGGCGCAATTAAGCGCCCCGAATTGTTTATTAAGCGTTGCCACCATTTAGAACGAGTTCGTCTCCTTCGGGGACAAAGAGCTTGGTGGTAGAGTAACTATTCGCGCTCATGGTGCCATCTTCTGCGATAGCAATCTTGTCCGCGTCAGCAGAACTCTTAACGACACCAAATAGTTCACCAGTTGCTACTGGAATAACAATTTGCTTTTCTTCGTTAATTTCTGCCGCGACACCGCCAACAAGCGCGCCGTTTACAGTGTTTACTTGCGCGCCAGATGCGATATTTTGTAGTTTAGCAAAATCTTCTTTCGCGAGTAGACCATCTGCTTCGGCAGTAGCCTTTGGAACGCTAATTTTGCCGGTTGCATCTGCCTTAATGGTCACGCCATCAACCATTACACCACCGAGAACAGTAGTGGAAGCAATGGGTAGCTTATAACTATCTTGCGCGGAAAGCACGCCTTCCTCTGATAGAGTTAGGTTATCACCAATGGTCTTGATATTAGCAAGACCTTCTACCTTGGTAATAAGGTCATTACTGATAAGGGACTTGCCTTCAGCTTTATCTACCTTATTATTCCATGCGGTACGTTCTTCCGCAGTAATATGCTTTACAGCATCTGCTTCGTGAGTATCAAGAGCGGTTTGAACTGCACCAGCCTTCTCATCAGCATAAGCCTTTGTCGCATAAGGTTCTAGGTTTACAGAAGTATCACCAATTTGAACCAGTTCGCTGCCTATTAGCATGTACTCTTTATAAGCATCGCCAGTAGTGACAGTAGTATCCTTGACTAGATAAATGGTGTCCTTATCCGCACTCGCAACTTCAGGTAGCTGTTCTACGATTTCGCGCTTTAGGTGGCCCGCGGAACCAATTGCAGTAGCAATCTTGGTGTCAACCGCGGTATCACTAATGGCCTTACCACCATCCGTTAGGGTGATGTCCCCAGTCATTACACCGCCAGCTTTGTCAAGCTTGTTTGCGATGTCATAGCGAATAGTACCTTCAGTTACAGTGTCGCCAAGAGCGCTGTTGATAGCATCAACAGAAGTCTTGATGGAAGTTACAGTTGAACTCAAACCTTCAACAGTGGTTGTAGAAGGTTGATACCAAGCAAGTTCAAATGTGCCATCCGCACCAGCAATGGATTTTGGTTCAAGGCCAGCAATCCAAGGATTTTCCGCATCTACAACTTGCTTTATGTGGTGTCCCGCGACGTAGCCTGCTTCGCCTTCTTTGCCAACTGGGTCAACCCACTTATAATACTCTTTACCCCAATTCTTTAGAGCGAGAGAACCGTCTTCGCCGAGAATGACGGTTTTGTTGTCGCCAAGAGTTGCAGAACCGACTTCCTTTAGGTCGCCAGTCGCATTTTCAATGACGTAAGCGGTAGCAGAGTTGGAAGCTTCATCTACAAGAGTTAGGATTTGACCAACATACGCGGTAGCCGCTGTAGTAGCATAGGTTTTCATTTCCTCAAGAGAGTACCATACAGCAGTGCTATCTACAGGAATTGGGTTTGCTCTTTCAATTGAAAGAGGGAGAGCCATTACATTGAATGTTTTCTTAATTACAGCCATTTTTCTCTACCTCCTTATTACTTCAAAGTAATCTTATGGGTCTGGCCTGCGGTAAGAGAAGCGGGCTTATACATATAAACCTTATAGGCTTTTGCGGCATAACCGTTTAGACCTTCAACATTAACATTCGCTTGAACCACATAGTCAGCAGTGATGTCTGCGTTCATAGAAGTTGTTAGAAGAACCTTATCAATACCACCACGAGTGCTATCAGCAGGATAAGCAACAACGATACCGACATTATCATTGCCAGTAACGCTTACAGTTAGGGTCTTCGCGCTATTGTAAGCGCCACCATTGGTTAGCGCACGAATTACGGAACTATCAAGTGCGTCAGTCTTAACAACACCGTAGAAGAAAGAGCGATAACCAGTAATCGCACCAGAATTAGCGGTAGCCTTGCCAGCCTTAATTTGCTTTTCAGGACAATTGTTACCAAGGTTGGTCTTTGGTACTGCGCCATCGGTATAGTTAGCAGTTAGAGAGAGCTTGTAGTTCGTGCTGTCGCCAACAGTAATTGGGTCAAACGTGCCAGTCGCAGTTTCCTTGGTAGCAGTGCCATCACTTACGGAGTAAGAAGAAACAGTAATACCAGTTTCAGGGCCGTAAGTATAAGAACCAGCATTGAATTTAGTAGTATAGCTGGGAGTTACAGAAGTACCAACTTCCTTTGCGCCTGCTTGCGCGAGAGTGATAGTCGCAGAAGGAGCAGTGGCAGTAGGATTCTTTTCTTGCGCGAGAATAGCAGAAAGAACTTGCTTTACGCTCTTGCCTTCGGCCGCGATTGTAGCAGAGCCAGAAGCAGGAATTGTAACCGTACCAATTGGAGCGGTAGCAATGAGGTCAGAATCAAAGTAGACATTATCACTAGAATAATTTCCATCAAGACTTTTCCACACGCTATTATCATAAACATAGGCAGTTTTGCTAATCTTGGTGCCAGAAATTACACGGCTAACAATCGCAATATCATCCTGAACAAAAGTCGCATCAGGGAATACACGAGCAATTGCTTCCATGTCAGTTTCGCCCGCATTTGCGCTTACCTCGTAGTGAGAAGCTTGAACTGCGTCATTCGCATATTCAAGAGCATCCCAAGTCTTTACACCATCACCAATCTTAAAAAGACCAGTATCTTGTTCAATACCAATTTCGCCCTGAAGCAAAACAGGATTTTTTTCAGCCCAAGATGCTTTATCTGCGTGACGGTTTACAATCCGTACAGAAACAGTATTTGAAGCCATATTAAATTACCTCCTATCTTATGCTGTTCCACCATCTAATATGGTGTTTTCTTGAACATCTGCGGTAACTGTGTAATAACGACCATCCTTCCAGAAATAAATTTTCTGTGTAGACGTATCCACGTAAATTCCATGCTCCAAGCCCACTTGTGGAAAATCATTTACACTACCTCGTTGGATGATAACGCCATTTGCCGAGCCACTCGCGCCGTTCAAAGAAGCAATAAAATCATTTTCAAAGTCATTTTTTGTTCCAAGATAACCATTCTTTTTTGCGACTTGAAACATCATGTCAGTGAAAACGGATAAAGAGTAGCCCCCGACTGGCGTTGGAGGTGGCTGACAACCGCAGTTCATATTATCCGGGATTAAATCCCGAGTTAGCTGTCTTGAATTAGACATTTTGTGCGACCTCCTTTATTATACATTCAGGAAGCTTGAATGCGGAATAAAAGGAGTTGATTTCATGCGCACCAATAAGGTTATTATCTTCATCATAACTTGGATGCTTATATACTTTTATATCCCAATAATAGGTTTTAGCTTCTAAATCTTTAGTATCCTCTGTATCAAAATAGAAGAATAAACTCTCATCTGACGCATTTACAATCTTTTCTAAAACTGTTTTTCTTGTCATTTTATCTAACAAAGAAAAAACGGCTACATCTCCATCCCATGTCGGCCCGACATTTGGAAAAGAAATGAAGCCAGTATCACCTCGGGGAATTATGATTGTTCTAAATCTAACCCTAATCATTCCAATATCACCTCCTATCATAAGGATGTTTTTGGCATACAAGTTCTTGTTTTCTTTTTCTTCACCAAAATAAAAAACGCCAAACTTAAAGTTTGGCGCCACATTCGGGGCAGTAAGTAGCAAAACGAAAGTTATTTGCTACATCAAAATATGAGATTTCTCTTTTATTTCCCTTCTTATCTCGGCAAATATGACATCCAGTTGGAGCTGTTGAAATGCCATTTAGCGCGTCAGTAAGTGCGTTTGCTGAATCCCGCATTTGAGCATATAGACAGTCATGACAGGCGTCCGGACTTTCACAATTAGAACAAATTTCGTCAAGAGATTGGAAAATAAATTGTAGGTCTTGGTTCATTAATAATTTTGCTCCTTTAATAGAATTTCTTTTGCGCGCGAAAACATTTCACGAGTGAAACCTTCTTTAAAAGTAGTTTTTACCCAATGCGCGCGCAAAACTTCATTAGTTATATCTACGTCATCAAGGATGACATAATTTTCAATTTCAGGGTGTTGCGCTAGGAAAAGCGCAATTTCCTCACTCCGTGTTTGACCTGTATGCCAATCAAGAGTTGTATAGCCATACAAGTAAATGCCAACTTCTTCAAACTGGACTTTCGCATTAATGAAAGAGAGTTCGTCAAAACGCCACGAAGAAGAAAATACAACTTCTGCTTCTGTTTCTTCCTTTAGGCGCGCGAGAAGACGCAAAGAACGAGGATTAAATTCATCGTAATCATATGGGTCATAGCCTTCTTCAGCGAAGCGCTTATCTGCCCAACCATCATCAATCATACAGCCATCTGCATCAACAAAGATTGCTTTCAAAATACAATCGCTCCTTCCTTTGAAGTCAAACGACACCACTCCGCACGCGAAATCCACCGAATAATGGGAGAAATTTCTTCATGAATACCTTCGTTTGTTTGAGCAAGTTGATGAAACATACCAATACAAACCCGAAGTCCTTCAAAGGCAAAATCAGTAATTCCATCGCGCGGTTCAACACTAATTCTTTCTTCAATCTTCCAATCTTCCGTATTGAAATAATCACACCAATTCATCTTCTTCATTTTCAAATACACCCCGCATAATCAATAATTACAGTTTTGCCATTCAAGATACCAATATTGTTTCTATGGAGGTCATCAACTTCTTCTTGCTGAAGAAAAAGAGAAAGCTCTTCAAACTTTTCTATTCCGTAATCCGCAACAAAAGCGCAAGCAACTTCATCAGACGTTCCTTCATTTCGCAGAACACTAGAAGAAGAAGAAACATATTTCTTTATATCTTCGGATGCTTCTTCATACTCGCGCGAAAAGGGCATTGCTTTTGGATACGCGAAAAGAGGAATGCGAATTGTTGTATGATATTGTTCCAAATCGTCTTTGAAAGTATCAAGACATTCTTCATAATACTCTTCGTCGTAGTCACAATCGTTGTAGTATTCGTCAATTTCACAAGAAGAATAGTAAGTGATTTCTTTCTTGTAAAGACCAATGTAAACTGGTTCTACAAAAAAGTTATCTAGCCCACCCGCGAGAGCATCGTCATAAATGGATTCTTCTCGTTCACAACATTCTTCGCCGGTTCCACTCAAAGGAAACTTGACAACATAGTCGTAATTATTGCTAATAAGACAACCACGAAAAATGCCACAACGAATACGAAGCCCATTTTCGTGAAAACGCCCAAAAAGTTGAGTAGTAGGGTCTTGGAAGTAATACTTAAAATAATCGTGCTCATCAATAAGCTTATCAAGCAACCGAGAATAATACTCAAAAATGAGTTTCTTATTCATTACCTTTCTCCTTCCGTTGATATAACTATTATATCAGAGTTCGCGCGCAAAGTCAAATAAAAAACCGCACAATTTGTGCGGTTATATTACGAGAACACTCAAAATACAGTATGCGACCGCACTTATATTCAGTTATTCATCGTAAGTTCGTCCTTGACTGGACAAGAAACAGGCACAGCAAACAGAAATTGAGTATGCGAACCAATATCATAATGGCGCACGCCCTTTTCATCAGTGTGAGAGCGAACATAATAAATCTTATAACGGGGATTTACTTCATGAACCCATTCGGTAATTGCCGGAATAATTTCATCTTCCGTTCGCGCGAAAGAAACCTTGTACGGGTCGTCATATCCATTATCAAAATAGATTTCAAACATTCTTCTTTTTTTCCTTCATCAAGATTTTGTAAAGTCCCGGATAATCGCTAACAGTTTTAGAACCAAACTCTAACTCATCACAAATTGTTTTGAACTCTGCAATAGACCATGAATATTTACTTACAGCGTCAACAATTTCTTCCCAAGAGAACTCTTCCATTATTTTCTCTCCTTTGCTTTTCTATAAATATTATAACAAAAAATTGGAAAAAAGTCAAATAAAAAACAGCCCATTTAGGGCTGTAGAGGAATTGGATTAACGGTAGAGTAGGCAGGATTATATAAGAAGCCAGCCATGAAATTATCCCCTGCGTGCGCTTGTGCGCGGTACACTTCATGATTAAAATCACAGATATTCTTATATAGTTCAGAATAAGCTGAAGAACTCGTAATATCTTGCTCCGATAGCTTTTCATACTTGTCAAGAAGAATAATGTAAGATGCACGGGTTTCTTCAACATTGGCAGTATAAGCTTGCGGGTTTAGAGTATAACTAACGTAAGAAATGCCATTCGCAACTGCTGGGATGGAACAAGCCAAAACAACCACGCCCAAAACCAGACAAATAACCGAAAGGAACTCTTTTTCCCACTTTGAAAGCAGATAGATACAAGTCGCAATTAGCACAACGCCAATAAGGACAAGAATAATTGGAAAAATAATTGAAAACATTTACATTCTCCTTTTAATAAACAAATTCTTCATCAAGACCAAAATCAATTACACGAAAGCCTAACTGTGTGTTATACCCACAATTAGATAGATTGCCCAAAATATCATCCAAATTTAGATTGAAATCGCTACAAACTTCACTAATCCGCTCAATTGCGTTCTCAATTTGGTCGTCAGGCATCCCACGCGCGTGAAGTTCTTGCGTAAGAACTGTTAGAGCTTCGTCTTCTTCCACATAATCTGCTTCTTCTGGTGTGCGAATTGGTTGAATATATGGAAAGACTACAACTGGAACATTCTTGTTATCATAAATGAATTTAAGTGGCGGTGCGAAGTAATTCCTTTCTTCCCAAGTGGCGAGATTATAGATTTCAAGTTCAAGAAAAGTTTGATAAAGAGAATAATACTCTTCTCTACTAAACTCTCGCCTATGTGCTTTTAGGTCATCTAAATCTTGAACGCGCCGAATATAACGATTGACGTTTGGGCGCTTATATACATAAGCGCCATCATGTATTACAATTCGTGATTGTTCTCTCACTTTTGAATCTTCTCCGCAATCTTATTTTCACGATAGAAAGCGTTATTAGAAAGACGTTTCCCATAAGCATCAAACAAATTACACAGCTTATCCAGTTCGCGCTCATACAAACGCACTGCCAGATTAGCTCGCTTGAAAAAGCTTTCGTCTCGCTTTAGTTTCGCGCGCTGGTAGGCGATTTGTTTGCCAAGTTCTTCGTCCCAAACATCATTTTTACCCAGTCGCGCAACGCCGGCAAAGGAATTTGGCATTAGAAGTTGGTCATATTCCTTATCACTAAACGGAGCATGATAGGCCAGTGCGCTTTGGTCGCAAGAATCAAATAGGAAAGAAATAAAGTCCTTCTTGCAACCATTAATTCGCGCGACAACAATACCCTTTTCTTTATTAGTAAAATATTGAACTTTATGACGAATACCCTTATGTGCCATTTTACTTATCCTCCTTCTTCAGTGCGCGAATTTGACGTTGTAGCTTATGAATTAGACCCATTCGGTCGCTTTCTCCACGTGTCTTTAGGATAGAAATGCGATGTTGTAGTAGTTCAATTTGAGTTGCGTTGTCAGTTAGCTTCATAATTTTTATCTCCTTTTCCCTTTCTGCTTATATATTATATTATGATTTGTAGAGAAAGTCAATATCCTATGCGAATATTCAAAAGATGATTGTTGAAATAGTTTATTTCCAATTCGCACTCATAGCCAAGGTCGGTAAAGATTTTTTCTACTTCTTTTATCATTGCTTCATCATTACAACTAATTCGCGCGTGTTTATAAATATAACAAACTCCATCTTTAATGGCTTTTTTGATTTCTTTATTGATTCCTGAAATAAGAATTCTCTTTTGCTTTTTACAATCTTTTTTAAGTTTCTTTTCTACCCGAGCACGCGCTTTGCTTACTGGCATAATCATTAGTCATTCTCCTTATAGGGGTTCTTTTCCTCCCAAGAAACGAGCAATCTTACGATAGTTTCTCTATCATATGGGTCATATACAAAAACATAATGATAGCCCTCTTCTTTGAGGAGTTCTCCAACTTGGAGAAAAGCTTCTTTTGAATATTCTTCATGCGCGGTAAATACAATTGATGTTCGCCCACAAGAAATTTCTTCGTCAATCATTGTTTCTACAGCTTTGAGGATTTCATCCGTCTGTAGAAGGATAAGTTGTTCTTTCGCCAAGTCACTCTGGCAACGGGCTACATTTGCTGAAATCATTTTTTTTTTACCTCACTTGTGGTTCAAATGGATTTATAGGTTCCCAGCTAATATAAATTGTAAAAAATAAACCGGGGGCAACCTCGCGATTAACTTTATAAAAATATCCATTTTCTTTTAGGATTTCCTCAACATTATTGATGGATTTAGTAAAACATCTCTTGCGACTAGAAAAAGCAACCCGAGTTTCTCCGCGCGAAATGGCTTCTTCAATTAGTGTAGCAATTTCTTGGGTCATTTCTTCAGTTTCTTGTAGAACTTTTTCTTCTTCTAACGCAGTAGCTTTCTTGAAAGCTTCACTTGCTAAAATCATTGAACTTTATACCTCTTCCTAAATGGATTTTTCGTATCCCAAGAAATTTCCATTCTTGTGACTAAATACTTACTAAAATAATCATAATTATCATAAGAAAGCTTATAAGAAAGCTTATAAAAGTATCCTTTTTCCCTTAAAATTTCTCCCACACGAGTGAATGCTTCTTCCTTATATTCTTTGTTTGCGTGAAAAACCGCATAAGTTTCACCCGCAGAAGTCATTGTTTTAATTAGGTCAACTACGGTTTTAGAAATTTCTTCCGTTTGCTGTTTTAAAATTTCATTTTCTGCTAAGGCTGCTTGACGAAGAGCCTCCCTCGCGCTCATCAGTTCCATTTTTGTCCTCCTTCATAAAACAACTATAACCTTTTTTTTCACATTCAGGACGAAACAAACAATCATCGCACCGATTTCTACCAGAAACAATACAACACGCATACAGTAGCATTGCTAGAAATAATGCTACTGCACCACCAGCTATCCACCATCCCATTTACCAGTTATCCCCCCTTTTCAAGCCGTTTTACGGCAAATTGATAATCAGTGAAGGCTTTAAGCCAAGGAAGAACTTCTGGGTAATCGGCAAGGCGCATTCCAACACTAATAAGTTCAAAATCTCCATCACCATTTCCGCGCAGAAAAGCAATGGTAATACAGGACTTGTGGGTTTCGTTCCACTTTACTACTTCATAATTAGTATTGCTAATAGTCCTTACTTGATAAGTATCTTTGAACCACATTTAAATGCCCTCCAATACGTCAAATAGATAGTCCATTTCAAGCCCAAGCCAACTCTCAATAATGTCCGCAATCTGGTCATATCCACCACCCATATTGAGAACATCATCAATTTCATCTTGACAATTCATAACCTTTTCGCGCGCTTCGGCTTCAGTAATTCCATCACGCTTCACTAGGATTGAAATAATATTCATTCTTTTTTAAAAACCTCTTCCACTTATTATAGTCCCAATCAGCAGTAAACTTTTTCCAAGTTAGAGCATGGTCTTCGTAACACTTGAAAATGAAAGACTGAAAAGGCTTTGGAACATCAATAGACGCAACAAAATCTTTTCGCGCGCAATCCCAGAACTCTGAAGTGCAGTCGCGAAGCATTTCTGCTTCCTCGTTCATCTGTGCGAAAATTTCTTTCGCTTCTTCAATATCTTTCTCATATTGCGGGAAGTAATTAAGAAACTCTTTCACATCACCATTAAGAAGAATATCAAGGAAATCGGGACGTCCATTATTCGCCAGATGGTGCGCGAGAAAGTAAGTTGGGTTCTTTACCTTTACGCGATGCCATTCATTATCGCGCACAACATAGCCTTCTTCATCATCCTTCATATGAAGGGAAGAATTGACAATATCGTGGAAAGTTTCAAAGTTGTAGACCTTTACATTATCAATACGAGGGTCTGGAACGTAATGCTCTTCACCAGAAAAGTTATTGCGCTCTCCAAGATAATAAAGGTGATAACCAGTATATTGAATTACTACAGGGTTATCTTGGGTCGCAAGCTCATACATATAAGTACACATAGGATTCAGTCCATCAGTGAAAGTTTCCCAAGTAAGTCTATAGGTATTTAGCGCCTTCTCTACAAGAGAGAAGAAGCTCTTTCCATTGATAGAGACATCTCGCGCATCAATACAACCATTAGACGCGCAACGCCATTCGCCGTCGTAGTAGAAAGCCTTTACCAAAGAACCGTCTACCTTCTCATAAACGTGAAGAGCTCCATGGAGGCCGTCCGCTTCCGGCTGATTGAAATTGAAGAACCGATGAAACGGATGGCAAATTGCGTCCCAATTATTTACGCGTGAAAGGATAATTCCGCGCGCTTCACGCACGATAGGATTGAAACCATCGCTTACACCCTGCGTATACTTGAAAAGAACCAAATTGCCTTCTTCTTTGATATATAAAGAATACGGGGGCTTACGAAGCTCATCAAGAGAATGTCCCGCGCGCAAAAACTTTTGAAGCTCAAGTTCTCCCATATGCGTCCTCCTTCCAAAAGTCCCAAAAATCTTCCGCCGTGGCAATCAAGCAGTAAGAGCCATCTGCCACGTAATTCGTAGAACCATTGTATATAAAATCCCAAAAAACATCATAGAAATAGTCAGGAACGTCTTTCTCGCCGAAAAGAAGAAAACCACAAATTTTATCGCAAAACGAAAAACAAGCTTTCAAATCGTCGTTTTTAATTTCTACATAACCAAGAGCACGCTCAAGCCCGTTTGTTGCGATTTCTTCTCTTCGCGCTCGTTTGATTGTCTCAATAAATAATTCCTTATTTGTCATTTCATTCCCTCCCTCATCTTCTATGAATATTATACCTAAATCTGTGCGACAAGTCAAATAAAAAAGAAGCTAGATTACTGAATGTAATCTAACTTCTCATCAATATCCGTGGGAACATTTTGCGCCCACACATAACTATTCTTTCTGATGTATTCATTATATGTTGTGGCAGTACGATTTGCGCGCATTTTAGCCATTTCCGCCCAACCTTGCTTTTCTTCATTTGTACTATCTTTGTATTGTGTCCAAATAAGGAAGTCGCTTTGATAGGAAGCAATCATTGCGCGACAAGTATCCTCTACTTGCTTGAGAGTGTCATAGAGCGTTGCTTCATCAATTTTCTTATTGGCGTAATCTACCTTATTGCTTAAATAATGAAGAGGTAAATAAATCGCGCCAGAAACAATACAGATACATAGAAATACGAGAATAAACTTATTCCAAAATTCCATTATTGTTCTCCTTCATAATGAATAACCGGGTTACTAATTTCCATTGGCGTATCAGAATATAGATACTTCCCGTTCCACTCTATATAATTAGAATTAACATCAAAGAAAAAAATTCCACTTACATTTGTGCCATAAGTACCATCAATACCTGCGACTTCTCGTTCAATCACAGCATCACTCCCATTATACTTGTTTTGTTCATATGCTGGAAATAGATAAGAATTGAGCGAAGAAACCTTACCATCTACTACAAATTTACCTACAACTGCGCCATTATCACTTAAAAGAACAATATAACCAAGAGGGCGCTGAATCGCACAAGGAAGGGACAGAGCTTTTTCACGCTGACCGTTTACCCAATAGGCGCGCTTAATTATATTGTAGCGCTCCAACGAGTATTCAATGTCGGTAGGAACTGGTTGATTTTCAACAATATTTCCCGCAGCATTTTGTGCGGCTTCAATTTGAATGCGTTCTTGTGTTGGAACTGTATCGCAAGCAGTTAGAATAGCAACACAACTAACAAGAACAAGAATTAAACAAATAAATTTCTTCATTATTTATACCTCTCATTTTCAGATAGAAACGCAGCGAAAAGAATGCCAAGAACCATAACAATGATAATAATTGTACTTACATCAATCGTCATTTTCTGGTTCCTCCTTCCATACAATATTGGGGATGTCTAGTCCAAGAACATCACAAAGTTCATCTCCATCCATGAGATTATGGTGTTCCAATTCATAAGTGTTTTCTTCTGCGTAAAATTGAACTGTTTCTTGTCGCATCATTTCAAACATTAGTGGATCTACTTTACGCAGAATAGAACCTTTACCATATTTTACGCCAAAAATCTCAACGTCAGGTTCCATGTCATTTAGATATTCCTCATGTTTCTCGTCATCAAAATCATCATTTAGCCATTCATAAATTTCGTCAGAAAGCTGACGCTCACTAACTTGTTCACCAGTATCTTTCCAAATCCACATATTAATGTGCCTCCACATCTGCCTCATACATTACTTTGAGGCACGTCTTAAAAGTATCGTCCATTCGGTCAAACAGCTTCGTTTTCTTGAAAATATCCATATGGTGCGAGCAAAGCGCGGAAACGAACAAACCATAGCCCAACGTAAGATAACCCGAAACGCATTCGTGCGCGAAGTAGTGCGCGAAACCTTCCTCATCAAACGTCTGGGTAAGGGGCTTACCAATATCGTGAATAGAAGAAGCAAGAACTACGAGCTTCTTCACTTCGGGGCGAAGGTCTTCGCGCGCAAGAAGCTTCTCTACGTATTCGCTTGCTTCTCTCATATGCGTATAAAGTGAAAGCGTATGATGCTTATTCTTTTGATCGTAATCAAAAGATTGCGCGAGAGAAAAAACAAAGAGCGGGTCAATTTCATCGCCTTCTACAACGATGTCATCCCAACCCTCCCAGAAGTAAGGCGTCTGCCAAATTTTGACAAACTTCCAAATTACTTCTTCCGGGAGAGGACGTTCTTCTCGCTTTTGCGCGCGGTCAATGCAAGAATGAATGGGCGTGTTAAATACACGCGCGACAAGACGAACGCGCGAACCATATTTTGCGCGCAACTGGTCGCAAAAAGCAACACGACGCTTTGCTACAACATTCGTAGCGTCATAGAAAATGGTCTGTTCGTCGCGCTCAACTGCTTCGCAAAGTCGCCGCCACATAAGGCGAAAAACCTTTTCAGGCTTTTCCTGAATGGAAGCATCGCCATAGAGTTCGCGACGAATTTCATCAGAAGAAATCCATACGCCAGAATGGGTCTGGCAATAAGTAGACTTCGCAGAACAGGGAACGCCCACCATCATCTCAATCGTCGTCATCTTTTTCCTCCATTAGGTCTTGAAAATTAGAAGTAATCATTTCATAATATTTGGATGGCAAGTTTTCTGTTCTATCATAATAAATAGAAAGCCTATCCATGTCCGCAAGAAGTTTTTCCTTATCTACGGGCGCGTGATTGAACCGAATATTTCGTGCGTTTTCTGTAAAGTTCCCGCGCCATGCGTTTTCCGTTAGATAAAAATGAGAAAGACGAACATGGTCTAGCAGGTCAACAAAATATTGCGTCCGCGCCATATGTTTTATATAAGTTTCTACACTATCAGCTTTATCTGCGTTATCAAGAGAAGCCTTGAAACAGCCACGAATGGAGTAATAGAATTTCTTGCTTCGTCGCGCGACAATATCACTTGAAATCGCGCGCAAATAATGCCAAAGAAATTCAAAGTCTTGGGAATAGAATTGCTTATCTACGGAGAAAAGAAGTTCAATGGCATTGAAATTTCCGTCAAGGATAAGCTTTGTAAATTTTCTTATATCCCAACTCTTCTTGTCGGATGCTTCTTTCTGATAGTAAAGGTCATAGAAGGATGGCATCACAATTTCATAGTAATCTTTATCGCTATTTGGCCCATTTAGTCCATAGTTCTGCGAACCGTAAAGAATTTCACCAAGCACTCGTCTATTCGTATTCATATCTTTATGACTTCCTTATCTTTTTTCTATAACTATTATACTTGGTTTTGCGCGCAAAGTCAATAAAGAAAATAATCAATTTGAGATAAAGATGAAACCAATTTTCAATATAATTTGTACTTGACACGAAACATTTCCTACGAATGGAGGTGGTTGATATGCCAACATCAATTCTTATGTATATAATTCAAAACGAGAATGAAATTCCCGCGCAAATTATTCCTAATACAGCATACTATATTCCAAGTAAAAAAGAAGTTCGTATATTTGATAATATGAGAACTGGGTCTGTCTTCAAGTTAGATGAACCCGTACCAGCGAAAAATAGTGAGTTAGAAGAACGAATGGAAGTATGCGAGAAGAAAATTGATAAGGTGTTCAAATATTTGACAAGTTTTGGAGGAGAAAATGAGTAATTCTATTATAGAGATGTTGGAAAAGCAAATTCTTGAGGTTCCTGATGAAGAAATTAGGAAAAGAATGGAAAATTTTGGTTTTCCAGAAGAAAATGTAGATTATATCATGGAGTGCGTGAGTAACTCGCGCAAAAAGTATGAAACGCCGAAAGACGCGTCCGGCGATTCAGATAAATAAATTATTGGAGGGATAATAATGGATATGAATACAAGCATGGGTTCCGGTCTTGACTTTGCTACTTTTATGAATAGCGCCCTACGAAATAATGGTGACGATATGTGGGGTGGCAACAATGGTTTACTCTGGATTTTCCTACTTATTTTGCTCGGTGGCGGTGGCTGGAACTTTGGCAATCGTGCAGGTAATTTAACTAACGATGCTGCGATTACTGGCGCTCTTGATGCGGCCATACAAAAGGCAAGAGCAGATGGTCTCGGTGAGCAAGCTATCATGGATGCTATCAGGGGCAACCAAACCGCAATTCAAACTCTTGCTACCACTTTTAATACTGATATTGGCAATGTTCAACAAGCTCTTTGCACGCTAAACGGTGGTATTGATAAGTTGAGCGGTCAAATTGGTTTGAGCGGTCAGCAAGTTATTAACGCAATTCAAACGGGCAATATGAGCCTGACACAACAGTTAATGAGTTGTTGCTGTGATATAAAGTCTCTCGTATTGGAGCAAGAAAATAATGTCCGAATGGCGACAATGGAGCAAACTAACACTTTAAGTGATAGAATGCGGACTGGTTTTGCGGAAACCCATCAACTACTTGATACTCAAACCGCACAAATGGTTGCTGGATTCCAAAGCATCAAGGATATGTTTACGCAGAACAAGATTGATACGCTACAGGCTACTGTTACTGAACTACAAAACAATGCGAACAATAGTGCGCAAACCGCATATCTACAAAACTATGTAAATAGCCAAGTTGCTCCTATTCAAGCCGCGGTAAACACTCTTGTTAATCGCGTCCCAAATACTCCACAACCAGCGTATTTGGTAAATACTAATACAAGCTGTGGCGCGAATTATGCTTATGGTAATGGTTGTGGTTGTGGTTATACTGGCGCTTAATTTCGGGTGGGTCTGCCACCAAGGAGTTGACTAACATGTATCAAGTCTATAACAAAACTTCCACCGAGTATGCTCAAAACGCACCAATTGTTTTTAACACTACAAAATTTACGGATTGCCGAGTAACAAATACTTCTGGCACAACGTTTTCTATTCGCGCGCCCGGACGCTATCTTGTTTCTTTTAATGGAGTTGGTAGCTCCACGCAAGCAACAAGTCCGTTCACTGTAGCGCTTTACCAGAATGAAGTGGCGCTACCAGAAACAACTACAACTGTGTATTCTACCGCGGCAAATGACGTTGGCGCGCTCACTTTCTCTACGATTGTGAACGTGTTGCCGTCTTGTGTATCAGTAAATAATCAGGCAAACCTTCAAGTTGTAGCTACTTCTGCGAATAGCGGAACAATGACGAATGCTAATTTGGTAATTTATAGGTTAAAGTGAGGTGAGCGTCATGATGAGAGTAGATGAAGCACTTCTAATGAGATGGAAAGACAGGTTGTGCGATGAGATTGATGAAATCTACCATGAGGAAGATTGGACGCCACAACACGCGAAATCTATGAAAGAAATGTTAAGTAGTGTTGAAAAAATAATTTGTATTATAAAATGTGCGAAAGAGATGGATGAGAGTGGAATGTAGGGGAAGCCATTAGGCTTCCCCATTTTTTTGTTGTTTTAGCATTGCACGAACTGCTTCCTTGGAGGGGGCGCGACCGCACCCCTTACTTTCAGGGCAATAGAGTAGAAAATCACATTGCGGGACAAGCTCTTCTGCCAGAGAAGGGCAATACTCTGCGACGGCTTGCTTCATTGCTTTCGCGACATTGCGAATTTCTTCCTGCGCGCGCACGCAAAGACGCTTGTGGCAAAACTGAATCAGGGCTTCTGGAGTTAGTCCTAAACAAAGTGATGTAGTGGTTGCGCGAGGAAGAAGGGCGTTTACTTCTTCATTCACTTTGTTCTTGTCTTCTCCATCCTCAAGAAGAATATCTCTAATACGCGAACGGGCATCATCAAGTTGTGCCATAGCACTTTTGTAGATTGCGTAAGCACTCGGACTGTCCTTAATAATAGAAGGAGTATAATATTTAAATCCCGATTCATCTACATAACGAAAAGAAAGGCAATTTTTTACCATATTATTAGGATTAATGTCAGTCCATGTTTCAAGGCGACTAGAGAAAGACCAGTTGTCCATTTCATTTGGTGGACAAAACGTGCCAATTTCATGTCGCATTATTTGTTCTGCTGTTCCGCGAGAAATGTCTTCAATTAGGAATTTAATATACTCCGCGCGCGAACCAGACATATGACCAGATTTCGCGCAATGACGACCTACGGATTCTTCATGGCCCGGACTAGTATTATAACAAATACGAGCGAATTCCCCATGATTTTTGTAGAGTTCTTTAACCGTGTCTGGATTTAAAATAGTAATTTTCATATGATATAATTCTCCTTTATTGACTATGTTCTACCGCCTCTTGAAAAGAAAGGAAAAAGTGAATGCCATGACTGCACGTTTCTCTACTTTCGTTAAAACTATCAGCGTAAGCCATTTGCCCGCGCGTGTAAACGAAATTCCCATCATATCTGGAATATTCATGGGTTAGATTTGAGAGTGGTTCGCCCTTTTTATTGTAGAAACCAAGAACAATAGCCTTGTCCGCGCGACACTTGCGCGAAAAACCAGAAATTCGGCGTGCGTCTGCGGGAATTTCAAGTTCTACAATAATGTCATGCTGAAGTTGCTTAAAACCAATGAAAGAGCCTTTTTCGGGGCAAGTTGGCAGAAGACCAAAGCAATCACGTATGATGGAGTAAGTTAGGGCGCACTCATCGGCCGTGTTTCCTTCGGAAAAAGAAGAAGAACAAAGTGTATCATATTCAGAATTAGAATTAAAGAAAGAGCAATCACAAAAAAAAGAATTAAATATTCTATTGTTGATAGAATCGCATTGTTGAGCTGAAGAAAATGAGAAAGAACATTCTTCAATAGAGCTTGACACAATTTTACAATTCTTAAATTGACAAAGATTAAAGTGGCATTCACTAAAAATAGTAGAAATGAATTGGCAGTTTTGGAATGTAACTTCGCGGAAAATACATTCATACGCGGTTTTATAACCTAGTTCCATGCGGTTTCTCCTTTCAAAATTTAAGATAGTAGACTTTGACAATAAAAAAATGCTTATAATATGCGCTCTTCGGCAAACCCATTTTCCGTGGTGTAAAAAACTTTGCGAACTCCCAAATCGCGCAGCAAATGAAAGCAGGAACGGCATGGGCGCGCCATGGCAAGTTTTCCGCTTTTCAGTTCGCGATAAAGGTAAATCTGAACGCGCGACCAATCCAATGAATCGCCAAATTTCCAGCGCAGTCGCTGGACAAGAACGGTTTCTGCGTGTGACTTTTCCGGCAGGGTAGGGTTGTAGTAGCGGTATTCATTGTAGCGCGCTTGGAGGGGAGAAGTTTTATCGGTGTTCCATGCTTCTGCAACAATGGAACCCTTATAAACCGCGATTGCCCCTATGCGGGGTGCGCTTCCTCGGCGAGTGTAGTCGGATTTGAGAGAAGCCTCGCGCGCAAATTGAAAAAATCGTTCGTTCACTTTATCTCCCCCTTTGTTAAAATTATTATAGCAAAAAAAGAAGGGGAAGTCAACCATTTAGGTTGCTTCCCCGTTTTTGGCGGTTTGTAGTTCGGATGAAGGTGATTGATTGGAGTTTGCGCTTTCCGCGCCCTCCAACTTATCTAAAACATTATGTAATTGGTCTATATAAAATTGAATCGCTTCGGCAATTTGAGCTTCTGTCTTTTTGGTAATTGTAATAGTGCCCTTTTGCCATTTACTAATTGTAGACTTATCTAATCCGGCTCGTCTGGCAATCTGTGCGGCAGGAATGCCCCAACGAATTAGGAGTGCGGTTTTCTCGTAAGTATTCATAGTCCTCCTTCGTTGAGGGCTAAAACCGCGAGAACGGGTTGCCTCAACTTTTCAACATTATAGTTGAAGGAGGATAGGAGTCAGAATCTTTATATAGGGCAACTCCAAAAAAAAAAAATAGAATGCGGAAAATAGTGTTATGGGAGAAGGGTTAAAAATTAGGGAGAGAAAATGAGAGAGTGAAATGAGAGTAGCGCAATTTGCTTCCCAACTCAATTCTCTAACTTCTTCTCGCGCGAAGCAACCCTTCCCCTCTGGGGAGGGTGTTGCGAGCGCCAGCGAGCAACGCCCTGGGGTTACTTCTTGGCAGAGAAGTAACCCATTTTTTTTATACCCTATGAAAATTTTGGCCCCTCTGGGGGTATGTGGAACTATATAATAGTTCCGCATACCTCGGGGAGGGCCAATTTTATTTGTAAATATTTTTTTCTATACTCTAATTCATCATCTTGGTTTACATCTTGCTTTGACGCGCGTTTATAAATAAATTCACAAATTCCATTCTCCCTACAAAACTTTACTACAAAATCAAAAGTATAGTTGAAGTTCTGCTTTCGGTTAGTCAAACCCCTCTCTTTCAATTCCTCTAGCCATTTCTTTTTCTTGCTTTCGGTCAGCAATTCACCATTCTTATCGCGGAAAAATTCGGTCAGTATATCAACCTTCTCATCCTCTTGCGAATTGATGAGATGAAATACATCTGCATATTGTCCATAAGTTTCGCGCAAGAAATTTTCATCCGTTATGTTGTCTCTAATCAGCCGGAAACTTTCACTCTTTGTTAAAATAAAGGCAAGATAATTTTTCGCTATTTCATACTGTTGAGTTTCTGGATTGAACCATATTATGCCTGCTTTCTTAGAACCCCGCATTCCTTTGTAATAGCCTGCCAAGAATGATTGGTCTGCTTCCATTAGTTCTTGAAGTTCTTGCAAAGTGTGAGTTAGCGCATTTTGAATGCTTCTTTGCGGGAGATGAATAAAAACTTCTTCTACATTATTTCTATAGCGGAAAATTTTTTGATTTATAGTAAGTGGATATGTATCTTCTATAAATACAAAATCAAGGTCTACATCATAGAGACTGATACCTTCTTGGCCCGCGGAAGTCATAAATAAGTAATCTACATTCGCGGGAAAGCGCCCAGCCAACAAAGCTTCCCTTACTGTTTCTTGCCCGTCTTGTTTTCTTTGTCTTTCTAATAAGTCAGCATATTGTCTAACATTGATAGTAAGTTCATGAGAGCCATATTCATCAAAGAATTCAGGGTCATCGTCTCTTGTATCTTCTTTCTCTACTATTTGTGTAGTGTTTTGCTGGCTTACATAAAAAGCGCATCTTTTACCCATTTCGGTATAAGTTTGATAAGCTTGAACCGCGCGTTTAGCAGATAGGATAAAGAATAAACCTCTTTTCTTTTCTGTAAAGAAATGATGAGCTTTGCGCGCGATAACTTTATCTACTGTTTTTGAACTAATAGATAAATACATTTCTTTTGCGGTGTAGCGGACGTATGCTTCACTCAAATCTGGAAAAGTAAGCTTGAATTCTTTTTCTTTGTCAAAATATTTATTAGCAAAAGAAATAAATTCAACATCACTTGCGGTAATATAGATTTGAAAACATAAGGATTTTTTTAACCATTCTGCTAATGGTGCGGTTGTGCGGGGCGCAAATTCCGCATCACTAAAAAGAGAATGGGCTTCGTCAATAATTATGATGTCATAGAAAGAAAGGTCAATTTGTGAAGCGCGAGTAAATTGAAGAAAATAGTAATTGGAATTTACATTTTTTTGTCTCAATTGGTCTCGTGTTGCGCTCCTACTTTCTATGACGAGTATTTGAGGCTCTTTTTTATTTAGTTTGCGCGCGAAAAGCTGATAAATACGGGGGTCAGTTAGTGCGGTTGTTTTGCCTAATCCACATCCTCCATTTACTAATGGGCTACATATAAAATTAGAAAAATCCATTTCTTCCAACTGATGATAGACTGCTTCAAATACATCAGCTTCATTCTTCTTTATTTCTCTCATTTCCATTTTCTCCTAAAAGTAAGAAAACAACTTTCTCATATAGTTCTGCCCGAGGGAATGAACGTCCTTCAATCCAGTCATGAATAGAACATCTACCTACTCCGATATTGCGGGCAAATTGAGAATAAGAAAGTTGGTGTTCTTTACAATAACGTTTGACTTCACACGGGAAGTCTTTCGTGTATATCCATTTCATTATTTTCCCTCCGGGTGCTGATTTATTCATCACTTGCGTAAATAAGGTAGATTTCATATCCTTCTCCTATATCCACTTTCCGCTTTATTATACCATAATTTTCCCGCGGGTTCAAATACTAAACGGGGTAGGATATAGGAAATCCGGGGCTTACCTCAAACCCAGCTCCCCGGTCAGTTTTCAAAAATGAAATGCGGGATTTAGAAATGAAATTCCATTTTGTATAGAAAATGAAATTGCAGAAGTCCTAATAACCGGACTTTGCGCCGTAGAGTCCAGAAATCCACTTCCAGACGTATTTAATACCACTTCAAAAATTTTTCTCTAACAGATAAACGAAAAGAAGAGAAATCATCGCTCTGAAGTGGCTTATTTCGCTTCCTACGATACGTTTTTTCTGGCCGGAAATTCCCAGAGAAGAGATGAGTGCTTTGCCCGCCCACCCCTTTTGTTGCTCCGCGCGAAAACGCGCTTCGCAACAAAACCCCTCCCTTGCGGGAGGGGCTGTTGCTTGCGCTTTCGGTTCGGTTTCTAAATGATTGACATAGAGAGCAAAGTGTGCTATACTTGAAGAGGAGAAGAATAATATGGGGAGAGAAAAGTAAAGATGAAACCATAAGAATGATTTATTCTAAACTGGAAGCCTTCTCCAAATCAAGAATATAGATTGGAGCGCGCGAATAGTAAGGAGAAAATTCAAGTTCATCTTCTGTTTTATAGAATAGGCCAAATGCCATTAGTTCTTTCTTTGCTTTGCCATAATCAGTTCCGTTATCTAAATAATATTTACAAAAACGTGCGCGAGAAAGGGGAATAAATTTTTCTTCTTTCCAATTATATTGTTCTTGAAATAAATAAACAAGAAAAGTAAAGGTTGCGGGCGAAGCATTATGCCTTGTTAAAAAAGCGAATGTCTGCTTAATTGCTTCTTTATTTATTTTTCCTTTTATAGCGAAAGCGATTTGTCTATAATAAATTATATTCTTATTTGTGCGATAAATCAATTTCTTACCTCCGTTTGCGCGAAACGCGTTTAGAATTATTATTTCTTCTTTTAGAAGAAAAATACTTTTGAAAAAAAGCAAAAGTTATTTATTCTACTTTTGCTCCTATTATGTTCTCGTTCTTTGCTTTTGTCCTTATAGAAAAATCAATTATTGATTACCTTTTTTGCTTGATAAAGAGGATTGCTTATTTATTCAATTTTCCTTTTACATCAAATTCTACTCTTGTTTCGTCAATCTTTTTCAAATAGCCTTTTTCAATTAGCTCTTTCTCCCCAAGTGAAGCAGTTTTTTGATCTGAAATATTCCATAACTCACGGAATTCCGCGCGCGAAAAATAATAAATCTCGCTATTTTGTTCTTGCGCTTTGAAGAAACAATATAAATAAAGATTGAACGCTACTCTATTCAAATGCGCGCCCGCAAATTGAATTAGACTAATTGCTTCTTCCTTAATAAATGGAACTTCATTTGAGTAAGTAAGAACTTTGGAACCTTTTCTTTGTTGTGCGCTAAAAGTTGGAAGTTCTCTATTATAACCTTGTTTGATAGAATTATAATAAGAAATCCAATATGTTTCTAATTCGTCCAGTTCCTCTTTCTTGCATTCTTGAATTACTTCAAAAGTAAAATCGTCAATGTTTGTGCTTTCCGCGCGGGCCTCTTCATACCATCCCGGCATTGTTTGGTAATTTTGCTTATGTTGTCGCCAGCGTAAAGCGATGTCTTGACTTTGGCCAATGTAGACTTTATTGTTATTTTTATTTGTGATTTTGTAAATACCTGTAATTCGTTGATTTTCTCTCATTTTATTTATCCTCCAATAAAGTTAGTTGCCAAACAATTTCCAGTATTTTGACTTCAACTTTATCAGAAGAAGGCAAAGTAATTTGCCATTTTGACTTCATTTCTAATTTTAGTTTGGCTTTTGATTAGAAATGAAACGTTTGGGGAAGTTTTCGCTTTTACGCTGTCAAATATTTGACTTCCAGCTTTTTCCGCACGAAAATCCCAGCTCCTCGTGGTTCTGTCAAATCCCAGCTCCTCGCGCGTTTAGCGCCGAAACCCAGCTCCTTGACAAGTTCCAGCTCCCAGCTCCTGCGCCGGACGGGCAAGCCGTCCGTCGCGAGACCCTTCGTTTTCCCTTGGTGTATAATTATTATAACGCAATTTCCTACTCAAGTCAAGGAATTTAGTGTGGTAAAGTGGTGAAGTGTAGCAAGTTGCACAAAATGTTAAGGGAGGGTAATGGGAAATTGGACGTACAGAAATTGATAACATAGAATTAACTTGACTTTGCGCGCGGAGTGTGATATACTTTAAGTGTAAGGAGGGGAAGTAATGGATACGAATGGATTAAATGCTTTTCTTTATTTCTGCGATGGAATCAATTGCAAGGGTTGCCCTTTTGAAGGGGAAGAAAATTGTTCGTTAGTTTTTTCACATCTTGATTCTGAAGAAAAATTAGAAAAACTGGAAGAAATGGTTCTTCTAAAGATAGAGTAATGGAGGGAAGAGAGGAATGAAAATGAATAAAAATCTTTTGCCTACCTTTGACTTCCTTTGTTTTGAATGCTGCGATTGCGCGAACTGTCCGTTTGATAAAGAATATCAGTATTGTTGGAAGGAATGCCAAGAAGAATTTCGGAATCTTCCTCTTGACGAACAAATAGACAAGATAAATGAAATGGCGAAGAATTTTGAAGGGAGTAAATAAAAAATGATTATTTCTTGGGAAACCGCGAAAAAAGCAATGGACACTCTTGCAGAGCATTTCTATAACTACCTTTCTTCCTTTGTGGTAGAACTTGACCCGAATGACAAGGAAGCAGAAGATTGGCTTGTTGAACGCACAAACGAGTTTGTCCGTCTTGCCTTTCCTCCGCTGTGTGAAGAGATTGGGATTGATGGAATTGAAGAAGAGGAATAATCCTCTTCTTTGTTTTTGTGTAAATAGAAATTGGACGTACAACAATTCTTTACAAAAAATAAACGCGGTTTCCCGCGCTTATTCATCCGTACAATATTGCGAAGCACAGAAAATCCCACTCGGCAGAGATTCTTTCTTTTCTATGGTGTTTGTAATCGTGATTTCTTCTTCTGGCACGAACTTTGTTTTTCCATACCACTGCTTCGTGAGTTTGCCGTTCTCCATACAAAGAATACAATCTTCACAAATCAGAAAGAAAGTGTCTTTTCCTACCCAAACTCCGAACATTTTATTTATCCTCCCTTACTTTTACTTCAATGCTAATCTGGTCTTCCGTGTAAACGTCTGTAATCATTTCATCGTCTGCGAGTACATCCTGTTTTCGGAGGTCTTCCATGAACTGCGAAATAGAGAGGGTAAAGTTCGGCATACGGAATGCGCGACCGTCATAATAACAGTCAGTAATGCTTCCATCTTCATCATACTCAATGAGAGCAGAGCCTTCCGCGCAAATAATAAAAAGGCGATATGAGGTACGGAAGCCGAAAATTTCTTCCATAGTAGAATATTCATTACCCTGAGAATCTCTTGCGGCGATAATCTGCTTAATCTTCATTAGTCTTCAAAACTCCTTTCAGTCAGATAGATAACATCCTTAACAGAGGAATAATCACTTTCTTCAAATTCTTTAAGAAGCTCTTTATTCTTTTCCCAAGAAAAGAAGAAATCTTCAAGAAAGCTCTGCACATATTCAATAGCGTTTTCGCGCAATCTGAAGTAGTGACTTTCATTGTATTGAGGAACAAAGACTTCCCAAAACATTTACTCTACCTCCACTTCTTCCAATCTAATCATGCCATCATCTGCGCTCCAATCTTCCATGAATCTTTCCTTTTCCTTCTCAAAGAACTTTTGTTCATTCTCAAGGAAGAAAACTCGGAAGTATTCTTTAAAGTAATTAAGAGCGAACTCTTTTGCGTCATCTTCCCGCGCGAAAATCCGAATGACATCTTCCGTCAAATCCTGAAATACCCAAATGCTCTTCATAATATTTACTCCCTTCTGTTGATGTATATATTATAGCATGAGATAGACTGATTGTCAAGTTAAGAGTTTGTTATGCGATTTTGGACGTCCGAGAAAGATTTACGCCGATTTTACTCGGCGTACTTGTCCTCCCATACTAACGTACCATCTACGACGATTACTTCATCATCACTAAAAAAACCATCAATTTCTCCGGTCATAAGATGAACGACCGTACTTTCGTCTTCGCCCGCAACTTTCATATAAATATCATCGCTTTCGGGATTGTGAAAAAGAGTGCCGGGTTTAAGTTCCCCAAAACAAGCGCGCTTCGGCTCAGTCTTTTTTTCAAACTTCATTTTCTTTTTCCTCCATTTCGTCGTAAAGTTCTGCGAAGACTTTATCCATGAAATCAAAAAGTTCTTTCATCATAGCATTATGCTCTACCCGGATACGTTCGCGAATTGCTTTAGAAATTTGTCTCTTCCGTTTATTCATTCTCTTCTTCTTTCTCCTTGTGCTTGATTTTCGGGTTCTTCTTCTTGTTCGGAATAACTTGAGTGGTGGGGCGAATATCGCCCCATCCTTTTCTCGTTTTACGGTCAGCTTCCCAAGAAAGTTCCGCTACGGTTTTACTCGTTCTCATCTTCATACTTTACTTCCTCAAACTGGCGAGCCATCGTGGCGCAAACCTCAAGTTGCTTCTGTTCGTTCAAGGTATCAAAATCCATTTGGTCATACGGATTGCCGCAGTAGCAATCATCCTGAAAGCGGCACTTCTCGCAATCTGTATTATTACAGAACGCATTGAAAATCTCTTTGAGTAAGTCTGAATTGGAGTACTCATAGCGCTCAATCATGGCGTAAACATCCTTTTTGATGTGCGCCCGCGCGTCTGCTTCCGTGGGGTAGAAAGTCGGGTCAGTGAAATACCTGTTTTCTCCGTCTGGGTTATGGTAGTGAATGATGAAATACTCTTTCATGATTTTGTCCTCCCTCATTTACTGAAATCATTATAGCATGGATTGCGCGATTTGTCAAGTTAAGAGTTAGTAAATAGAATGCGGACGTACAATTTTAGTTTACAAAAAAATAAAGCGCCCATTACTGGACGCTATCTACCATTACGAAAATCTGAAAATCATTATAGTTATTGTAAATGTTCTCCGAAATATCCTGCGTAGCGTAGGGCGAAAGAATGTAAGCATTACTATTATTATCAGAATAAATCAGCATAGTGTAATTACCATCGCACATTTCGGCGAAACTACAAACCGCAATACGGAACGCATTATCATATTCAGTGGGGTCATTTTCAAAAGTTTCGGGCTTGACTTCCCAGTACTCAAACTTATAATCCGTGCGCTTCCACGCAATCAGCATAGAGCCATTGTCCTCAACGAAAGTAAGTGTTTCGGCAGGAACATCAAGTCCAAGCGCGTCTTGCGACGACACAATGGGCTTTTCGCCGACTACCGCTTCAACAGAGAGCGAAACTGGATAAGTCTGCGTTGCGGCGAAAGCAGAGAACGAACTGAACATTAGAATGACAAGCAGAACCGAAATAAACTTTTTCATTTTTTTTCTTTCCTTTCTTTACATAGACTTCACAAAAAGGGTTGCTTCTTTCATTCCCTCATGTGTCAAAGAAGGGTATGCCACTCGCGCGGAAACCGTCTTATTAAGAAGGCAAGAAGGAATTTCCCTTGGCTTGCCTTCAAACAGAGACTTCATCGTGGCATGATTGATAATGGAGACTGCGCAAACGCGGTCATAGTTGGAGAGCGTGGACTTTACATTCATTTTACTCTTCCTCCACATCTGTGTATTGATTCCAATAAGTCTTGGATTCATTAAAAGCATCAAGAATACCACGAATGCGTCTGAGTTCGTCCAACTCAATCAATTCGCTCGTGTCCGCGCGAATGATGCGATCGGTATGACGGAGTTCAAGAGCTTGTTGTACTTTCTGAATGAATTGCGATGCTTCACGAAGGGCTTGGAGTTCTTTGTCCGTAACGGAGATGGTGGCAAAATTAACAATGTTGAACGTCATTAGCTTTTCCCTCCTTCATTTGATGTATTTATTATACATCAGGATTGCGGTTTTGTCAAGTTAATTATTTATGAAGAAGTTGCGGACGTACAGAAAACATTTATATAAAATTACCCTTCTTTTTAAGAAGGGCTAAAAAGGCTCCGGAAAAGGTTGTCAAGATATTCATAAAGGTCATCAATCATGGCTTCAATTACTTTAGCGGGAGGGAAATCCTCAACCTCAATAGCGTTCTTGAGATAAAGCTCAATTTCTTCTTGGGCTTTGTCACGGTCTTTTCTTACGTCCGATAGCTTAAAGATGTTATCGTTAAGTTGTACTGAACAAAAATCCTCAAAGTCAATAGAACAACCCGCATGGATAGTAATTTTCCATTTATAATCGCGCCAAGTAGTAATCTCCATTATTGAATTATCCTCCCTTTTTTGATATACTTATTATAGCATATTTGATTGGGCTTGTCAAGTTAAGAATTAATGAACAAAAAACGAACGTCCAATTTATTTTTACATAAAATTAAAGAAGGGGATTACTCCCCTTCCTGTTCCTTTTCCTTCTTCTTTGCGCGCTTCTCTGCGTCCTTCCGTGCCTTCTCCGCGCGCTCCTGCTTACGCTTTTCTGCCTTGTCCTTCTTTTCCTGCCACTGGGCGAGCTTTACGTCCAGTTTTTCCTGCGCGGTCATATCTTCATCTACCGCGCCTGCGACGAACCGAACTTCACCGAGACGCTGAATGCCGTTATCATCTTCTACAATGATGTAGAAAGACTGGTTGCTTCCCTGAATGAAATCGGGATTGTTCTTGATGCCGAGACGGTTCATCATAGCCTCGCGAACGGTGGAATCAGTAATAGCCTTGGAAATAATCATAGGGCAGTTTCCTTTCTGGTTTGTAAGTGTTTTCCTTCACTTCTTGATTATATTATACCATAGAAAAAGTTATTTGTCAAGTTAAGAATTGATTAACGGTCGTAAATTGATTTTACTTGAAATGAATGCGGATACGCTTCATTCATCACTTGAAACCAATTATTATATTGACTATTTACAAAGAAAACAATACTTTCAGGAATTCCGAACAATTCATAATAAACTACAATCAATTTACTTCCCTCCGTTTCTGAATATATTATACCAGAAAATTTGAAAATTGTCAAGTTAAGAATTCGCGAAGAGAAATTGTACGTCCAAGAACAGTTTACAAAGAATTAACCTCCCTTTTACAGGAGGTTAATCAAACGCTTTATGTAATTTTCCAATTTCCTTCTATAAGAAGTGCCTTCTTCGTAACATTCCTTTCTTTCATCCATAACATTTAGTACTTTTCTAATTCGTTCCTCTTTCGCGTTTTTCTGCGTTTCCAGAAATTCAACAGTAGTGCCAAGGTTACGAAATGGAAAAGGTTCAATTCCCACGGATACCGCATGACGCTTCAACATTCGCGCAAGAAGTTGCGCTTCAATTTCCGCATCATTTAGGGCTGTATGTGCTTCTTCAAAACCGTAATTTTCCGTCAAGTACCTGAAAGAAGTTTCTGCGCTTGTTTTGAAAAATTCCCCGGAAGCACTCAACATATCTCCATCAAGACAAGCATTCTTATATTTTACCGTATTGATGAGATGTTCGCAAGCCATACCCCATACATCAAAAAGCGGATATTCATTTCCACGGAAGTTAAAGACGTTCGGGTTATATTCCTTTTCGGGGTTCTTCTTATATGGTTTGTTTGCGATGTTCCAACAGATAGTTCGCTGGATTGCTTCCCATTCTTGATAATTCGGCGAGTAGAGTTTGGAAATGTAAAGTTCCGTGAAAGGAATTGCCTTTTTGAAGTCAAACGCGCTATTGTAGGCACCAACGAAATTCACTGTTTCCAAGTCGCGTGAAAATTCTCCCATAGCTTCGTTCCAATTCATCAAGCGTGTTTCCTCACGCTTCAACATTTCAAGATAGATTGGACGCTTATCTGCGTAATAAGCCGTGTTAAAAATTTGTGGGACTGCGAAAGTTTCCGTAATGAGCGCTTGAAATTTTTTCTGAACGTTTCCGCTCCGGTCAATGATAACATATGCGAAATCATAAATTAGCGGACGAGCGATTGCGATTTTCTTTTTCTTCTCTGCATCGCCGTTTGCGATTTCGTTTGCGATTGAAAGAGTTGCCGTTTCGCAATCAAGCACCAAGTAAGAGAGCTTCTTTCCCATCGGGTTTTCATCCTTTCTTCGGTCTTTTCCTTGACCTTGTATTTATTTTATCACAACACCCCTATTTTGTCAAGTTAATTTCTGGTAAACCAAACTTGGACGTACATTTTTTCTTTACGAAAAAATCACCTCTGGTTTACCAGAGATGATTCATTGCGTAGTCAATGATACAAAGTTTTCCATGAAGGAATCCGATATTTCCTTCGTGAAGGTCACAAATTTCGTCTACGAAAGATTGCTCGTTGTAGGTGAGTTCATCATACCATCTTCTTGAATGTTTCATGCTTGCGTATACGCTTGCGCGAGGATAGATATAGAAATTCATTCTCTTATACTTGAACCGAGTGGGCTTTGCGAGAAGATATTCCATTCCAGAATCGCAAGCGTAGTCGTAAAATTTCATTTCCTGTTCACACCCGCCATACGTGTCGGGACGGCCAGTATCAATCTTGATAACGTAGTCGCTCGTGATAATGGCAGTTCGCGCCGCGCCTTCTTCAACTTTAACTCTACGGCGCGGATGAAGAGAAAGATATTCCGCGACAATATGACGAACACCATAGCTCTTCTCAAAAGTGTTCTTGCCTTTCACCTCGTAAAGCTCTTTGATGAAATCCATTGCGCGTTCTTCGTAAGTTCTCATTGGATTATCTCCCTTCGGTTTGCTTTCTGGGTATATTATAGCATGAGATAGTGAAGTTGTCAAGTTAAATCTATATGAAGGAAAAGTGGACGTCCAAAAAGGGTTTACGGACTCTTAACTTGACTTTTCGCGCGGGAAAGTGTATAATATAGACATCAAGAAAGGGGAGGACACTCAAATGAAGATGTTTGCTTTTTACCTAATTTATGTCAACGCAATTGCGAATAAGGAAGAATCCGAGCATGGATTTGTCTGTGCGGGAGATTTGGCAGAAGCAACTGCAAAGATTAATAGCATCTATGGAGAAGAGATTGAGGAAATTCGGCTGACGATGTACGAAGGATTTGACCTTGGTGTCATTGAGAAGGACGCGCTTGATTCGGCGCAGGAGTGGTTTCAGAGAATGGAGCAGGCATAAGCCTGCTTTATTTTTTTGTAAAGAGATAGCGGACGTACAGAATGAGTTTACATAAAAATAAAGAGGATTATTCATCCTCTTCAAGAAGTGCGTCAATAAACTTCTTCTTTACCTGAAGGAACCAACCGCGCCCAACTTCTGTTTCTGCGCCTGCGCGCGATGCCGAATAGAACCAAGCGTCTGTCCTACTTTAATGGTAAGCATATCGTCATAGCAACCAATGTAAAGCCCGCCTTTAACATCTTCGGAAACCCAGTAGTTATTATCCTTCAACATTTTATTTTCTCCTTGCTTTCATTTGATGTATACATTATATCATAGAGAAGAGCAAATGTCAAGTAAACTTTTGATGAAGCAAAAATGGACGTACATTTCTTTTTTACAGAAAATTAAAGAGCGCTTTCGCGCTCTTCTTATTCCCAAAAGGATTCATTTCTATCTGCGTTGCGGAGGACTTCTGTGATAATATAACGGGCGCAATTCTTGATACCGATTTCAAAAACATTTTCTGCGTCCTTGAAGTCTGTAGTATTCTTTACGAGTGCTGTAATGTGAGGGTTCACGGCAAAAAGTTCTGCGCGATTGCTAATAAAATAGGGTCTATGGTTGTAATAAGAACGGTCTCCCTGTTCCTTAATACGCTGAAGAAACACGTCTTTCTGATAAAGAGGAAGGTTCAAGAGGGTAGCAATATTGTTATAATTCTCAATGAAAACCATTTCTACGGGAGTAAGGCTTTCTGCGTATTCGTCAAGCAGTACCTGCTTGCGAACCACTGCACGAATTTTTTCTACAGAAGTAACGTTTTCAAAGAAGAACACTCTGGAAGCAAAACCAGTTCCAAAAGCATAATGATAAACATCGCGAGTAATTCCACAACTCTTCAGAGCAGAAGTAAAACGGTTAGAGTAGGACTTAATCATATCATCAAAGTTAGTCATGAGATTCCTTTCTCTCTTGGGTTTGTTCTTGGACTTTTCCTTGTCCTTTTGATGTATTTATTATAGCATGGAGTAAGCAATTTGTCAAGTTAAGAATTGATGAAGAAAGAGTGGACGTGCGAAAAATATTTGCGAATTCTTAACTTGACATTTTCTCTCTAATGAGCTATAATAAATTTATCAAATGAAGTGGAGGAAACGCAGAATGAGAATAATCACCTACTATGAAGCATCGGATAGAAAGATTTTCTATGACAAGCAATCGTGTGAAGAATATGAAGCATCTCTGAAAGAGCGGTTTCCCGCCCAATTCTTTTCTGGTAGTGGGGCTTGGGAAGAAGTTTCTTCTATAAAAGAAGCGGGTTTTCTTGTAATTTATAGGAGAGATTTTCTTGATTTAGTGGAGGACGAGAAAGAAAGAAAGAATCTTGAAACTGAGATTGAAGGGGTATTTCTTCCTTGTCTACTTATTAGAAGAGAGGATGGGAAATGGCAGAGAGCGCAAAGTTATCTCTATGAGAAGAGAGATGAATGTGACTACCTTGAAGAGGCTATTGAAACGGTGAAGAGAAAGTATTAAAGCGGGGTGAAAGCCCTGCTTTCTTCGCGTGATGGACTAACATTTTCTGTTTAATAATACCAAGTTAAGAATAAATGTACGTCCACCAAAGATTTACAAAAAATTAAAGGGCGGTAGAACCGCCCTTTGGGTTATGCGATAGCCCACTTTGCGCTGGGCTTGCCGTCAATCTTATTGACCTTGCCTTCCTTATTCAGTCGGGAAAGAGCGCTAATCAGCTTGCCCTTGGTTTCTTTGTTTTCCTCGTCCCACTCATGCGCGTTGAAAAGGTCTGCCACGCTAATGGGTTCTTCATGCTCCGACAGGAAAGAAAGAACCTTCGCGTCATATGCGGTGTTGTCAACCTTCTTGGAAACGGGGTTCGCGGAACGCTCGGCACGCTTCTTCGCGTTCTCTGCCTTCTTCGCTTCCTTCTCGGCGAAATCGTTTTCTGCCTTCGCGATGGTCGCATCAATGGAGAAGGCGGGAGACTTCTCAGTACCAATCCATGCAGGAACGCCGACGGAGAGCTTCACGTACTGGGGCTGATTGTCCGGCGCGCCAGTCGGAATATAGAAGTCATTGGTGTGGGGAATGCGAATGATGCCGGGGAAGGTAGTCTCAAGCTGGGCGACAACGGGTTCACGGAAAGTAGCACGAATCTGGTTCATCTCTTCAATCTTCATCTGATAATCTCCTTCTGGTTTAGAGTTTTCCTTCTCTTGATTACGTACTTATTATAGCACGTTTTGTTAGGATTGTCAAGTTAAGACTTTGTGAAGTTGCTTCGCTTGGGTCTGGCAGTTAGTAGGAAGGTAAAGGACATCGCTTTCTACTCTCTCGCCTTTCAAGTGACTTGTTGTTCGTCCTCTTGACAAGAATAAGTATACCAGAAAATAAGTGAATTGTCAAGTTAAGAGTTCATGAAGCAAATTTGGACGTACAAGATTTGTTTACATAAAAATAATCTTCCCGAGGGAAGATTTATTTTTACTCTTGTTCGTGTCTTTGTCGCCAATGTTCTTCTCTATGGCAATTTGCGCAAAGCAAAATACATTTATTAGTTTCTTCTAAGTATTTTTCAAAAGAGGGCGCAGAACCGGTATTTGCTAATTTGAAATCTTTTGTTGTGGGGTCAAGATGATGAAATTCTAATGCGTCAATACATTTGTCATAACCGCAACGTTCGCATTTTCCGCCTTTCATTTCAACGATTTTCTTTTTCATCGCTCTCAATCGTTGAGTGGGATTGTTAGTTGAAGGACTACAATTTAGACAATATTTTCTAGTTGCTTGACCAAAACCTTCAACAACAAACTCTTTCCCACAAATTGCGCATTTTTTATTTTTCTTTCTTTCTTCTTCTAATTTTAGGCAACCGCAACTTTGGATTAGTCCATTTACAACATGTCCAGTTTGAATCACTTTTTCTTGCCCACAATCGCATTTGAATCTCCAATACGTATTCCTATTTTGACTTGGTTCTTTATTTAGAGCAACCAATCTTCCAAATCGTTGCCCTGTCAAATCTAATACTTTTGGCATCTAAAAAACCTCTGTAAATAAATTGGTCAGCCACCCGAGACTCGAACTCGGACTATGCCTTGTTAGGGCTTCCGGCTTATTGGTGACGGGGCGAAGGTTTGAACTTCATATCCCATGATGAACCCGTCAAGGCCGTGCCTCTCACCAAAATTGAGGTAGTGGCTGTTGTTGTTTTTCTCATTTAGCATTACCCAGCACCAACCGCGTAGAGGTAGAGAAAAATTGGTGTCGCGAGTGGGATTCGAACCCACACTGAACAAATTTTGAGTCTGTTGCCTCTGCCGTTGGGCTACCGCGACTTGTAGGAGGGAACTCTCGTTCCCTTTCAACATAATTATTATATCAGAAATTGTGCAGAAAGTCAAACATCTTTCTTTGGGCACTTCGGCGCGCGGAATGTTCTTGCGAAAACATTCAGTCCCATATAAATCGCGAACGTTTCCCAGTATGTGAATATGGGCGCGTTCAAGTGCGAAGCAACCGTATTCCAACCCCACATGAGGAAACCAGCACCAATAAAGCGACATGCGATAGTGCCAATGAAATAACCAATCTTGAATGCGATGCCCTTATCATTTTCCATTTTGTTTTCCCTCCGTTCATTTGATGTATATATTATATCATCAGTGCGCGAAAAAGTCAAGTTAAGAATTTATGAAAAGATTGTGGACGTACAGAATTAAATAACAAAAGGATAACCTACTGGCTATCCTTCTTATAAAAATCAATATCTCTTTGGCAACTTTCTAATCCTTCGCAAATTTCTTTTTCATATCCTTCAATTTCATATTCATCCAGAAAATACTGGTATACTTCGGGAGTAAACTTACGCCATTTCTTGAGTTTTCGCGAGAAGTTGGAAAAGAAAGTCTTATCAACACTAATACAGAAAGAATTGTTGTCCCAGAAGAAAATGAAGTGCTTGAAATTGTGGGGTCTTTCAAACCACTTGCGGAATTTTTCTTTGTTAAATTTCTTTGGCTGAAAGGCTTTCTTTGTTTTTTGGTAAAGCCAATAGGCAAAATAGATTGGAAAAAGAAGAATCCAAAGCCAAAGTCTGTTGCGGTCAATTGTCATTCCAAGCAAAATGTAAGCGGTTGTCTGATGTGCTTTCTTCTTTCTTTGAGAATGAATACGTTCAATCTTCTTTTCCATTTATTCTACCTCCCTTATTTCTTGCCTATATTATATCATGGTCGGGGTTGAAAGTCAAGTTAATTTTATATTACGTGGGGCTGTACGTCCAGAAGGGGTTTACAATGAAATAATAAAAGGCGGGGTTTCATTTGAAAATGAAATTCAAATTCAAAATGAAATCCTGCCTATTCGCGCGGAAATGAAATTACGCTTTGGTGTTCTTCAGAACCTTATCTGCTTCTGCCTTGCGCTTTCGCGCCCGTGCTTCCTTCCGTGCTTCCTTTTCCTTTTCTTCTCGTTCTTTCTTTTCGCGCTTCCTCTGGTCATCTTCTCGCTTCGCTTCAAGCGTTGCTTTATATGCGCTTGCTTCTTCGTACATATCATATTCTTCGCCATCTGCGTTTTTGCGCGGAGTAGACAACTTAATCTTGAGACAAGTTTCATTGCCTTCATAGTCAAGTTCGGGAACGCAGAAGGTGAAAGGTTCTACCTCAAGAACGTTTTCTTCTCCATAAACTTGAACCAGTGAATCTTTGATAGTATCGTTCCATACTCTCATCTTGAGTTCATTCTCGCGCTGAATCTTATTCATGTTGGCATTCCTCCTATCTTTTCTATAAAAATTATAGCACAACTTGCGGAGGTTGTCAAGTTAAGTTTTTGTTAAGTACTATTGGACGTACTGCTATAAATAACATAGATATAACCTTGACATTTAGTCAAGGTCATAGTTAATTTCGTTTCCCTCTACATCTTCCATAGTATCGTCTGTTTCGTAGTCATAATAAGAAGGAATATAGACCGCGGGAAAGAGTGAATCTATTTTACTATAAAGGTTATGAACATTTTCTTCCAAAAGTGTATCCGTCATTCGGAGAAGCTCCAGAACTGCGCGAAAACGAGTTTCAAAGTTTTCGTCTCTTGTCTTTTTGAGAAGTTGCTCCGCGATTTTATCATCAACTTCGCAACCAATTTGAATAGGTAAATTGACGTTTCTATAAATACGCATTAGTCCATCCACTCCCTAATAATTTCGTCCAAGTGTTCCATTAGCTCGCCGTCCATAGGGTCAATCGCAAGTCCGCCTGCGCGCTCCCATGCTTCGCGCACTTCTGCGTTATCATCAACCAGAACTCCGCGTCTTTCCTTCTTTACGACTGAATGTTTCGGTGTTCCGTACTTTACAACATGAATTTCATCAAGTGAATTAAACAGGTTCATGTCTTTAAGCCAATCAATTTTCGCGCGACGAATATTTCTACTATATTCTGCGCTTGCGCCTTTGCTTCCCCAAGAGATAACGCCCACGACTACGCCGAGAGAACGCATAGTTTCAAGACGTATCCAAATATCGTACAGAGAGAAAAGAGGTTCTGCCTCACGATAAGGGGAAGTATCTTCCGCGCGAAGTTTATCAAGCCAGTTAGGAACGTTGTAAAGGTCGGCGATAGTACCATCCATATCCCAAAAGATTGCTTTCTTCATTTTTATTCGCTCCTTTGCTTTATCTGTATGTATTATAGCATAGGAAGGAAGAAAAGTCAAGTTATTTCTATGTTATGTGATTTAGGACGTACAGAAATAGATAACGAAGAGTTTACTTACTCTTCGTTTCTCCAATTGATAACCATTCGCGTCCAAGAAGTAGGCTCCACTGCGGAAGGTGGATAGAAGAAAATTTCATATCCGAGAGAAGCGAAAAAATTAACGGCAATGCGTTTGTATTCTTCTTGATAGATTTCTTTAATATACTTACAAGAAAATCCTGAGGGGTAAAGAAGATGACAATGACATTCAAAAAACCCTTGACTTGAAGTAATAGTAATTGCGCGAAGGAACTTTTCTTTATGCTCTTCAAAGTTTTTCTTTGCGAGTTTCATGGTTTCTTCATTGTTCTGCTTCATACTTTCTCGGACTTTCTTCGCAGACGGGAACTTCATTGCTTTGTCCTCCCTTTACTTTCTGTCTATATTATATCCCAGTTTCAGCTCCAAGTCAAGTTATTTCTTTGTTAAGCCAGCTCCAGCTCCCAGCTTTCTAACCAGCTCCCCAGCTCCTACGCTCTGAAACCAGCGCAGGGTGGGCACGTCAGAGGACGGGCAGAAGTCTTTCTTTTGGCTCATTTCCATCTTTTCTTTACTCATTCTTAACCATTCCTTTCCTTAACTTTAACATTCTTTTCAGCACGAAAATTTACCTAAAGATAACATACCCGTAACAGTACGCATCTCCCATTTATTATTATACCACAAAAAACGAATTTGTCAATAGTTTTTTGAAAATTTTCTCTGTTAAATTTAGATTGAGGAAAATTGGACGTACAGAAAAACTACGCGAAAATTTTACATTCCGAAAGGTTGCTTCGCGCGCGGAAACATGGTATAATATAGGAAAGAAAGGGAGGTAAAAGCTATGAAGGTTCGGACTACTGTGGTTTGGTTGATGACTATCGTTTCTGAAGGCGTTGAGCGCAATTGGAGATTGGAAGTTTCTCGCTCGTATGTTTTTCGTCCAGACAGAGTGCAGTTCTATCAAGCGAAAGCAGATCGCGCGATTTGGATTGAATCTGGTTCTGAAGAGGACGCGCTTCAGATGGTTGGGAAAGTGTGCGGAAAGAAGGCAATAATTTTGAAAATGGTTCGCGATGAAGTCATTGACAAAGTGGAGGACTTATAAAGTCCTCTTTTAATTTTTTGTTATTTATTTCTGTACGTCCAATTTTTATATACATACATTTTACATTCAGGTCTATTGACTTTTACTCTTGAAGGTGTTATAATTGTATCAGAAAATAACAGGAGGGATTCAATCATGATGAACTATGTACACATTGACCGAGCTACCGCGCGCAAACTTTATAACTCCGGCGAATGGGTTTACTTCCTTCCTTCTAAAGTGGCGCCGAATAATCCTTGGATAAACCCGATAGGCTTTCGAAAAGAAAATGTAGAATTGGACTTTGATGTTTTGGTCGAAAGTGTTAAATCTAACCCTTATGAATACTGCAAGGCATTCGGGCGATATGTTAAATTCTATGTAAGCGGAGAGTAAAATCTCCGTTATCTATTTTTGTACGTCCAATTTATGTTTACAAGAAAATAACCGGCAAGCCGGTTATTCAATGTAGAAGGCAGGATAACGTCCAGTCTCATTACAACAATAGTAATAAGTGAATGAGTTCACGAAGGTATCAAAGTCAATCAGTTCATTCTCATATGTTCCCACGTTCATTAACAATCCACGTTCGGGACGCATGTTACACGCCGTAATCCAAAACGTTTTACCTTCATTGAAGAGTTTCCGCGCGACCCGCTTATTAATCCGTTCCATAGTTCAAACCTCTTTTCTTTATCTTATACCTATATTATATATTCGGCAAGAGGAAAAGTCAAGTTAAATCCTCATTAAAAGAATTTGGACGTACAGAAAAGATTAACAAGAAAATAAAGTAAAGGGTATTAACCCTTTACTTCGGTTTCTGTTGCTTCCCAGTATCCGCGCACGCTACAACATTTTTTCAACATTGCATAATGGCAGTCATGCCATTCTGGAATTTCTTCCTTCTCAAAGGCATTTACAAATTCTTTGACTGCTTCAAACGTTTTGAAAACATTTATATAATGATAATGAGTGTTGCCGTGTTCATCGGGAATGAGACGCTTCAAAATCCAAACCTTCATAGTAATAACCTCCCCTTTCTTTATGATATAATTATATCATAGTCGCACGTTATTGTCAATAGGTTTGTATGTAAATTGTTTATTATCTATTTTTGTACGTCCAGAAAAGTTTTACAAAAAAATAAAGGGAGGTTAGCCCTCCCTTTTAGCGCTTGAACCTGATTTTTTCGCTTCCCTTGAAATAGTACCCGTAACATCTATCATGATGCTTCGGAGTGCCTTCTCTTCGCATGTAGACGAAAAGAGAATCACAGAACTCGGCAGTTTTCTTGAAACGCTTGATGACGTTCAACGCGGCTTTCTGATTCTCAACGAGGATGGTCTCTTCCCAGTCCGTATGGCTCCAGTAAAACGTGTACTTCATGATTTCGTTCCCCTTTCCTTTTTCTACTTATATTATATCATGAGTACACCAGAATGTCAATACTCTTTTTATGTTAATTTTTTCTGGACGTACAGGAATAATTTACAAAAAAATAAAGTGACCTTTCGGTCACTTTATTACTGAAAATTCTGGGTGCGAGTTCGTCCAAAACTGATAATGCCAAACGTAATGAATGAAGTTTTCTTCTGCTGGAATAGGTTTTCCGATGTACTTCAGAGCGTCCTTGGTTTTGCGAACCTTTTCGCGCGAATTGATGATGACCGTTTTACCTTCCTTAAATGCCTTGTACGCCTGCTGAATATCCATGAGTGAAAATCCCCTTTCGCTTTCTTATATATATATTATACGCCCGAGGGACTTATTTGTCAATATGTTAGAATGTTAATTTTACATTGAGTAAAATTGGACGTTCAATTTTTGTTTACTTACTTTTTACATAAAGAGGTATTGACTTCTTTTCTTCAATGTGGTATAATATAGTCAAGAAATAAGAAAGAGGTTGATGTTATGTTTTATCTGTTGACGGTGAATTACTTTATTGTGGATGGCAATGACCGCTGGACGCTTTCGGTAAAGAAGGTCTTTCCTTCCTATAAGATGGCTAGTGAATGGACGCAAGACCGCCCGAGGATGAAGAAGGAAGCATATAAGCGACTTACTACGGAACGTCCGTGGGTCGTGGAAGGTTGGAGCAATGTAATTGAAAAGGTGGAAGGAGTTGGGTTCTAATGATGAAATATACGGGGATTGCTTTGTTAAATACGAAATGTGGCAAAAAATGGGCGAAGGGGATTGGGTTGAAATTGAAATTCGGGAATTAGAAAACTATCTCAAATCTTGGAATGAATATGAAATAGTGGGGTTAGCGCAAGAACGCTAACCCGTTATTTTTATGTAAAATGAAATTGTACGTACAAAATAAAATAACCCACTTTTTACAGTGGGTATCTTTCATATGCGGAAACTTTGCGCGCCTCCATGTATTCCTCTTTAGACACTTCATAGCCAGAAAAGAACCCTCTGCGGATATTGTGTTTCACGGAAGGCATTCGGCGCGCGGCGGCGAGAGCGGAAGGAAGGTTAGCTGCCTTCATGTAGAAAACGATTTCCGCGGATTTTCCGCCGCCAACGTGCCCACGAGGGCAAACGATACGATAATAACCCATAACATCAAACTCCCTTTCTTTCCTTTTTCTAATCGTATTATATTATATAAGGGGTAGGAAGTCAAGTAAATTGTTTGTAAATAAATTTCGGACGTCCAAAATAAATTCATATTGAAATAACAATAGAAGGGGTTGACATTCAATCCGCAATTTGTTATAATATATACATCAAATGAAAAGGGGTTGGATTTCAAATGTTGACTATTCAGGAAGCGTACAAGGCATTTAAGGCTGGTGAAATTGTAATTGTAGAAAGTGCGGAGAGGTGCCGAATGACGAAAGAAGCGAAGAAGTATTTTGGTAAGCCTATTCCTGACGGGGTTCATTTCATGGGTTATGTTCGTGCGTATCAGTTCTGGACTAATACTCATCCTATTTTCAAATTGGGGTAAGTTATGGACGGAGATTGTAAAATCTCCGTTTCCTTTTCCTGTACGTCCAGAAGAATGAAATGTAGATTTAACATATAAAGGGGTTGACAAACGCGCCCGAGGATGATATAATATAGGTGTTCCCGAGGGAGGAAATGAATTTGAAATGTTGGAGGTATAGAGGTATGATTCAGAAGGTTTATCTGATTTCTAAAAGCTGGTGGAAGCGCGAAGCTGAAGCAACATTAAACATGTTTCGCTGGGGCGCGGTGTTGCGAGTAGATGAATACGATTGGGATACTTTGGAGATTACAATGGGCGTTGACCCGCGCCATGTTTCCGACTTGGAAGATTACATAGCGCCGTATGTATAATACGGCGCTTCTTTTTGAAATATGAATTTTAAGTTATCTCTTTTTGTACGTCCAAAATATGTTAATCAAGAATTAACTTGACAAAATGCTATCTATGGTATATACTATATATAGAAATTAAAGGAAAGAGGGTTATCTCATGATTAACATTCGTACCATTCGTAAACTGGTTAATAATGACGGGTTGACTTTGAAAGCAGGAAAGATTATTTCCTACAAAACCGGCTGGCAAGTCGCTGACCATGGAATTGAAGCACATTCGCCTGAGGAAGCTATTAAAGCTGTTCGCAGTATGGAAGGAAATTGCGGAATCTGGTTAGAGAATGGTATTTACTATATAGACCATTCTTTCAGAGTAGATACTCGTAAAGAAGCGTTAGAGATTGGAAGAAAGCATAGTCAGATTAGTGTGTTTGGCTGGAAGCGAAAGAATCTTGCATATTGTTAGTCATAAAAAAGGCACATTAGTGCCTTTTCTTTGTCCTTGCCTTTTCTTTGTTCGCGTGTTATAATACATACAGAAAGCAAGGAAAGAAGGCAATAACATGAAGCGCAGTAACCACAATAGGAAGGCATTTAGCTACAGACTGAAAAAGGCGATTTATCGCCTGTTGTGGGAAACCGACATTACAAAAGGAATTCAGGAATTGATTGCCGGAATTGGAATTTTCCTCTTGATTTTCCTTTTCCTAATCATTGGAACGATGTTCAGATGAACATCGTTCCAGCTCCAGCTCCCATAATTTACATAAATTTAACAAAGGTTTCGTTCCCGCGCGAATACACCAGCTCCCATACACGGAACTAGCTCCAATTTGCGCGTAATGCAATTATAACAATGGCTTTACATAGACATAACACAGCTTTGCTTTACATAATCTTTACATACCGTTAGTCCTCTCTAACTACCCTATTCACCTTATTATACCACATCTCATGTAAAGAGTCAACGCATTTCATGTAAAGTTTAGGTAAAATTGTATGTTATGTATAAGTAAAGGAAAATTGGACGTACAATTTTTGTTTACCTGAAATTTACTCATGCAAATTTAACATAAAAAAAAGAGGGTTTAACCCTCTTATACAAGACGCTTTTTGCGCCAAAATCCGTAATACGTCGGCGGCAGTAGCGTTTTGTCTTCTACCCCGTCATGAATGAGATAGCTCCAAACATAGTTCCCGCCGTCGTTATCGGATTCATGCGTGATGGTCATGATATAAGTCTGATTGTCCAGTCTGCTCATTGCGCGTGTTGCCTGCATTCTGTCCACCATTTGTTGACGAGTCAAGTTTTCTTCTTTTACAATCGGAGTCTCAATATCCGTCGTTGCAGTTAGTGAATAAGAGTACATAATTCATCCTCCATTCTATTTTGTTCGTGGGCAGGCTTTACGCCTGCCCGCTTGCCTTGCCTTATTTCGTCACATCGCTCAAGTAGGTAGTACGTCCACGCTTGCATTTGACTTCGAGCGCGCCTTCTGCGTTATATCCGTCTGCTACAGCGCGTCCACCTTTTTTGCCCAGTCGCGCGTTCGTTTCATGGTCGTAAAGTGCCGAGTGCAACATATCGCCTGACCACCTATAATTCAACCATGCGCAAGCCAATTTTTCAATCGCCGCCGAACGCGTTCCATTTTCGCCCTTAGGTAAGTCCTTGTATGCAATGTCAACATATTCATATTGCGCATTCACATGGGCAAGTTGCAAGTCGTTGCGCACCGTTCGCGCAATTCGCGCGCGCGCCTTAACCATTCCTTCATGAACCCCGAAAAGCGCAACAATCGCGGATTCATTTTCAAGTAAGTCATTTTTCCGAATAGCTATCATGGTCAAACCCTTTTTTGCCTTATAAGCAGGATTCGATGACCAGTGACCATCCATGACCAGCACGACGTCGTTCAGAGTTACTGCACACCTATCTTTCAGATATGCGCGCACGGATTCAACAACATATTCCCGACTATCCATAATTCAGACCACCCTTCTAAAAATCGGTTTTTCCCTAACCGTCGAGAACATTATACTATAGCCCCACACATATGTCAATAGGTTTTCAAAATTTTGTTTGTTAAAAGCAAGTTAACCGGGCGGTTAAAATTAACCGCGTTTGCACGTGCAGGCTTTTGTTAACAGTTATAGTATTTTTTATTATGGAATTGTAAAGTCCACCGGGGCGGTGGGTTTTAGGCACCTAGCGCCAGCGCGCCTTAACAAAGCGCGGGTCTCCTCACTTTTCCACATAACTTATTTTTCATAACCTATTTTTCATAACTCAAACACTTGACTTTTTCCTCTCTATGTGTTACACTATAAACAGCTGGAGGTGTAGCTATGATACTTGACTACTCAATAGAACGCGACGTAGACCGCGTAGAATATATTAGGAAACTACTTGATGAAATGGACGTTGCCCCTACTGAAACCGAGCTTGAAAAAATGGGAAACTACATCCTATATGGAAAAGACGAAGAAGGACGCAATAGCGAACAACGTAAAGAAGTAACAATTGATAAAAAGAAAAAAACTTGGCGCCGAAAAGTAGACCGCGAAGAATCTCTTGATGCTCTAATGGATGACCCAAATCTTCCCGGCATTGAGAGCCAATTTATGGACGCAAATAAACGCAACATTCGCGTTCTAAAGAAAACCACCATTTCGCGCGAGACCGATGGTGACATTCCCGGTATGCGCGACCTCTGGGATTCAATTGATAAAATGGCCCACACTCTCGCGGTTGCCGAAGGAAAAGTTGCCCCAAACGAAGACGATGAAATCATTACCGACCCTTACAAAATCTACCAATTGCGCCATTGGCTTATTGATTTGCGCAAACATCAATACTATCTTAAAGACTTCTACAAACCCACACTGCGCTTTCAAAATATTCGCCAACCCGCAACCCCACGCATGGACTTCACGGACGATTGCGGATACTGGATTTCCGAGGAAGAATGGGAGAGGCGGATAAAAGAATCATTATTGCCTATCTCAACCGACAAGGCCGACTACGAATGGAATGAAGACGGCACGAAGTGCCACTGGATTGTGCGCCATCAAAAATTTGATTTCACTAATCCCGCGCACGTCGCGCAACTTATTAATTTCTATTCTGACCTCTACATGGAACTTTGGGACTTGCCCGATACTTGGGGTCGCGCGCTACTCTTTGACTTTGACCGCTATATTGACCGCCTACAACTTTCCGAAGCACGCGAATACATTCTTACGCGCCGAATTGATAAGGCTTCCGTAGACACTATCGCAGCCGAAATAAGAATTAAGTTTGGCTTACATTATAGTTCTTCTCGCGTATCTAAAATACTAATGAGTGAAATCCCACAGAAAGTAGCATTTATCGCGGCGAAAGACAAAGCACTCGCGGAAACGCCATTTGATACCTTTTCGCGCAAACAATGTTTTTGCTGTAAACAATGGCTTCCTCGCTCCAATATTTTCTTCGCGCGCCATATTACCCGTTCTGACGGTCTTGCTTCTAACTGTAAGGATTGCGAAAAAAGAAAACGTATAGAACAAGGAGGACAATCTGAATATGACAGACGCTATAAGAGCAAAGACAAGGGTCTGTCTAAAATGTAAGCAAGCGAAAGAAGCCCAATTCTTTCCCTCTACTTCCTCCCCATATTTTCCGGGCAAGCACAGCATTATATGTACTGCTTGCCTTGAAAAGATGGCGCGAGCAGATGATTGGGATGCAATTGACCGTCTATTTCGCTGGCTTGACCTCCCATTTGATATAGAGCTATGGGCACGCCTATACAAGTCAAATGGAGAACATACCCTTACCGCTTATTTAAATTTTATTGACACCAATGAAGCATACAAGTCAATTTCTTGGAAAGATGAAAACAAGAAATGGCGCGATGCGAAAGAGGAAAAAACAATTGAGGAACAGATACCCGAAATACAAGAAGCCCAATTACGTGCTCTTCGCGCGCGATGGTCTGATTCCTACACCGTTGAGGAATATCAATGGCTAGAAAATCTTTATACTCAAATCGTTGCGACCCAAAATGTTTCTACTCCAATTCTTCAAGACTACGCAAAAGACTACTGCGAGATTAGTTTACGTATAAAGAAGAAGATACGCAATGGAGAAGATGTAAAGAAGGAAATGGATTCGCGCGACAATATTATTAAAGTTGCCGGTTTTGAAGCAAAGAACGCAATTAACGTCGGCGATTTTGATAGCGTCGGGGAACTTATTACCTACTTCGTAAAGAAGGGTTGGCAACCAAATTGGGCGCAAGAAAAGAAAGACGTAGTAGATTTTACTATGCACAATATTCAGCAATATCTAAATCGTTTAGTCACTAATGAAGGCAGTCTTGCCGAACAAGTAGACCAAAGAAGAGAAGCATATAATACGGCAAAAAGACTAGAAGAAGACCAACTCAATAACGACGAAGAGTTAAAGAGGTATGAAGAGACAGATGAAAATGTAGTCTATGAAGGAGAAGATGAATTAGCTTACGATTTGTCGGAGTATGATTTATGAGAGAAAATGATTTTGCTCCTAAACTCGTTTTGCGAGATGGAATACCAGTAGAGAAGGGAATTGAGCTAACTACTGATTTTCTGGATGCAAATGAAGAGCTAATAGAAAAATATATAAACTTTTGGATGCTATATCCTGATCTTTTCCTTGACGCAATCAAACCTCAAAACTCCCCAATCAACTTATTCTTTTATCAAAGAATATGTTTACGCGCGTCAATGCGATACCGTTATCACAGTTTTACTGCTACGCGCGCGACTTCAAAATCTTTTCTTGCTATGCTTTCTCTAATTTTGAGAGCTATTTTTTTGTCAAAATCTAAACTATTTACTTGTTCTGACATAAAGGGGACTGCAATCAAAGTCACCAAACAAAAGCTTGATGAAATATTTGATTGGTGGCCTTTACTTGCGAAAGAAGTCAAAAGTCAGAAAATGTCAACTGACTATATTGAATTGGAGTTCAAGAATGGTTCTGTTTTTTCTATTGTTTCTATGACTTCTGCGGGTCGTGGAACCAGAGCAACCGCGGGTAGACAGCTATGCCCCCTTGCCTTGTGAAAGGCATTGAATAACTTGGTGAAGCCCTTGATAAGGGCGGTCGCGCGAATGCGTGGCTAACGACGAAACTGCGCTTTGCGCACAACGTCGTGCGAAGCCGTTTCTCTTTTGAAGCGGAACGTGTAGAGACTATCCGAAAGGAGTAAGGCAGATTTTATCACTGCTTGAAGCGCCAAGCCCTTACTTATGTAAGGTGAAGAAATAGTCCAAATAAAATGGTAGTTGAAGAAAGCGCTCTCATAGATGGCGATGCCCTTCAAGAAATCATTATCCCTATGATGAACATTGACCGGCGTGACGCATTAGGGCGTGTTGTTCCGGGTGAAACAAACCAACAGCAGACCTACATAACTACTGCTGGTAGTAAAACTTGTTTTATGTATCAGAAATTAATAGAAATGACAGCGATGGAATGCTTACGACCACAAGATTATTTTGTGTGGGGTTGATAAACCTGCCCCGTCTGCTTGAAAGAGTAGAATTATCAGTGTCTTATAATGCTGGGAAGCTTTAGAATTAGTTATACTTTTATGTTATACCTCAAAATATAAAAGTCGCGAAAGCAGAAAAAAATAACTAAACGACGCAGGGAGAAATCCTAAACGTTAGAAGTAAGCAATCAGCGCCATTTTTTGAGGAGGTTTTATTTATGAGTAAAGGGAAAAAAATGAGCTTGTCAGAAGCTCAATCTAAAATAACAGAGAAGTTTCCAAATTGGAGCTTTCAGATTTTATCTTTTGAAAAAGCAACGTCTCCAATTATTCTAAAATGTTTAGATTGCCAAAAAGAAAAACAATATAAGAACCTTTATAATTTTTTGTATAAAAAAGATTCTTGCGATTGTAATTCTTCCGCGAGCCAAAATAAATCAAAAAGAATGTTAGAAGAAGCGTTAGCTTTTTTGAAAGAAAGTAAAGATTTGGAATTGGTAGAAATAACTACAATGAAGGATGAAAAGAAAAAACCCGCATTAGAAATCTATTGTAAAAAATGTAAGAATACTTTTATTCGTCGTGTTTCTCTCTTTTCTAAAAATAAAAATTGCCCTTATTGTGCGCGACAAGGCTGTCCAACCACTTCTGTGATTGAAAGCAGATTAGCTGAAAAAGGCTACTCTTTATTATCAGAATATAAGAATAATAAAGAAAAAGTTTTGATAAGGCATGAAAAATGTGGATTTATTTGGAAGATTTCTATGGATAGGAATAGAGAATTAGATGGTTCTTGCCCTCTTTGTAATCGCAGAGTTTCCAAAGGGGAACAAAAAATTATTCATTTTTTACAAAGTCATAAAATTGGCTATGAAAAAGAAAAGCGGTTTATTTGGCAAAGTCATCCTCAATTTAGATATGATTTTTATATAAAAGAATATAATCTTATTATTGAATATAATGGTAGACAACATTATGAAGAAACAAATATCTTTTCTTCTTCTTTACAAGAAAATCAAGAACACGATAAAATCAAAATAGAAGAAGGTATCCAAAATGGTTATTATTTTCTTGTAATTCCTTATACTCATTACAATAGAATAGAAGAAATCCTACAAAAATGGCTCAACGACTATCCGAAAGGAGTAAATAATAAACTTACGATTATTGAAAGAGACACCACCGAATAAAGGTGAAAATATAGTCTGTCCTTATTGAGAAATAAGGCCCTATGGGTTGAGCGTTGTGAACTCAACTAAAATAAACGATGGATTATCGCGTTCCTGTTTATCACGGTCTTTTAAGTAAACAATTCCTTGACGAACAACGAATGTCTACTACTTTCAACGAAGAGTCATTCGCGCGTGAGTCAATGTCAATCTGGACTGGGCAATCCAAAGATTCATGGCTTTCTAATAAACAACTTATCGCACACCGCAAACTTCTAAAATGTGAGCGAGAAGCTCAAAAAAACATTAGCAACCCAGATGCTTACTACAATATGGCGTGCGATATAGGCCGTTATCAAGCTAATTCCGCGATTACCATTATGAAAGTTTTTCCTTCTAAAACGGGAGCGTGGAAGAAGAAATTAGTTTACATTGAAATAATAAACGGGGAAAGCTTGATAGACCAAGCCACAAAGATAAAAGAAATTATAGAAAGATTCCATCCAAGAGAAGTTGTTATAGACGGAAATGGTTTAGGTAGCGGTTTAATTGATGCAATGGTTCGTCCTTCTTTCAATCCTAAAACTGGCAAAACGTATCCAGAATACTATGTAATGAACGATGATAATTATCTACCACCGGGAAGAAAAACCCCGCCCGAAAAGCCAGACCCTGATAATCGTATTATTATCTATAACTTGAAAGCTGGTGCAGGAAACGATAGTGAAATTCACGCAAACTTTTTCGCGCAGATTACTAGCGGAAACGTAGATTTTCTGGCAAATGAAAGGGTTGTAAAGACAAAACTACTTGCGACAAAGAAAGGGCAGAAAATGTCTCTCTATGACAGAAGAGAATTTCTTCTTCCTTATGAAATGACTTCTCGTCTAATGGATGAAATAAATAATTTGAAATTGAAACCTACTGGGGTTCAAAATCAAATAAAAGTAGAGCAGATTTCGCGCTCAATGCCGAAAGACCGCTTCTCTAGCGTTGAATATAATTTATGGCGCATCAAGTTCTACGAAGATGCTTCAATCAAAAAATCTAAAAAAATAACTGGTGTAAAAGACCTCATTCGTTTTACACCTAAACGAGGGGTGAAACACTAAATGAGCGAAGAAAAAAAGAAAAGAGACTTCTCTAACTTTAAGTTGAAAGTTCAGCGAACTCCAACCAATGAGAGGTCTTACCAGCGCTATGCGGGACGAATGCGAAATTCAGTCCAGCAATACACAGATGAAGAACTAATTAAAAAAATTATTGATGAAGGAGACCCAGCAACTTTGCGTGAAGTTTCTCGCTACTATGCGCGCATTAGCGGTATTTACAAGAATACGTTGCTTCTTCTTTCTAATTTACTTTTCTATGATACTGTAGTTTCTCCAGTTTTTGACCCAAATAAAAAGCTAAATAAGGAAAAAACAGTTGCTACTTTTAATCGCGCGGTCAAGTTTGTAGATGATATGAATGTTCCAGTAAATTTTTCTCGCATTACGTATGAAATATTAAGCGGGGGAGTATATTACGGGATATTGAGAGTAGACACTGGTGAAGGCGTAACTATTCAAGATTTACCTGTTGCTTATTGTCGCACTCGTTTCAAGAACTCATACAACCTTGATATTCCTGAATTTAACGTTCAATATTTTGAGCGTATTTCAGATAAGGAACTACAAAAGGAAGCTCTCGCAGCCTACCCTGCGGTTGTTCGCGCGGCCTATGCAAAATGGAAGAACGGTAAACTTCTTACTCCTTGGGTAGAAATTCTACCGGAGTATGGTGGAATGTGTTTCTATTATGAAGATCAGGTTCCTCTTCTAATTTCAAGTATTCCAACCATTATTCGTTTAAGTGAAGCCGAAGACCGTGAAGCCAAGCGCGATGAGAATGAACTTTATAAATTACTAATTCAGAAAATGCCTGTTGATAGCAATGGAGAACTTGTTTTCCAACTTGAAGAAATTTATGACATTCACGATTCTATCGCAGAAATGCTTCAATCTGTAGATACCGTAGATGTACTCACTACTTTTGGAGATACTAAACTTGAAAGCATTCAAGATTCTTCTGCGGCGACTCAATCTTCAGACCGCTTGGAGAAATATCAAAAGGCAACTTATGATGAATTAGGGAGAAGCTCTCTCCTCTTTAACTCTGACGGTAGCTCTTCTCTTCCCTACTCAATTAAGAAAGACGAAGCCTTAATGTTTGCTTTCGCGCGCTTATACTCTGCTTGGATTGAATATCAAATTAATCTAAAGTACGCGAAATCCAACTTACGTTTTTCTTTTACTATTTTGCCGACAACCGTCTACAATAGAGAGACCTATCAATCTCAATATTTTTCTGGCGCGCAATATGGTTATTCTAAAATGTATGCTGGGGTTGCTCTTGGCATTAAACAACCAAATCTAATTAGTCTAATTTCGTTTGAAAATGATTTCCTTAATATGACTGAAAAGATGATACCGCTACAATCTTCTTATACAACTTCTGGAAAAGATATAAAAAATGAAGAGGACGCGGAAAATAAAGCAACTTCTTCAGGCACAGAGAACATTACCGACGAAGGCGGAAGACCCGCTTTGAAAACTGAAGAAAAATCAGAAAAAACAATGTCTAATATAGAGAATAAAGAATAGGAGAGATAAATATGGCGAAACAAATCCCATACATCTTTGATGATGTAGTAATTTATCAACCTCTTTCTCCAACTTCTTTTTCTAATGTTGGTAGAACCCGCGTTCGCGCGTTTTATAAATATGCGAATAGAAATGGCTCTTTTATTACTGATCAAGAAGCCGAATATCTTATCGCGACAGCCAAAACAAAACCAATTGTTGGCTTTTATAACTATATGAAAGAAGACTTTGAAGGACATACTTCGCCAGAACTGGCAAAAGGTTATGGTTATATCCCAGAAGAGCCCAACTTCGCTTGGGAAGACCATCTTGACCCAGATGGCGTCATGCGCACGTATGCTTGCTTTGATGTCATTCTTCATGTAGATTATTGGGATGAAGCAAAACAAATTATTGGTAAACGTCAATCAATGGAACTTAATCCTGAAACAATTAAGGGAGATTGGAACATTATTGACGGCCAAGAATACTTTGTTTATACTTTCGCGGAAATGAAAGGCTTCTGTGTTCTTGGAGACGATAAGGAGCCGTGCTTTGAGGGTTCTGCTTTTGAAAAAGAGAAAGAATCAAAATTTGAAAAGTTTTCTTTACTTCTTTCAGATTTAATGGAAAAAGTAAATGAAGCTGAAACTAAATCTGAAAAAGGAGGAGAACAACAAATGATTTTTACTATTCCAGAGTTGAATAATGAGAATTATTCCTCTCTCTTTGAAAGTCTAAATCCTAACTTCAATGAAGAAAATGGCTTTGTTGTGAATGAAATCATTTACTCCATGGAAGACGGTGTTGCGAAAACCTTCTCTGTTACAGATGGTCTAACTCATGAGTATAATTTCTCTGTTGGTGAAGATGGCGCTCTATCTTTTGAAGCAATTGCTAAAGAAGAAGGGCCAGATTACCAAACTGCTTTTGAAGAGCTTCAAAGTAATTTTGAAACTCTGAAGAATGAGCACGAAGTGCTCCAAGCCAGTTTTGAGAATACTCAATCTGTTCTTGACGAGAAGAATTCTGCTATTGAGGCTTTTGAAGCTCAAATTGCAGAATTAAACAACACTATTAAAACCGCGAATGAAAAGATTGCTTCTTATGAAGCGCAGTTTGCGGAAATTGAGAATGGAAAGAAAGAAGAGCTTGTTGCTTCTTACGAGAAGCTTTTGAGCGAAGAAGACATCACACCAATTAAGGAAAATGTTTCTACTTTCTCTTACGATGAGCTTGAAACTAAACTCGCCGTAACTTTCAGCCGGAAGTCTATTGAAAAGCAAAAGGCTGATAAGGTTCCACTTCCAGATTTTACTGAAAAATCTCAATTTGAAAAATTGATTGAAAAATATAAGAAATAATTAGGAGGGAAACGTCATGGCTATGAACCGTTTCAAAGTAGCAAAGTATGCTTCTCTAGAAATGAACTTTGCTGAATATCTTGCCACTGGCAATATTATTTCTCAAATCCCACTTGGCGAAGAGTTTACTGAAGATGCGCCTTGTGAGAATGGCATGTGGGTTTGCGCTAATCGCGCGCAAAAGGCAATTGCTGCGCCCGCGGCAGTTACCGATATGATTGGTATTGTTTATACCGCTGAAAAAGAATATAATCCTTGGGAACCCGGTCTAAAGTATTTCCATAAGATCGCTGGCGACTATCCTCGTGTTGGCGTTCTTTCCAAGGGTGATACTTTCACTTCTAACTGCTTCCAATATGACACTACTGACTTCGCGAATGAAGAAGCTGTTGTTGAAGCTCTAAAGAAGATTGATGAAACTCCTCTTTATCTTGGCGCGGTAGCTGGTTCTCCAGTTCCTCAACTAATGAAGACTGCTCCTGCGACCGGCACCTATGCTACTGTCGTTAAGTTCTATACTGTGCCAAATGGTGAAGCTGGCATCAAGTATAATATTAACCGTGTATAAGGAGGTGTGAACTCATGAATACTCTTGAAATGCTAATGAAGGGCGCTCTTGGTAAGAAAGTTCCTGCTGAGTTCGCTACCGAAAATTATGATTATGAAGCTGCGCTAAAGGACGAACTACGCAAGATTGCTGGTTCTCGTAAGCAATTTGAGCGCAATAAGTATGATGTTTTTGATCTACTTTCTGAAACTCTTGATGAAGTTCTACCTCAAAAGGTTATTTCTACTGTTGGCCTTTTTGCGGAAACTCTACAAGTTCCCCAAGGCACTCGCCTTGAGTTCCGTGTTACTCGCGGTAAGCAACGCGGTCGTCAATTTGTTACCCGTGCGACCGAATCTGGTTACTACGAGACTTTCCGTCTAGACCGTGATCGTATTGACCTATATCCAGTGGCTATTGGTGGCGCTGGCATTATGGACTTTGAACGGTATCTTGATGGCGCGGAAAACATCGCCGATATTTATGAAGTTATTGCTGATGGTATGGTTGATGAAATCTTCCGTATGATTCAGGATTGCCTACTTTCTTCTTGGAATGCGACTGGTCGTCCCGCTGCGAACAAAATTGTTGCTACTAGCTTTGACCCCGTTTCTATGGTTAAGCTTTGCAATACTGTTGCGGCGTATGGCTCTCCAGTAATCTATTGCGCTCCTCAATTCGCGGCAGAAATGGTAAATGCTATTGTTTATAATACTACTACCAAGATTTCTGACACTGATATGGAAGAAGTTCGTGATCGTGGTTACATTGGTAAGTTCCGTGGTGTGCCTGTTGTTGTTCTACCTCAATCTTTTGATGATGAGAGCAATACCAAGCTAACCATGAATCCTTCCTTCGCATATGTAATTCCTTCTGGTAAGGAAAAACTAGTCAAGGTTGGTATGGAAGGTGAATCCTTCTTCAAGGAATTTGACAATCGTGACAACAGTGTTGTTCTACAGGCTTACAAGAAGGTCGGCGTTGCCATGGTTGGCACTCCTAACTTCTGGGGCATTTATTACAATTCTGGTATTGACGCGCAGGGTTGGGAAGAATATAACAAAGCTCTCGTTGGCTAATTAATTATATCGGGGCGGGCAAACGCCCGCCCCATTTTTCTTTTATATGGAGTTTAAAGGAGGAGAAACAATGAGTAAAATTCAAGTAAAAAATGTTAGTTCTGCTACTGTAGTAATTACTGCGCCAGATGTGCGTCTACGTAGAGAATTGGTGCCGGGTCGTATTGTTCCACTAACTCAAGAAGAATTTGATGAACTTTCTTTTGACCCCGGTATGCAAAATCTTCTTCGCGCCGGTTATCTTCAAGTAAAAGGTGTTGATGAAGAAAGTAAACAAATGGTTGAAAATGCCGTTCAGCAAGCTGATGAAGCTTCTACTCTTTCTGTAGAAGAAATTCGTAAAATTTATGATGAAAAGAATGTTACAAAATTCGCGCAAGTTATTTCTAAAGCTTCTCCCGCTACGCGCGATTCTATGGTTAAGTTAGCAGTTGAAATGAATGTTACTACTCCTGCGTTCACTACTCTAATTAAGAAGTATTGTAATGTAGATGTCATTCAAGCAATTGCTTACGCGCACCAAGCGGTAGAAGAGTAAATATGGCTACCCCGCTTATGGTGGTTTATGACGCGTTTTTAGCGCGTATAACCGCGGATGAATGGACTTTGGAAGAAGAGTTCGCAATGGTGGAGCGGGACTGGCGACAACTTCTTGACATTGCCATTTTTAGATTTAAGTTTCCTCGTGTTTCTTTAGATTATGCGCCGGGTTGTCAATGCGGATGCGATTGTAATTTGGCTTTCACAGAAGATTTGAATGAAGATGAAATTCAGCTTCTTGCTCTTTATATGAAGCATGAGTGGGTAAAAAGATGTGTCGCAAGCTGGGAAAATATTAGGCAACTGTACGCAGATTAAATTTTTTAGTCGTTTTGTATAGTAATATACATCATTATTATCTCTCTAATTGCTGGGAGCTCCTAAAGTCTTGATTACTTTTATAAGTTGTGAAAACAGAAAAAAAATCAAGAATAATATCATGGGTAAAACCTAAAATATTGTAAATGGATAATCAGCAGCCAAACCGTAAGGAAGGTTCAACGACTACATTGTGTAGCTATTATATAGCGAAATGGGAGACTTCTTACGAGAAGAAGATATAGTCTGTGCTTTATTGAAAAATAAAGAAGAGTTTAAAACTCTTATTGATTATTTTGAGGTGAAATTATGAAAAAAGAGATTTATAAAATTACCAATAAAATAAACGGGAAGATTTATATTGGGCAATCAGTAAATTCTTTAATTCGTTTCGCGGGACATAAGTCTAATGCAAAAAAGCCTCATAGAAACTCTGCAATTGATAAAGCGATAAATAAGTATGGAATAGAAAACTTTGAATTAGAAATTATTGAAATTACAGAAGATTATAACACGCGAGAAAAATTTTGGATTAAGTTTTATAATTCATTGGTTCCTTATGGTTATAATATAATGGAAGGAGGAGAAAACTTTGAAATTGGCGCAAAGTCTCCGAATGCTTCTTTAAATGAAAAACAAGTTAATCAAATAGTAGAAGATTTAATTTCTTCATCAAAGTCCATGAAAGAAATAGCAGAAGAAAATTTTACCACTTTAAAAATTGTGTCTGCTATAAACAGAGGAACTTCATATAAGAATGTAGATTTAAATTATCCTCTTCGCAGAAGAGATAACGATTTAATCAATGAACAACTTGTCCAAAAAATTAAAGAAGAACTTTTAAAAGGAACTTTAAGTTTAAGAGCGATCGCGCGAAAATTTTCAGTAAATTCTTCAATTATTCAAAGTTTAAATCAAGGGAAAATCTTTTTTGATGAAAAAGTAACCTATCCATTAAGAATCATCAATAAAGAAAACCCAGAACATTTGGAAAAAGTAATTAGGTTATTGAAAAATTCTGACCTATCTTTACGAAAAATTGCGGAACTTATTGGAATAAGTTATAGTAGTGTGCAAGGAATAAATAGTGGAAAATATTTCCATAATGACGCTATTTCTTATCCAATTAGAAAAAAATAATCAATATAACAAAACAGAAAGATTTTTCACAAGCAAACCACTTGGATAAACTAATAAAATTAGAAGCCTCAATAGCCGATGAGGTTCATAAAGCAGAAGGTATCTACGATCGCGTATGGCATAAACGCCCTTCGCGCAGATTTTCTCAATTGGCGGGAAAGAATCATGGATAATTTTAAAGAAGGTTATAAGAATAAAATAAAAAATCGGCTTTATGGTTTGCTTTGTGAAAGAGAAAAGAACGGAGAATGGGAAAAGTTTCTTGACACAATAGTCATTGAACTTATTGGATTGCCAGAAAATGAGAAAACAATTAACTATTATGCTCTTTTAGGAAAAATTCAATCTTTGCGTTATTTATCCTATGAGTATTTTAGGAGAACTGTTTTTGAATGTATGAATCTTATAGGAGGTATCATACATTGAATTATATGGATGTTTACTTTTCGCGCGCAAGTCATCGCGGGAAAACAGTAGCAGAAGTGGCAACCAATACTGGAATCCGTTCTTTTGAAAAGTGGTTAGAAGAGTCACCTAATGTTCCAGCTAATGATTTACAAATAGAAGACAAATGTTTTTTTAGAGGGGTTATTCTTTCTAAAAAAGATGATGAAAATAAAAAGATAAAGGAGCTACACGTTGCTCTTGATGTGCCGGTAGAAATCGGAGATATTGTAATTTGGGATGATGAACGTTGGCTTGTTTACTTGAAGGAAAGACGTGTGCGCGAAACGCATAAAACTTTTTATATGGTGCGTTGTAACTATTATATTAAGTGGGTTGATAATCAAGGGCATTTACAAGGTAGCTGGTGCTATTTTGTAAGCTCTATGGATAGTAAGATTAAAGAGAATTTTCGCACGTGGAATAACCTTATAACTCCACAGCCAAATAAATATGCCGAATTTTTACTTCCTAAACAACCTATAGATCGTCTAACAAAATTTATTGTAGAAGAAGAAGGTTGGTATTTAGTAGAGCTTGACAAGTCAAGCGTTCCGGGTGTTATGTATCTTTCCGCTACGGAAGATAAAATTAACTACATTAACGATGACCTTAAAAACGAAATTGGCGACGCAGATAAACTTGCTAAATATGATTTTGTTTTCCCCGAAAAGGAAGAATCGTTTAAAGTTGGCACGCCGATTGACCTTACCTTTTCTATTATGAAAAATGGTAAGCCCGTTTTCGCGCAAGTTTCTTACACCTTACCAAACCGAAAAGTTGTTGGTTATGACAAAGACAAAAACCTAATTGCTGTAGCAGAAGGAGAGATAGAGATTGAAATTTCTTTAAAAGATAATCCAGAAATAAAAACAACACGAAAAGTTATTGTTTCCAATGTTTCTTCTTCTTTCTCTGGCTATATTAAAGGCAATGATACTATCCGCTTGGATAGAAAATCAATTTATGAATTAATTACAACAGAAGAGAATCCCAACGAAGTTACCTTTACTTTAGAAGGAGAATATGCTTCTATAGTAGAAACTAATGGTGCAATGTGTGTGATTAGGGCAAACGCAAAAAATAAACTTGGTAAAGTTATTTTGCGCGCGGAAAGTGGCTCTCTTGTTGTTGAAAAAGAAATTTCAATTGTTCCGTTGTGGTAAGAGGTGATTATATTTATGGCTACTCAAAGACGCTTTGCGGTTTTAGGTGAAAATACATTCAAAATCGCGAATAAGATTTTACTAAATCAACGTGTTTGTCGGCTTTTAAAATATAATTGCCGAGACCCGTTTTCAGATAAATTGGAGGATATAGATGGGGCTGACCTGCTAGGAAAACAGATTTCTATTACTCCAAAAATTTTTGATGGTAGTATAGAAAAAATGTCATATCTTGTAGTCGTATTTGATGATTTTGCTGTTGTACCGGGTAATCAAGAATTTAAGACTTCAACTATTCGTTTTGATATTGCTTGCCCGTATGATGAATGGTACTTGGAGGATTCTTCATTACGCCCTTACTTAATCATGCAGGAGATTGATACAATGTTTAATCAAGCAAAACTTGCGGGGATTGGTAATCTTCAATTTCACCGAGTTGACGCACTTACTCTTTCTCCTCAAATTGGTGGGTATTCAATGAAGTATAAAACTTATGAATTTAATTGATGATTCCTTCATTCTAAAATGTCAAGCGGGGCTTCCAATTTTTTATGACGATATTTGTGCGCTCTATCCAGAAACACTTCGTAATATCGCGGAAGTTGGTTATAATAAATTTCAAAGTTATTTACAGCTTATTTTAACTAAAAAGCCTATTTTAGAAGATAAGCCAGAAAATGAAGAGATGAATGCCCTTTTAGACGCGCTAACAGATTTTGACTATTTTCTTATGCTTACTCAAATGGATAAAGATTTTAATGAACTCGCGCGAGAAGCTTTTTATTTTTTCTGTCGCGAAAACGTAATCTTTTCTATTGAGCCAGCCCAAATTGTAGTCGGCCCTATTCCTGAAAAACACATATTGGGCGAAGAACAATTCGCTTTTTTCCAAACAATGATAAAGCGAATTTATTTCCTTGATGAAGGAGGAAAAGATGAAATTATAATTTATGATACAGATTCTCCCCTCGTCAAAAAAATGAAAAAGAGACAAATTCTAAATCGGGAACGAGTTGCGAAAGCAAAAGCAAAACAGAGAGCAAAAGAAGGAACAGATATTTCTTTTTCTGATTTAGTAGGAAGCTTTGCGATTGGCACCGGAATTAGTCTCAATGAAGTTTATAATTTAACGTATTATGCTTTTCAAGACCAGCTAAAGCGCATGGGTTGGCGAGAGGAGTACAATACGAACTCTCGCGCGGCATTAGCCGGAGCGAAAATAAAAAAAGAACAATTAAAATATTGGATTCGTTCTATAAAGAATAATGATACCAAATAGGAGGTATAACGTTATGGCTCTAAATATTTTTGAACGCTACGGCGTGAAAGAAGTAAGTAACGTTACTTTTGAAGCTCTTGCCGATGGTCGTAAAGGCTCTGCGGAAGAGGGCGTAAAGAAGGGTGACATTGTTCTTTACCTAGACACACTAAAGGTTTCAACTATTGAGCAGACTGCTGAAAATACTGAAGCCCGAGGGGGCAAAACGGCTTTTACCCCCGTAAAAGTTCTTTAATTTCTGGAAAATCCTAATAGCCAATGAATTTTGGATTGGAGGCAAACTCAAATGGATAATCAGACGCTAAGCGCTAAGCCGAAAAACGGCTATGGTTTTATATATTGTTATACTTCCCCAAGTGGAAAGCGATATATAGGACAAACAAAGACAACTTTGAAAGAAAGAGCTGGTTCCATTAATTATCGTAGCTATAAAGGATGTACTGCTTTTTATAATGCTATCCAAAAATATGGAATAGAAAACTTTAAAGTAGAAATTTTATGTGAAGTTCCAGAAAAACTTCTTGCAGAAACGGAAACTCAATATATCCTTTACTATGATACAACTAATAAAGAAAGAGGTTATAATATTGTAACTGACTGGACGAATTTTTTAAGTACAATGAATGCTATTCCAGTTTTCTGTTATGATAAAATAACTGGAGAATATGTTAATGAATTTCCAAGTTTGGCAGAAGCAGAACGGTATTACTCTGTTTATCATGGAGCAATTCGTAAAGCTTTAAATCATCCTGAACGAACTTGTGCGAATTTATTTTGGAGAACTCAAAAATTTGATAAGGTTGAAGTTCTTGAGCCAAAAAAAATAAATAAACAAGTTTATGTATATGATGCTAAAACAGGATTTTTTTTACAAGAATTTCCTTCTATTCGTGAGACTGCGAGGAACGGTTATGGAGACCGTAGAAGTATACAACGTTTTCTCGCAGGAGAAAAAGGAACCGATCCAAAATGGATGAAATATTGTAAATATATTTTTCGTCCTTACAAAGTTGATAATATTTATAGCGAAAGTTCAACGACTATTCCGCAAGGAAGTAGGTTCAAGTGAACCGAAACGGGAGCAGCAGGAAAAATCCACTGTTAAGATATAGTCTGATCTTGTGTGAAAATACAAGCAGTCTTTTGACGCGCGCAAATTAACGACTTGCACGGAACATATATGTGGGGAAACCCAAGCCTAATCATGTGGGACTATGGTAAAGAAATCAACCTCAACCTTGAAGACGCTCTAATGTCTATGGAATCTCTCCGTCTAATGATGGGCGGCAAGATTACTGAAGCGAGCACTACTGAAAAGGTTGAAGTTCGTCGTACTGCACAATTCATTGCTACTGACAACTCTCTACCCACCAAGCTAGAAGATGATTATGGTGTAGAAGTTGATTCTGGCAACGTTACTGACTATAGCTGGGTAAACCTCAGCACCGGTAAGCGTGGTCAGGTCACTGCGAAAGCTGTTCTAGCTGATAGCTCTTTCGCTGCCGGTGACAAGATTCGTATCTTCTGGACTGAAGAGCGTGATGGCAGTGCTAACAACGAAGCGGTACAAATCACCATTTCTCCTTCTACTTTTCCGGGGACTTATAAGATTTATGGTGATACTCTAATTCGTAACGAAGATGGTCAGGACTCTCCTTTCCAATTCGTAATTAATCGTGCCAAAGTAATGAGTGAGGTAACTCTAACGATGGAGGCTGAAGGCGATCCAAGTACTTTCAGCATGACAATTCGTGTTCTTCGTGACGCGAACAACGAAATGATGAAGCTCATCAAGTATCAATAATTAATACACTGGCTACCACTTTTGTGGTAGCCTTTTTTTTTATATCTCGCGCGCAAGAAAAAAGTGTTTTTGCGCGTGCTTTCTACAGACGGGTAGGAAGGAGGTGAACCTTTTGATTGATAATTATTTTGGAACTAAAGAACTATATCAAGTAGTTCTAAAGGCGAATACACCAATGAATTTTGGGTATCGAGAAGTAGAAGCTGGAGAACCTGTTCTTTATTTTGAAAAAGTAAACATCGCAATGCTTACAGAAGAAAGTCGTCCCATTATGGCGCGAGGAGGTTGGGGCAATATGCCACACGTCATTTGGGAAGATCGTTCGGAAGTGAATTTCACCTTAACGGAAGGAGTTATGTCCTCTGCCGGTTTAGGCATCCTTATGAGCGCAAAGCTTTTAAGCAGAGGACAGAAAGATGTTCTTTACGTTCAAAAAAAAGAGGGGCCTTTTGAGCTTGATAAAGAAAATTCTTTTTCTCTTATGTATCCTCCAACTAAAGATAAAAAAATTTTTGTATTTTCTTATAAATACAATTGTATTCAAGAAAAAAAAGAATTTGAAATTGACGGAAATAGAGTTTTTATAAAAAATCCAGACCCATTGGATGAATACATCATAGACTACTATTTTGAGTATGGAGACGAAGCTCTCCTTTATCTTATTGAAAAAGAGAGATTTAATGGAACATTCTTGCTTGAAGGTAAATTTTATACCAAAGACGAGAATGATGGCTTGAACACAACAAACGTGTTGACAATGCCAAAGGTGCGAGTGATGAGTAATATAAACTTACGCTTGGGTGAAAGGGTTGATCCTACTATTTCTGTATTCAACATAATAGCTATGCCAAATAAGACAGAAATGAGTAAGGATTTGATAATGGATATAACTCGGTTATCAAATGACATTGATGCCGATATTTGAGCCACTTTCGCGCGAAGCGGAGGTGGCTCTTTTTTATTTTGAGGAAAAAGGAGGAATAGGGTATGGCGTCAAGGCAAAATTTACAAATTGAAGTTCCTGTAAAATTAAAATTGACTATGCAGGATATTCAATCTCAAATAAAAGTTTTACGAGACCAATTAAAAAATATTTCGCCTGATAGCGATAAGTTTAAAGGATTACAAAGACAAATAGAAAGTTTAGAAAAAGCTTCTAAAAAAATGGCTCAACAACTTGAAAAACCCTTTAAAACACAATCAGAAATAAAGAGTTTTGGCATAAAGCTTGAAAAACTTACTGATAACGCAAAGTTATTAGGAAAAGAATTTCAAGATTTAGATTTCGGGGATTTACTTTTTAGTGAAGAAGACTTACAAAAAGTTTCAAACTTTGGAGAGCAAATTAAAAAAGTACAAGTAAGCATTGAAGCCTTAAAGAAAAAAGGGATTTCCTCTGCAAAAGAAAGTTTTTCTTCTATTTTTACAGATGCAGGAATTACTAGCGCTGACAATTATGAAAAAGTATTAAAGAAGATTGAGAGCGGATTAGAGAAAGCTGAAAAGAGAGCAAATAGTGCAAAAGAAGCGCTCACGTCCGCGACTGAAGCAGAAAGTAAAGCTAAAAATACAGAAAAAACTTTTAAAAAAAACGCGACCCAATTGGCTTCTGATGTCCTCGGAAAACAAGATACTCGTTTTTTTGATAAGTTAGGCCGTTTTAAAAATACAGGAAGAAAGAACTTACAACAAGAAATGGTTAATATTGGCTTTGATGAAAAGACGGCTTCTGAATTAGTAAATAAAACTAATGCCGAAATCAAAGCTTTTTTTGAAAATATTTCTAAAGAAATTACGGATAGAATACCTCAATTAACGGAAGCGGCAAGACAAGCTACTTCAAAAAAAGAACAGGCAAAAACAAATTATGAAAATGCTCAAACCAAAGTTTCTAATTATCAAAAAACAAAAGGCGAGTTAGAAAATATTCCTCAAACGGAAGAATACAAAGCTTTGGAGCAACAAGTTACTTTATTGCAAGCTGAAGTTAAAAAGTTAAAACAAGAATTAGTAGATGCTTCTGGCCCAATAAAAACTAGTGGTGCCGCATTAGATGCTTTAGGTGACGATGCTGAAAATGGTATAGACGGATTAAGGCAAATGTCTGAAGAGTTTGAAGCTCTGTCCGAACAAGCCCAAAAGCTAGAAAATATTAAAACAGCAGTAAAACAGTGGTTTGGTTTTAGTCATATTATAAATACAGTAAAATCCGCCATAAAGAGCGCAATATCTACAATTCGTGAATTAGACTCCGTTATGACAGAGATTGCTGTTGTAACTGATATGACTCAAAAAGATTTATGGGCACAAATGGATACTTATAGTGCTCTTGCTCAGAAATATGGCACTACGATAAAGGGAGCTTACCAAGTATCACAACTTTATTATCAACAGGGTATGCTAAATATTTGACTTTTTCACGGAATTGTGTTATAATAAGCCTAAAAAGGAGGCTTGCTATAATGAAAGAAAAAATAATTCAAATTGAAGGGCAAGACAGCGTTTATTTAGTAAGAGAAAATGGAACTATTTGGAATTCTAAAATGAATCGCGAACTAAAAGGAACAATACGAAGAAATGAGTATAAAACTGTCTATTTATTTTTTAATAATAAACAATACAATTTTATGGTTCACCGTTTGGTGGCAGAAGCTTTCTGTGAAAATCCAAAAAACTATACTATCGTCCATCATAAAGACGGAAATAAATTAAATAATTTCGTGAGTAATTTAGAATGGGTTTCTTCTCAGATAAATAATCAAAAAGAAAATAGAAAAACTCCAAAAGAACGCCCAGAGTATAAACAAGGCGATTTATTAAAAGAATGGAAACCATTGCTTATTGATAAAAATTATGGAGCAAATAAAGAAGGAGAGATTATAAACTTCCAAACCGGACGGCTTATTCATGGAAGCGAGAGAAACGGTTATAGAAGATTTCAATATAAGGGGCATTACTTTTCTATTCACAGATTAGTATATGAAGCATTTTTTGGAGAAATTCCTAGCGGTTATTTTATAGATCATAAAGACGGTAATCGCGCGAACAATAAACTTGAAAATCTTTCTCTTGTAAGTCAATCTAACAATATGAAAAATGCTATGTCAAAAGGACACGCTTGTCAAGTCCCAATTCTTCAATTTGATAAAGAAGGAAACTTCATAAAAGAATACCCATCTATTCAAGCCGCTGCAAACGAAATGAATGTAGCAAGAGAGTCAATCTTGAGCTCAATTTCTCGTAATGGCACTTGTAAAGGTTTCCGTTGGAAAAAGAAAATATAATATTCTTGCTCTGTATATCCTCTAACTGCTGGGAACTCCATAAAGCAAGTCGTAAAGACTTGCTTTTTATTGTGGAAAATCAGCAACCAAGCCGTGAAAACGGAAGGCTCAACGACTATCCATCCGTCAAGGTGGAGTAGCGCGCAAACGATTGGCGCGCGAAATGGGGATACGCGTGAAAGCGTGTAAGATATAGTCTGGTCTTGAAAGTAATTTCAAGCTGGGTTCGTCCCGCGCGGAAAGTAGTGATTTTCGTGGAACATAAACGTTGAAAACAAATGAAGTAATGGAATTAACCGAACAGACACTTATTATGGCAAAAATTTCTGGTCTTGATTATGCTACTGCTACAGACTACATGACTGTTGCAGTACGTGGATTTAAGATGGAAATGTCAGAAGCGTCTACGGTTACTGATGTTTATTCTAATATTGCTGCAAAGACAGCTTCGGATACGACTGAACTTGCGGTTGCTATGAGTAAAGTCGCTTCTGGTGCGGAAGCTGTTGGAGCAGATTTCCAAAGCACTACGGCAATGTTAGCAACTATGATTTCAGTCACAAGAGAAGCCCCTGAAAATTTAGGTTCTGCTTTAAAATCAATTGTTTCTCGTTATGGTGAATTGAAATCTGATCCAAAAGCTTTGGTAGATAGCGAAGGAGAAGCTTTAAGTTTAAACAATGTAGATAAAGCTCTTCAAAGTGTTGGTATTACTCTTCAAGATGTGAATGGAGAGTTTAGAGATTTTGATGACGTTATTATGGAGTTGTCTTCTAAATGGGAGACTCTTGATAAAAATTCTCAGAGATATTTAAAAGTAGCATAAGTATCTTTAACTCATTGAATTGCGGGGAAGCCTTTAAGTTTTCTTTACTAACTAAAAATGGAAACATATTTTAGGGAGAATTTAATAAATTCTGTATAGTAAAAATAAGAAAAATTAGGTTATCCGCAGCTAAGATTCTATAATTTGACAAAACCACCAAAATGTAATATAATATAATAAGGAGGTGAAGAAAAATGGATGAGATGAAAAGAGTTTTATTAGATGGAGAAGAAACTCCTTTTATGATTACTAAAAATGGAATGCTTTATCGGGAAGATACTAATAATTGGTACAAACCTTTTGAGAGTTGTGGCTATCTTTCTTATCATTTGAAATGGAAAAATAAAACTTATCCAAGGCGAATACACCGTTTAGTCGCAGAAGCTTATATTCCAAATCCGGAAAATAAGCCTTTTGTTCACCATAAAGACCATGATAGGTTTAATAATTCAGTAGAAAATCTAGAATGGGCAACTGTTCAAGAAAATAATTTGGATAAATTGGAAAGAATAAAACAAGAAGCTATCAGTTATGAACATTTGGATTTGACTAAAGAAGAATGGAAGCAATATTTAGACACTCAATTCTATGTAAGTAATTTTGGAAGAGTAAAAAATATTCTAACTAAAAATATTTTAAAAGGAAATGTTCGTGAAAATGGCTATTTAAGAGTTGGCTTGCGGATTGATAAAAAATTAAAAAATTTTAATGTTCATAATCTTGTCTGGCTAGTTTGGGTTGGCCCGCAAAAAGGAGTTATTAACCATGTTAATGGAGATAAGTTAGATAACAGATTAAGCAATTTAGAAGATATTTCACAATCTGAAAATTTACTTAAAGCCTGTTATGAAACTTGTAGCAAAACTACAATGAGAGTTGGCCAATATAATGATGAAGGAGAGCTTCTTATTTCTTATAAATCCCAAAAACAAGCTGAAAAGGCTTTACGATTGAGTGGTGGTTCAATAAGTAGAGCAATAAACTCTGGCAAAAAAGCGGGAGGCTATTATTGGAAAAAAATTATAGAATAAAGTTCAACGACTATCTTATATCAGATAATGATGAGAGTAGGGACATTGCGTCCCGAAGTGGTGAGATAACGATTTATTCGTTAGTGATATAGTCTACTCCCTTATGAAAATAAGGGATATTTTTATAGGCAAAATTAAAGCTAATTTTGTTTAATATAAAGGATTGCTACCGTAATGGCAGGCAACCGCCAGCAATCTCGTTTTCTTGCTCTTGTAAGTAACTATGATTTGCTAAAGCAAACCACAGAAGATGCCTATAATAGTGAAGATCAAGGTCTTCTTCAAATGCTGAAGACTATGGATTCCTTGGACACCAAGATTAATCAATTTACCACTTCCTTTCAACAATTTTATACTTCTTCAGGTATAGAGCAACTCATAAAGTATTTTGTTGATTTTGGAACTGATTTGGTTAATTATCTTAATGGACTTCCAAAATTATTTGATAAAATCCCCATTGCGGCACTTTCTACGCTAATGAATATTGCTGCGGTTGCGAAAAATCTTTTGCTTAAAATACTTGCTACGGCGAATGCACAATTAAGTAAGTATAATAAAGAGTTGGTACAACAAGCAGAAGAGCAAGGCCGTAAAGAAGAAGAAGCTAAAATACGTGGTGCGAAACAAGCACGACAAAACGCGAAGAATGGCACTTCTAACCAAAATAGTGAAAATCTAAATAAGCAAACCGCTAACTATTCTAAAGTTGCTTCTGCTTTGACCGGTATTGGTGCGGCACTACAAGTTAGCTCTGGAATTATTGCGAGAGGTAATACTCAAATCGCGCAAGCTATTGGCGGAACTGGCAATATAATTGCGGGTGCCGGGCAAATGCTTGCGGGTGGAATTGCTGGAAAAATTATGGGAGCAATTTCTATCTTTTCAGGCTTAATAACTATCGCTGAAGGGCTTTATGAAAGCGTAGAAGAAAAAATAGATAGATTAAAAGATAATGTTGACAAGACGAAAAATGAGTTAGTTCAATCAAAAGATGAATATAAAACCCTTACGCAATATAAGAAGAAGTATGAAGAATTAGCCAAATCACAGTATGACAGTGTTGAAGCAAAACAGGAATTTTTGGATATTCAGCAGGAAATTGCTGCTAAATATCCCGAGTTAATTTCTGGAATGGATTCAGAAGGAAATTATCTTGTCAACCTTACTGAAGGATACAATGCTTTAGCAAAAGCAAAACACGCTGCGTATTTATCAGATTTTATAAAAAATTCTTCTGCGGAAATTGAAGCTTTGAGTGATTCTGATTATATATTAGAACAACTTGGAGGAGTTTCATATGATTTTGTTTCTTCTGGATTTCTTTCTGGGATTCCTGAAGAGCAATTAAGAAGAATACTTTCTTATTATAATGGCTCTGACTCTTTACAAAAAAGTGATTATGGAACTACTATAATGTCTGAACTATTTGGAGAAAACTCTCTTGATAATGTGCGCTTTGAAGTAAAGAAAAATCCTCGCGCGAGGTCGGGAAGCACTTATGTTCCAAAAGAAACCGCTCAAGAGGCGTACCAAGCTTTACAGGAAGCACCAACTATAAAAGAAGCAGAAGAAAAAATAGCAGAGATTTTTAATACTTCTGTGGATAATATTAAAATTAACGAAGGTTTCTATGGAGAAATTAATAAATTAAAAGCTTCAAGCGATTATATTGGAGAAGGAAAAGCTGTAGATAATTATATGAAAACAGCGATTCCCGAAATACGTGATCTTCAAATGACACTATCTGGAATAGAAGAAGACAGTGTAGTTTATTTAGCAGGCCTAGACGAAAGTCTTGCAAAAAGTTGGAAAGATTACTCTAAAAAATACTTGGAAGATAACCCCGATAAAACGCTTTCAGATGCTTGGACTTCTTTTAGTTGGATGGAAGTTCCGTCAGAAATAGAAGAGTATTATAATGAAAATATCTTTAAGGGTTTAACTGATAAGCAAAAAGATGATTTAGATCAGATCTATTCAAATCTTTCTTCCTACTCTAACACTCATCTTGAAAAAGGGGACTTACAATTAGAAGAAGAAGTTAAAAAAATTGTTGGGGACAACGAAGACGTAGTTAATTTTATCGTTTCTCAATGGAAAGAAGAAACTGTTAAAGCAAGAAATTTATTTATTGATAATTATAATCAAAAAAAGACACGGGCCGTTGACCCCGCAGATGTTGAGAATATTACTGGCAGTATTGCTCCATATTTGCTTTCGTCTGTTACCGAACAAGTAAATTATGCTGTTAGAAATGAAGAAAAAAACCCAGAACAAGCCCAACAAGCTTTACACGCTTTATTCTCTTTATATAATGACGATATTATTCCTCTCGGCGCGGAAGCAGAACGAATTGCTGCAACAGCAGACTTAACTTCCTTAACTGGTATTTCTCAATTCTTTAAAGACCTAGAGGAAGCAGGTTTTGATACTTCTGGAATAGACTTAACCAATTGGAAAGAAACTCTTTCTGTTAATCTCCCAACTGAATGGAGAAGCTTTGAAACTTCAATTACTAGTAATCTTAAAGACTTAGAAGATAGTCTAAAAGATGTTTCTTCTGGCATGAATCTTGAAGATGCTATTTCTATGGTTCAAAAAGTTGGCCTTTCGTTAAATGATGATTTCTTACTAAAAGATGGGAAATATTTCTTAAAGGGTGAAAGCATTAGCAAAGTTCGTGATGCTTATGTAGAGCAATATCAAGAGCTTTACGGTCAAATAGAAGAAGAACAACAAAAACAAATTGAAGCGATTAAAAGTTTTCAGGGAGATTGGACTGATTTACCAAATGATAATGAATTAAAATACCTTTATAATGCGTATTATAAAGAATGGGAGAAAACAAATACAGAAGAAGATTTTTCTTCTTATGTAATTAAACAGCTTGAAGCCGCGCAAGAAGAAGCAAATACTATTGCTAACGAATATGCTGATTATCAAGTAAAAGTCTTAATGCTTGTTAATGGACAAATTAAACTAGTTCTTACAGAATTGTTTGGAGAAGGTTCCGCTAGTATTGAAAAAGTCATCAGTGCAATAAAGACTAAAGATTTTTCCAATTTAACCTCTACTGAATTAGAAGCTATTTCTCCTTATTTGAGTACAATTCAAGATAACTTTATAGATTTTACAGTAGATACTTTATCTACTATCGCAGATAGTTTAGATAGCAAAGATTTAGTTCAAGCTACTGATGTTAATAAAGACTATTTAAATAAATTGGTAGATGATGGGGTTCTAAATAAAGTATCTGATGATTGGTATCAAGTTGTTGATGGAATTAGCGAAAAAATGTTTGCTGACGCAGTTTACGCAGCGGATTTGACTGTAAAAGAAACAAATGAAATTCTCGCGAAATCTCATGACTACTTTGATAAATCTGATCAACAAGATGCCTTAAAAGATGTAGAGTTTTATTCTGAACAATTAGCATACGCAAGTTGGGATACCATTCGCGCCTTATCAGATTCATTAGAAGTTGAGATGAGCGATTTAGCCGATATGAGTAATCAAGACAAATACGGAAATTATCGGTTAAAATTGGATGAAGCTGGAGTTTCTTCTCTGCTGATGAATATTAAGAATGGCCCAGAAATTATCGCAGAGAATACCATTTCTAAATTGGATGAAATAAACAAATGGCTAGAAGATGGAATTGGTGGTAAGTTAAATCTTTCCGATAAATCAAGTCTAACTGACAATTTGGGCAAACTTGGCATAGAAATAGACCCCAATGCTTTCACTCAAACGGTAGATGGGTTTAAACTCGCGCAAAGTGAAGCTTATCGCGTTCTTACCACTCTTCAATCAATAAATTCCCTCGCGGGAAAAGTCATGCTTTCCAGTCTCGTTGAAAGCGCGATGGATTCTGATGAACGGCTGAATGACATTTTTTATGTAATGCGTCGTATTGATGAACTGAATAAGGAAATTAATAATGCTGAACCCGGCTCCGCGCGCAGAAAAGAACTTGAAGGAGAGCTAGCTGTTTGTAAAGAAATCACTGCTGAACTAAAGAAAGCAGATGGTACATTTAACTTTATGAATAGAGATTTGCCATCTGGCTATGACGATCCTCTTTCCGCTTGGGAAGGAATTGGCGATGCTTTTAAGGTTTTAGATGGAGACGATTTTAAACAAAACCGAATTGGTTATCAAGATTTTTATAACATGATAACTATGATGGGCGATGATGTTCTTTCTGCGGCAGGCATTACTTCTGAAAAAATGAATGGCGCTGCAAACCTGCTTGATGCTGGCGCGCAAGCTCTTGTTAATGTAGATGGTGAAACGTTTGTAGACCTATCTAAATTAGGAGCAAATTTCAATCTTGGCGCGACTAACATGAAGGAAGGTCTTACTAAAGGCATACACGTTTTGGCTCAAAATCAAATTAATATGCTTGATGCCGAAATTGCGATGCTGGAAACAGTAGTCAAGACGCAAGAAGTATTTGATAGCGTTGCTGGTGAAGATAAGAAGCTTTCTATTGATGAACTCATGCCAGAAATCACAACCGAAAACGGAGAAGATATTACTAAATGGACTGAAAGTCAATTAACGCTATTAAACGCTCTTTTGGGACAGTTTGGAGATATTGAAATTGCTGGGAAAAAACTATCTGAGATTATTAAAGACCCCGCGTCTTTTGTTGCTTTAACAGAAGAGGATAAGCAGAAATGGGTTAATTATATTCAGCAATTCTATTCAGATGGTTGGCTCGCCGATAGTAGCGGAAAGCTTGCTCTTAATGGAGTAGAAATTCCAATTCCAACATTATCTTTCCCAAGTGACGGAAAGGAAAAGTTCCAAAGCGAACTTAAAACATTGTTAGAAGGTCAAGATTTAATTACTCCTGAAGAATACAGTTCTCTTATTGCTGAATTTTTTAAAAGTCTTGAAAAAGATGGAAAAAAAGAATTTACTATTTCTGATTTCATTCAATTTGCAAAAGGAAAAGGGGCTTCTGATGAATTTGTTAAATGGTTGACTGAAAACACCGGCATAATAATCAATGAAGTTGGCGGTTTCAAGAAAGAAATTAAAGACTCTACGGGAGAAACAGTAGAGCTTCAGTGGAATTTTGAATATGGAACTTATGTTTCTGATAGCGGGAAAGTTTACAATGAGGATGGAACTGAAACAACGCTTGAAGAAATAAAGTCTAATAAGTTACATGATTTAAATGAAGAACTCTCTGGGAAAGGCCAAACTCCTATTACTATTGAAGAAATTGAAGTAGGGCTTAAAGATTTTGTTTTCAAGGTTAGTGGAAGTAGTGAAACTTTCTCATCCTATGAAGATGCTCTTGACTTTGCTATCGCTCAAGCACAGTCTAAAACGGGAGAAGTAGATTCTGAAACAACTGCAACTGAAACTGATATAGAAATCGTTCCTCAAAAAATCTATATTAAAGAAGATTCTAGCGCACTTGGTGAGGATGGTTCTCTTCTTATCACCGACCCAATCGCAAAAGCAACAGCAACCGTAGTCGAACTTGAGATTGACCCTACTGGCGCGAAAGCAGGAATGAAGCAAGCGCAAGGCGCGGCGAATACACCCATTGAGATTGAAATTACAGATGAGATTACTGGCAAGGCAAGCACCCTAACCATCACTCCTTCCACAACGCCAACTCTTGAACTTGGAGAAGAAACTCCAACTGTTTCTGATGTTTCTGCTACTGCGGAAAGCGCAACCGTAAAGCCAACTTCTTATCAAGTTGACTTAACTGATAGTGAAGGCAATACCCAGTCTGTTACCGTAGATGGCACAGCAAATCTTGAAACAGTAATTTCTGGTTTAACTAAAGATGAAAACGGCAACTATTCTATTGATAGTGTCAATGGTATCGCGCAAGTTTCTGCTGAAGTTTCTCAAGCAGATACTTCAATCCAGACTTTGTGGGATAAGTGGAGCAATAAGGAAATTACATTTACTGTAAAACCGCAGGAAGAAGGTTCGGGAAGTAATAATTCTAAATTTTCTTCTACAGTCAAAGAAGAACTTGCGGACAAGAAACTAGTAAAAGCATATGATGGTAGCGGAGTTCGTGCCGTTCTAGTAAATTATCATGATGAAATAATGTCTACTATTTCTGCAATTCAACAAATGGTAGATTTGGGACAACCAGTATCTCAAGAAGATATACAAACAATTCGCGACTTACAGACTGCTTTGACTACAGAAGGAACAACTAGTCTGGGTGGAGCAAATTATCCCACTGTAGAAGCTCTTGGCGAACTCGCGGATAAGTGTGTTCAACTAAATAACGTATCTCCTACCGTTCTTGCTACCGCCAATACTCTCTCTACTATGGATTTGGCACAAACCGCAACTTATCTCGCCGATATGGTTACGAATGCCGAAAGCCTAATAGAGCTTGAGTTTACCAATTTCGCAGACCTTGAAACCGCGACGGAAACCGCAAAAACAACTGTAGATAGTATTGCTACGAAGTTAGCTGAAATGACTGGTCGGACAATTACTATCAATGTGGTAGAACAGCAGAATGGGGAAGGCGGAGAGGGAGGAAACTCCACTTACACCACTACTTACTCTTTCAATACAGATAATCTTACTTCCGCGGTCACAAGCATTCAAAACGCTTCAAATAATGCTACAACAGCAATTGAGAAAGTTGCGTCTGCAATGGATGAAATTCCTACCGACAGTAGTAAAGCAAAAGCTGTTTCTGATACTGGAAAGAGCATTAAAAACCTTCCTGATAAGAAAACTGTGAGAGTGGTTATTTCTCAACCAAAAACCACTTCAATAAATGCGGTTGCTACTCTAACAGTAAAAGTTCAAGGGGAAGGCTCTGTTGTTAGTGGAATTTTTGAGAAGAAATTCTCTGCTCCCGTTGGCGGGAATATAGATATGTCTCGCGCAAAAGGCAACATTGCTCTTGCAAAGGGCACAAAAACCCTAATGGGCGAACTTGGGCCAGAGCTTGTTGTTAGCAACGGGCATTATTTCGTCGCAGGTGAAAACGGTGCAGAGTTTGTAAATCTCGCGGACGACGCAATCGTCTTCAACCATCTCCAAACCAAGAAACTTCTTCAGAATGGTAGTGCGGGACGAGGAATGGCAATTACCAATGAAAAGAAGGCAACTTCTATGGCGACTGGTAACGCCATGGCTTCCGCAAGTGATGCTCTCGCAGAATTGAAACGCATTCGCGCGATGTGGCAAGCACTCCTTGATTCTTCTGCTTCAGACCTCGGCAAGAAAGCCGGTTCTGGTGGAGGCGGTGGAGGAGGTGGTGGCGGAAAGGGCGATGACCCCAAAGCTATCACGCATGACCTTGAACGTTGGTATAACTTACTACGTCAAATCGCGAAAGCCGAACAGCAAATTACTTTGGAACAAGCCAAGCGCAAGAATATGCAGAGTGGTTATAACTACTCTGATAGTCTTGAGAAAGAACTTGGCACTCTGAAGAAGCAAGAGCAAGCTTATCGTCAACTTGCTTCTTTGCAAGAAGATTGGTATAATATTAGAAGAAAAGAACTTTTAGATACCGATTTCTCTAAAGTCTTTACTTATGATAAAGATGGCTTGATGCAATATGTTGATGGCGTAGACATGGGTCTTGATATTTTAGCAAAACTCAATTCTACTGATAAAACAGGAGCACCTACTGGAGCAGGTGCGGACTCTCAAGCTCAAATAAACTATCTCAAATCTATTGGATTTGATGTAGAGAAGTATCTGCGGACTAATGATGATGGTACTAAAGCAGAAAATACAGACGATATGATGCAGAACTTCTGGGATAGGGTTGATGGTTGGAAAGATGAATTGGATGGTCTATATGATGAATACAACGACCACCTCAAAGATATTGAAGAAAATATTTCTAATCAAAACGCAATTCTCCAAGAGTATATTGATAATCAACTTTCTGTTGAAGAAAAGCTGATGACCGCAATTACTGACCGGCAACAAGCAGAAATTGACAAGATGCAAGACCTGCTTGATGCTACTCAAAACGCGTCTGAAGAATATCTCAATGGCCTAACTGATGCCTTAAATAAAGAACAACAACTTTATAACAAGAATCAAAATGACCGAGAATTGAGTAAGCTTCAACGTCAACTTGCTATCCTTCAACGGTCTGGCGGCTCTGCGAGTGAAATCAAGAATCTTCAAAACCAGATTGACAGCAAACTTCAATCTGATTATTTTGATGCAATGCAGAAGCAAATTGATACTATTCAAGAAGCTTCTGACAATCAGATAGAGAAACTTCAAAAGCAAATTGATGTTGCCACTGAAGCGCTTGAATATCAGAAAGAAAATGGCTTACTCTGGCAAGAAGTTTATCAGATGATGAATGAGTGGACACCCGAAAAAATGCTTGAGTTTATTGAAAAATATACTCAATCTTATCGTGAAGATTCTGGCCTACAAAGCAGTGAAAACTCTAAAGAGACTAAGAAAGAATTGGAAATCTGGGCTAATAAACGTGATATGAACGCGCGTGATGAAGCTTGGAAAAAATACTACTCCGACGCGAAGTACGATGATGCTACCAAAAAGAGCTATAGTGCTTCCGCGCAAGAAGCCTTTAATGCTGGCTATGCAAGTGGTGGAGCAGAGGAAGGCGCGCGAAGAGCTAATGAAATTTTTGAGAATGCCAAAAAGAACCAAGGTTCTTCTACTGGTGGAAATACTGGTGGCAGTTCTACTGGCAGTAATACCACTCCAACTCAAACTGAAGGGACTTCTCGGGGTAAAGTAAAGACTAATACTGGCGCAGGACTTTATATCAGAAGTAAGCCTGACTTGAATGCTAAAAAAGTCGGAAAAATTCCGAATGGTGGCACAATGGAAATTTATGATGACTATAAGAATAGCAAATGGTATAAAGTCAGATATAATGGAACGACTGGTTATTCTTACAAGCAATACATCAAGAAGTATGCTCAAGGTGGTCTTGTAGATTATACTGGCCCCGCGTGGGTTGATGGTTCCAAGAGTAAACCAGAAGCATTCTTGAGTGCAAAAGATACCGCACTTCTGAAGAGCAAAATTTTTAGTGATTCCAACTTCTCTCTCCGTTCTTGTATTGAAGCAATTCAAGCATTAGCTGATAACTTCCGTTCTATTTCTACCGACAATTCCGAAAACATCAACATTGAAAATATTTCTATTCAAGTTGGTAATGGAACTATTTCAAGTGATTATAGCGCACGCAAGGCGGGACAGGAAATTATGGATGAAATTTTGAATGTTGCGAAAAAGGCAGGGAATCTAACATTAGCAAGGAGGTAAAAGGATGTCATTACAAGTATATGAGGCTACGCACGATGGGCAGGGTAATTCCCTGCCCTCGGCACAAAAGCAGTTTATTAGCTTTTCTTATGGCGGGAAAAACATAGAAGATTTTAATTTACTCGCGGTTTTTGCTTCAGATAGATTAACAAAAGGAATGTACGCAGATTTTAATGAAACTACTACACAATCTGTTGGACTTGATGGACAATTATACTGGATTACTCAATACAATCCGCTTACAATCCATTTTGATTTATCTACAGATGGAATGACTACGCGCGAGTATGACGAATTCAAGGCTTGGTTTATTCCCGGAGTTGAAAGAGAATTAATTCTTTCAGAATATCCTAATCGTGCGATTATGGCACGGGTAAGTAGTGCTCCACAAATTAGTATGATACCATTTGAAGACCAACTACCAATGGTTATTGGCGCGAAAACTTATTTTGTTGCTTCTTCTTTATATAAAGGAGATATTACTCTTGAGCTAGTTTGTGATGACCCATTTTGGTATTCGCGCAAAAATGTATTTATGGATGAGAGTGATTTAGAGAATCCAGATAACCTAAAAGCGATTGGAGAGGATGGAGTTCCTTATTCTTCTATGTTAGCTACAGATAATATACTTCTCGCGCAGGATACCATTCAATCACAAGTTACCAACACTTCTCCATTATATTTTTATAATTGTGGGTCAGCAAAATCACCTGTAAAAATAAGTTTTTCTCTCTCTACGACAAATTATTATGACGCAAATGGATATATTTGTTATCCAGCGAACTCATATTCTCATGAGGGAAGTAATTCATATGAAACTTTTTCTATTGATGAGAAAGAGGAGTTTCGTTTTACTACTCCTCCAAGTTTTGCTTCATATAATCGCGCGCTTAAAATTATTGAGAGTTATGAGGTTGGAAATTCTGTGTTAGAATTGAGGAAGCAACTAATTGAAGAAGTAAACCATTATTACACTCGCGCTTGGGTTATCGCGCAAGTAGAAGCTATGATGAATGATACAAAGAGAACTTATTGTTCTGTGAATGGAGAACTTTTAGAAGGCTTTCAAAATCATTTAAAGAGCGTAATTAAAGACTTTTTCTCTAATCCTTCTTTTAGTTTTGACAGCAATAATGGAGAAGCAAAAATGAAATGTACGTATAAAGTTGCTTCTTCTTCTGGTGTTGAAGCAAAAGAAGTAGAAGAAAATGTAGGAAGCATGGTTTTGTCTAGTTATATGAAATTACCCTGCGGACATCGTTATAATACAGAAGGGAAAATAACGACAAAAGAATGCGGGAAGTTTACTTCCTCAATACCAATTCAAGTTTCACAATTTGATTATCAATATCGTTATTTATAAAATGGAGTTAGGAGGGATGAATTGTGGCACGGCAAACAATTCGTCCTTATGAGATGAGCGTTTGGGGCCTACAAGATGATTTTATAATCACTTTAAGCGCCCCAAACATAACTCATAAAGGACAGATTATTGACCCTGTTCTAACCAATAAAGATGATGGAACACAAGAACTTTCTTTCTCTATTCCTATGTATTATTTTCATAATAATGAAATTATGGAGAACCCTTTATGGTATAACACTACAAATGGGGTTCTGCTCGTAGGACAAAGAAAAATAAAAGTCATTTTTAATAAGGGCAATAATGATGAAAAGGTGTTTGAGTTTGTTATTTCTAAAATAACTGAAACTCATCAAGATGATGGGCAACTTATTTGCGAGGTAGAAGCAGAAGGTTTGGCTTTTCAAGAACTTGGAAAAACAGGTTATAAACTTTCTCTTACTCAAGATAACTTTGAATTAGAATATGAAGAATGGTTCAATAAACCAGAAAATGAAAGGGGAGAAGAACCTATTGCTTCTCTAAATTATTGGGCTGATAAAATATTTGAAGGAACAAAATGGACTTATGAAGTTCAAATGAATTGGAGCGCATATGATGGAGTTGCTTCTATTGAGGACAACCTTGCGCGCGAAAACGCAGGCTTGCGGAGAACCGATAAAGTTTATGAAGAGGATTATGTTAGTTCTTGGGAAGTAAAGAATGATAAGTTAATTCCTTCTAAAATGGTTTCGTTCCGCGAAAAGGCGCGAATGGTTTCTATTGAAAAAAGTAATCGTTATAATGCGACGCAAGATTTAGCAGAAGCTTTTGAAGTTTTTTGTCGTTATGAATATGAATATGATTCTAATTATCATATTATTGGGCGCAAATGTATTTTTTACAATACTTTTCTTCAAGAAGATGGAGAGCATATTGATTTACAATATGCGATGAATAGTAAAGAAATTTCGCGCGAAATGGATAGTAGTGAAATTACTACCAAGATGTATGTAGTTCCACTGGAAGATGATACAACAGATAGTGGCCTGCTTACTATTGCGGATGCGAGCGCGAACAAAACCGGGGAAGATTACATTCTTAACTTTGATTATATGTATTCTATTGGCGCAATTACGCAAGAACAGTATGATGAAATTCAAGCGTATGAACGACAAATGTTTATTCTAAATGGCAAACTAACTCCACTCGCAAAAAAAATTGCGGAAGAAACTGAAAAAGCGAATGAAATATCCGCACAACGGTCTATACTAGCAACTTCTCAATCAGAAGCATTAGAGCAAATGAATAACGCCCAGAAGATGCTTGACGCCCTTTTAGGTGAAGATGGCATTCTTGAACGTGGAGTTGGTAAGCCTGATTTAGTGGTTTATTTGAAGGACGATGGCGCGAATACTTACCATATAAACGTTTCACAAGAAGGTGTTATTTCTAATACTCTAAAATTATTTAACGCATATTCTAACGGTGCTTTAAGTGAAAAAGTAATACTGACAGAAGCAAATAAAAAGTATGATGAGAATACTGGCGTTTTAATTGGCTTACAAAACCTAACTGCGCCCGCGAATGGTTCCAATAGAGGATACCTTACTTATTCCTATTCCCCTGATTTACATTATAAACAAATTTATCAAGCATACGCTACTCGTTTAGCAAATGACCAAGAGAAGGATAAAGAACTTGAAGAGCAATACAATAATCTTCAAGAGCTTATTAAAAAGAATCAAGAAATTTATGATACTACCCTCGCACAAAAGAAGAAAGATGTTTCAGAATTTGAGCGTTTCATGGGTAGCGCACTTAAAGAAGGTTCTTGGCAAGCAGAAAGCTATACAGATTATGGGAATTATTATAATGTAAAACTTCAAGTTGGTGGGATGAACGCGCAAGCAAAAGACCTTGCTTTCGTTTGGGATAAAGAGCCTTTTGACGGGGAACAATTAGGGTATTATAAAGAAACAATCAATGAGACAAAAGTAAATTATTTTTGTATTGATTTAACTAGGGTTCTTCCAAAAATAAAAGACCATATAGATGACTTGCGTTTCTTTTGTAAGAAAACACAAGGAGACCCCGCGGAAGATATTTCTAAAATATATTCTATTGGGAGCGAAATGGTTTATGGATTTTACCAAAACAGCACGGGAAAAATCACTCCTGTTTTGTTGATTCTTGATAAAACCGCGCAATTAGCTGATTTAAAGAAAGCTCCTTCTAAATTAGGTTATATTACTGCGGAGCTTAATGGTGAAGGAATTGCTACCGTTATTCAACACGAGCTAACAGACACAGTAGAATGGTTTGAAGACTTTACGCAAGATTTTGTATATCCTCGTATTTTAATTGGCTCTTCTCTTGCAAAAACAAGCTATGAAGATTTAAGTTTAAAGTATAACGAAGAAGAACTTCAAAAATATTATGATTATTCAATTCTTTACCGAGACTATTTGCCTTATATTACTTTAGATAATAACTTTATGGTTTCTTCTGGCACCTTATCAAAAGAGCTTGAGATTACTTATATTTTATCTAATGGCGCACTTTCATTATACTTGGATGCTCTTGAAGTTTCTAAAACAAATTCACAACCAAAGGTTTCTTATGATGTTTCCATTTCTTACATGAATAAAAATATTATAGCGAAACTTTATAAGTATTTGGGAGTAATGGTAAATGTAAACGACTTTGAATTGAAATTTGATAATGTAGAAGGTTATATTTCAGAATTAGAGCTTCACCTTGAGAGTCCTTGGGAAGATAAAGTTACTGTAAAGAATTACAAAACAAAATTTGAAGATTTGTTTGGGCGCATAGTTGCTTCAAGTGAAGAAATGAAAACAAATTCTTATTTGTATAATACGGCAGCGAGCGCGTTCAATACGAATGGTTCTTTAAAAATAGAAAATATCCAATCCACTTTATCGCAGGCAGACCTAACCTATGCTTTTATGGATGGCACTCTTACTATAGATGAAGAGAACGGCATTTGGGGCACAAGTGATAGAGGCGTTGTAGCCTATCGCGGCGGTGGTATTTTTACTGCTACTCAAAAAGACGGATACGGTAATTGGATTTGGAATACTGGCATAACTCCTGAAGGAATAAACGCTTCTCTTCTTCGCGCGGGGCAAATTGATACAAACGCAATTCGTATCTTTGCGGGAGACAACGTTGCTTTTCAAATGAACCGAGACGGTTTGTTTGCTTATAGATTTGATAGTAAGACTGGCGAACCTAGTGAGAAAGAATACGTAGTTCATAATGGAGAAGGGTTATTCCTTGTGAATAAAAAAGGTCTGCTCTATACGGAGAATGGTGTAGAGAAAACTCTCACACAAGATGTAAATCGTGTAGAAATAAGTTGGTATGGCTTAATTTTACGAAATTTGAAAAATGAAGCAGTTTTTCAAGCAGACCAAGCTGGTAATTTAACTTTAACTGGCAAGATTGAAGCGAAGACTGGTTCAATTGGTGGATGGGATATTACAGATAACGGGCTAGTTGCGCACGATAGAACCGCAGGTTTGTATTCTTTCCCTCTTACAAAAGAAGACGGAAGTGTTGTTGATGATAGAGTATTCTGGGTGGGTCAAGATACCGATGATAGTTCTCAACCTTCTTTCTATGTTGAAAGAGATGGAACATTCTACGCAAATAACGCAATTCTTAAAGGTTCTATTTCTGCAAATAGTATTATTGGTGGCACGGGTGGTTCAACTATTCTAGACGCAATCAAGAAAATTGAAGTAGTTAATTTATCTGGCGGACAAACATTTAATTATTATAATGATAATTTAGATGGGAACATTACTGTTCTACCAGATATACTTCGTTTTCGTATTATGACGAATAGCCTGTCGCAAGAAGAAATGCTTCGTGAAGGCGCGACCGCGCGCGAATGGGCTTTTTATTATGCTAATAGCGCAGGAGAATGGATAGAAATTGATTTAGAAGCAAATAAAGATTTTATTGAGTTTCTTCCTTCTTATCTTACTTTTACAGTAAACAATAAGATAATGTCTCTTGGTGAAACTAATGCGCTCGTAGAAGCAAAAGATTTTAAAGTAGTATTAAAAGGCAGGACGCAATATCTTGTAGATGGCTATCCCGCGAAAACCGCAGATGGAAAAGACCTCGTAGATAAAGATTATGAAGCAATCTTTACTTTAAGGAACAGAGACTATGGAATAAATAAATTCCTTTCTCTAATTGACCCACAATCTTATACATTCATAGAAGATATGAATAACGGGTTATCTTATGCCAGTTCAGCTTCTTTTTCTGTTATTCTAAAAAATATTGATGTAGCAGAAGGAACATGGGTTATTGATGGAACTGAAATCCAAGGCGAGACTGTTGTTTCTGGTAATTCTGGAGAAGGCGAAAGTACAACTAAAGGCGGTTCTACTATGATTGTGCCAGAAATTAACATGAATGATGGTATTTGGTATATTGATGATGCAGAAGTAAAGAATGGAGATACAATTACAGATAACGGAGGTTCTACTTCTGGCTCTATCATTATTACAACTGAAGCTCAGCCCGATGGCTCAATTAAATCTACAATTACTGTTCCTCATACCCGAGTTCCAGAAGGAGGGCAAATTACTTTAAGATTCCAGCTTAATAAGGCTTCACGAACGGCTTTCCTGTTTAAAAACAAAAATGGCGCGGATAGCATTAATGTTGTTCTTCGTTCTTCTACTGGTACGGCTTTTATTAATGGAGAAGGAAGCGCAGAATTGAGCGCAGAACTTTATTTTGGCGCGCAATTAATGAATGGAGAATCAGCTACTTCTACCTACTATTATGTATGGAAGAAAGATGGAATTGCTCTTTCTACAATTAATATTGGGACGAAAGACGTGGATACCGGAAGTATTATAATTACTTCTTATTCGCGTGCGAACGTTCATGAAGCAATTTTTAACTATTCAAAAATTGTAGTTTCACCAGATAACTTTGAGAAAAAAGCTGACTATAGTTGCTACATCTTTTCTTCTTCAGATGAAGCAATAGATGAATATTTAAAGAACAATGAAGAAAAATTGGAGACAAAGGATAATTTCTAATTTGGAGAATAAAGGAGGAAGAAAACTATGGGACTATTGGGATATGGTTCATTAACTCTAACAGATTTGACTGATGCTTTACCAGCATCATTGAATCTTTCTTCTTCTCTTAATTCTAACATACAAGTTAGAGAAGGAAATATTGTCACTCCTGATTTTACAAAAGGGGGAGTAATTATTACTCCCTCTCTTTTTTTAGGCGGAGACGAAGTTCCTTCAAGTAAGTATGTTGGAAAAATTGTTTATACAGTAAATGGAGAAGATAACGTACCAAACGCAGAAGATGAGAACGGAGTTCTTGTTTGCTATAAAATTGAGAAAAATTTGGAAGCAAATTGTTCCGTTAGCGCGCGAATTGAGAATTTTGTTTCTGATGAAAATATAAAATATACATCTATCTATTCTTTAAATCCAGTAAATCTTATTTTACTTGAAAAGAATGCGGGATATTCTGCTTTTATTGAAAGCGCGCGAGAGCACTTTGAAGAAGGCGATACGGAACCAACAATTACCTTGATTGCGCGCCTTTACTCTGGCATAAATGAATTGTCTGAAGGTGTTTCTTACCAATGGACTGATAGTGACGGAACTGATTGGGGAACAGGCAAATCAATAAAAGTCAACCGCGATCAAATTGGTTCTATGGAAACTTTTATTTGCGAAATGACTAATTCGTATGGAACAAAGTTTAGAGTTTCTAAAAATCTCTATGATAGAACAGATGCTTATCAAGGCGCAATTATTTCAAGTGGTTCTACTATTTTGACTCCACGATATACTTCTATTACTTTAACAAATCAAATTTGGTATAAAACAAGTATTGTGAATGGGGCAAGCGCACAAACAAATGACTTTACTTATAATTGGTATTGCTTGAATGAAAACGGTAACTTTTCAGATAAAGACCACGGAACTGAAAGAACATTCAACATAGATTTGAATCACACTCATGAAGATGGGACGCTCGTTTTCCCAAAAGAGAACTTCGTAGTTTATTGTGAAACCACTATTCGGAAGAAAGTTGTAGTTGTTTCTAGCCTTGCTATTCAATACTCACCAGTAAATTATTCGGTTTCTGTTAGTCCGGTCGCAGTTTTCATACCTACCTCAAGTAATGGCTCTTATAGAGGAAGTACCACTTTTACAAAAGAAATTACTTTTCAACTTCTTGATGATAATAAAAAGCCATTACCGTTCAATACGAGTGATGAGGCACCTTCTATTTCAGATAGTGAGCCTTTCACAAGTGTAGGAGTTTCATTAAGGAGCGAGAATGTTTGGGATTTTACTATCACTTTAACGTATAACCCATCCACAGACACGAGTAATAAATTCAAAAATATGGATAGTAGTAAAGACTTCTCTATTTCTTATAAATATCTTGGTGTCCAATTTGAAGCAAATTTTCAATGCGTCAAAAATATTCAAGGTGAAGATGGGGAAATTGGCGCGAGCGGTTATACGGTTTCCTTGAGTAATGAGTTTTGGATGCTTGCGGGTGGAGAAGTAAGCGCAACTCCCGAACAAACCGCAGAAACAGATATTCTTGTTATGGAAGGCGCGGAAAATTTAAAGGTCACGAAATTAAAAGTCGGAGAAGCAGAATTTGATAGCACGGGGAAACTACTTACTGCGAATAATCATATTCAAGTTGAAAAAGAAGGTGGAGAAAATAAGCGATTAAAGTTTACTTCTCTTCAAGGACTTACAACTGGTGGAATGTTATCCATTTATGTAACTTTCATTCCTTTAGGTGTCGCAGAGAGTGAAACAAGTAAGCATATTACAATGGTAAAGACTTTTAAGTATGAAATAAATTATAAGGGAGACGCGTATTCACTTCTTTGCGCACCAAGCTCTCTTGTTTATACTCCAGCTTCAAAGTCTTTCAATAGCAACTCCATTACTCTTTCTCCTGTCTGTTATATTGGAGGAGTTGGAGATGCTACTGCGATGAGCGGTGATTATACAATTACAGCTCAAATAGATAATGGAATGGAGACAGCTCTATCTTCCTCGGTTTATACAACTTTTGATAAAACAAATCAATCAATTATTTTTAGGTTATATCGGGGGAAAAGCATTGATACAAAGAAAATGGTTGATTTAGTTACTGTCCCAATCATCATTTCTTCAGAAGGCCTTATTATTGGAGGAGAAAACCTAATCCCTTGGACGAAAATGATGCCTTTTGAAAATAATAAGTGGGAAGAAGTGGGAAGCATTCTTCGTGGAGATAGTTATGGATTTACTACATTAGACTTTACGGGAGAACAATCAACCACCAATAATCACTGTTTAACTCCGAAATTTCCTGCTCAAGAAGATTTTTTTGGAAAACAAATGACTTTTTCCGCAGAAGTATATTGCGCAGATTGGAGTGTACTTACTGGAAGCCAGAACTTCTATTTTATTCTTCGTATAGCAGAGGATACTACAAAAAGTTACATGATAGGTAGTATTCGCGCGATGACCTTTTCTGATGGGATGGTAAGTGATGATGTTACCGCACCAGTGAATGGTAGATGGTTTAAAGTATATTCCACTTTCACTTATCCTTCTGCATTTGAAAACATTTCAAATGGGAATTTATATATTTCTTTTGGTACTGACCCTCGCGCGCCAATAAGGATAAAAAAGTTAAAATTGGAGCAAAGCAATGTTCCTTCTGCATGGAGCGCAAGAGATGGAGATACTACTTTTAGAGATGTTGCTGGGACAAACCTTTGTGAAGATGCAAGCCTTCGTTTGAAAGTAATTGCAAACATGCCGTTTGTTTCTTTGACAAAAACATTAGAAGAAAATAAACAATATACCTTATCTATTAGAAGCTCTTCAATCGAAGGCGCGCCCACAGATATGAATACATTTTTGTGGCAAGTTGTTAAAGCAAACGACGATGAGACGAATACCGTAATCCAATCTTTTTACTTCGATAATAACTCAACTCAAACTCAAGTTCAAACATTTACAACTCCGCAAGAAGAAGGAGATTATGGAGTAATTGCTTATGCGAGAAATGAGGTAGGAGAAGGAAGCGATTCAATTATTCTAACATTGTCTTATGTAAAGATAGAAGAAGGAAACGTTGCGACTTCTTTTGTGGTAACGGAAGATTATTTGTTAAAAGTATATAATGAGATGGTAAAAAATAATGGTGACCGAATACAAGAGATAGATGTTGTTAGGAGTGATGGAACTACAACAAAAGCACTGTTAGACGGGACAAACAAAAGTCTTGATGACTTAAAAGCTGCATATGAAGGAACTAAAACGGAATTCAACACAGTAAAAGGAAACTGGAGTTTAATTGGACAGCATCTTGAAGAAAGAACGGGAACAGGAAGCTATCTTGAGCAAATACAAAATAGTATAGACCTTCATGTAGGAAATGACGAACCTTCTCCATACATAGAAATTAAAACGGCTACGGCAAATCAATCTTTCTCTACTAAAATAACAGACAGCCAAATCGGCTTCTTTCAAAGCAACTCTACTACGCCCGTTGCATATTTGTCAAGCGATGGCTTAATGGTTTATCAAGCGCAATTTCTTAATAGCTTCAATATTGGAAATTTAAGAGTCTCTATCACAGAAAGTGGCGTAGGTTTCAACTGGTAAGGAGGTAAAAGGAGAATGGCAATAAAATTCTACGATTGGAGTGGTAGCACTCAATACCAAGGTGGTTTTGGTAAAACTGAAGCTGAAGCAAAAAGAAATAAGAAAACTATGTATCTTTCATTCCAAATAAACGACGAGCTAAAAGATATAGCAAACAACATTCAGATAGATAGCGCGAAACTTTTCCTTGTTTGTGGAAATTCTGGTAAAGGAAGCGTGAAAGAGTTTACTTTTTTCAGAGGATTAAATGGCGCAATTACTTCTACTGGTGCTGCGCAAAACAATACTTGTTACTTAAATTTGGGAGACGGGCACAATTTACGAACGTATCTTGCGAATGGTGGAGGAGAAATTGCTACATACGATAATTCTTCCACTTATCATAGAACAAATAGTGGTTCAGGCTACTATACTGAAAATTATTGTAGCGTTTCCTCCGCGCGATTAGAAATTCAGTATACTATTTTACAAAGCTCTTTGACAACCTACCCTTCATCTATTACAATAAATAAAAGTAATAGCTATACTATTTCTTCAAGCAGTCCTTCTTACAAACATAAATTAACTCTTTCTATCGCAGGAGAAACTCTTACTCTATTAGATGGAGTTGCGAGAGGAACGCATTCTTTTACCGCTCCAACTTCTTGGGCGAAGAATTTTCCCAACGCTTCAAGTGCGAATGCCACTTTGATTCTTGAGACAAAAGACGGAAATACTTCACTTGGAACAAACACTTACTCTAATATTGTTGTTAAAGTAGATGGCGCCTCTGGAGTGAATCCAGTAGCGACAATAAATTCAATTACTATTAAAGACTCTTATGCTATTTCAGGCTCTTCTCAAATTAAAGTAAGCATAACTGGAACGGCTAAAGAAGGTGCTTCTATAAAAACATACACTTTAAAAGTAGGAAGTTCCAGTTACACTTACACGAGTGCTGGAACAAAAACAATTACTGCTTCGGGGAGCGGAGCGCAAGCCTTTTCTCTTGAAGTAATAGATAGTAGGGGATTGAGTAGCACTTCTTCCTCTATAACAAGATATATTACAAATTACGTTGCTCCTGCATTGAAAACAGGAGCGCAACCTCTTCAAAGAGTAGACGGAAGTGGTAACGCCAGCATCCAAGGGAAATATTACTCTTTTACTTACACTGGAGTAGACTACTGTAACATAGTTAATTTTTCTACTGGCAGTAATATCGCAAATTCAGTTTCCATTACTATTACTATAAATGGAGTAACAAGTCAAATTACTAGCAGTCCTTGGCGTTCTACAAGAGAGTATGCTGTAGACCAATCCTATACTGCCACTGTAAAAGTAACTGATTTACGAACTACGGTTGTTTATACTTTTGATGCACCATCCGCTTCATACTTAATTCACTTTTTGGAGCAAAAAAACTCGGTCGGTATCGGTTGCGCGGCCGAAGCACTAGCCAATGGTGAAACAGGAAAAATTACAATGGGATGGCCAGTTTATTTCAAAGGTAATGCTGCAATTGCGGGAGGACTTGCGATAAGCGGAGAGCTTCAGCTTGAAAGAGAGCATCCACTAGCAGTGGCGTGTGGAGGAACTGGCGCAACGACTGAGGCGGATGCGAGGGAAAGCTTGGGTATCAATGATGTTGTTTCAGGAATAAACGAAAGTATTAGTGATAACGCAACAAATATTTCAACGAATGCAACTAACATTGGCAACGTTTCTACTCGTGTAGGAGCATTAGAAGGATACGCCCATATAAAAGATATACAGATGGGACTGGTGTACAATGGTGGAGCCATAGAAGAAGTAAAGGCTAACTCGTATAAGGATTATACCGTCACTTTTCCCCGAGCTTTTACATCTGCACCTTTTGTAATGTGTTGTTTTGAAATGGACTCTACTGCCTCATCTTTCGGCAGATTCACGGTTTCAGTAAAAAATGATACCGCTACGACAACTGGTTTTACTTTCAGAGTCTACAATGGAAGCTCTGAAGGTCGCCACCCTCGCGTTAGATGGCTTGCCATCCAAATGGCATAAAAAAACGCCCTCTCATTTTTGAGAGGGCTATTTTTTTTTACTCTTTAATAAATTTCTCAAGACGAATTACGTCGCTTGGTGTTAGTTCTACTTCATCAAAGCAAGACATAGGAATTGGAGTAACATCCAACTCAATCTCATTTGTTAGTAGTTCCACCATCTCTCGGTTACAATCTTCAATTTTATCCGGCTGGATTTTAACTTGATTATTTTCTGTGACATCAAGTTCTCCATTCTCCTTGCGCGCGCCATAGCGTTCAATCACGCCTTTTCGTGCGGTTTCAAAGCAAGCAACTTCATTATCAATTGCCTTCATAATTTTGGCAATCTTAAATACAGTCTTGCCGGGAAATGGCTGTGTAGCTAGTTTTTGAAAAATAGGAGAAACTTCAATTAATTCATTTAGTGTAATAGTCATTCTATATCTTCACCCCAAGTAGATTTTTTATGATTTTTTATCGCATACTTTCCAATACAAATTGCGTCAGCTTCATCTTGAGTGGCTTTAATACCATACCAAGTGGCAACCTTTTCTTGTGCGAGCTTCTTTTTATTCTCTCGTCCAGTTTCACCGATTCCGCAAACTTTTCGCCAAGTGGAAGCATAGACAAGTTCGCAGGGAATATCAAGCTCAAAGAGAGTATCAAGAATTATTCCTTGAAGATTCGCGAGTACCCTATAGACCTCAACTTGAGGAGAATTGGCTTTTCCATATAATTGAAGCTGTATATGTTCTATCTCCACGTAGTCAGGCGTCCAAGAATTTATCGCGTTTATCAGCCAAATTTTAAACTTATTTATTCTTTCTGTTGTGTCTAAATCTCTATCAATAGTAAAAGTTCCATAAGAAACTAAATCACCATCGTCATAGATTGAAAAACCAGAAGTAACTGTCGCCGCATCAAGAGCAAGTATTCGGTAGGTTCCTTCTTTTTTTAGAGGAACTTCTTTTCGTATCTTATTGCCTTTTCCTCCCAAACACTTTTCGCAAATATGATAACGGCGCCAATGGTCATAGGTATCTTCTACTTCATGACCTTTCGGACAAATCATTTTGAGAGGAGTTTTTAGATTTTTATATTCTGTAGAAACTAATTGCCAACCGTTCTCTTCTAAATCATTTTGAACGGAGAAGTAATTTATCATTTACTTCCCCGAATCACCGAAACCTGACATATCCCTTTCTGTTTGCTTAATATTGTGAACGTCATCTACTTCTTCACCACAGAAATAATAAACAGGTTTTAGTGCGACTTGTGCTACGCGGTCGCCAGCGGAAATAGTATAATCTTCATTAGAGAGATTATCAAAGAGAACACACCACTCGTTAAGGTATCCAGCATCAATAGTTCCTTCGGCGTTAGAAATTCGCAGGGGAGTCTTCATGCTCATTCCGCTCCGAGGACGAACCTTTACTTCCCAGCCGTCTGGAATTGCGCCTGCTAGACCAGTTCCAACTTTAAATCCTCGCGCATTTGCGGGAACAACAATTTCTTCCGGGATATAAAGGTCAGCGCAAGCATCGTCTTGATGTGCGTAAGTTGGCAGTTTAGCATTAGGGTTTAGTTTCTGGAAATAAATTTTCTTTTCTACTCCACGATACCGTTCGGCGGCCTCAAGAGCTAGAGAAGCAATTTTGGAAGTAACCAGTTCAACCATTTCTTTCTTCTGGCCTTCAAGACCTTCATAAGAATTGACAATTTCGCCGATTAGCTGTCCGAGCTTTTGAGCGTCTTCCATTGCGGAAATCTTGTTTAGATTTTGTTGATAAAGATAATCAATCTGCTTACGAATAAAATTTTCGCGTGCGTCATAAGAAAACGCACTTTCAATTGTTTGTCGCATAACTTCCATTGTTTGGTCGTTGACCGCGCTATCAGGGAGTTCCACAATTTGGTCTACTAGCTCAAATAGCATTGCGACATTTTCATTTAGCGTACTATTCATTATTCTACCTCATAAGTTTTTTCTACAAGCACAATCCACTTTTCATCAGTAATTTCGCCAGTCTTGCGGTCTTTCTTCACCTTGTAGTCAGTCTTATACTTTGTAAGAGTATAACCTTCTGACAGTTGTCGGCTCTTAAAATCTTCAATAGTAGACATCGCTTCTTCTTCATTATCAATGTGATAAGTTAGAGCTTCACGATAAAGCATCTTCATTTTCTTCTTCCTCCATTTTCTCCTTTAGCTTTTCATACATTCTTTTATATACTTCTTGTTTTACTTCAGGTGATAGCTTGTTGACAATCTTTTGAATTTTCTTATCTTTAGAGCGTTTCATCTTTTCAAGCTTTCGTCGCTCTTCACGATTTAGTTTACGAGGTTCACTCATTCTTTAACCTCCACTCGCAATGTTGTATCCATATTGGGTTGAATTAAAAAAAGCAATATACTCTTTTTCTTTTGAACTTAATTCATCTTTTTCGCAAGAACAAAGTCGTTCAAAAGTAAAGTTCCATATACCTTCGCGCGCCATTTCTCGGTGAATTTTTTGGTCGCTAATAGAACTAATACCAAGTGCGCCTTTTACGTGGTCTTGAAGCCTTTTCTTTACATTAGTAGATTTACCAACATAACATTTCTTATTTTCAATGTTTGTAATCTTGTAAATTCCGGGCGAATCATCAATTTCTGTCCGTTTTAGCATTTCGTTTGTAGGCTTTTGAATAAACTCCGACCAAATAAGTTTACGTAGAACATCAGGATGCTGAAGGTTAGGGAGAACTTCATTTAGAAGATAAGCAATATCACGACGCTCTTCTTCAGAAACTTGTATTGTTTGGAAGAGAACTTCATCATTCGCGCGCGAAATGGCTCGTACCGGTTCCAAAAGAGAAGAATAATAGTTCCGAAAATTCATGAGTTCTTGTTTTACTTGCTCATATTCATTTCTAATTTCTTGCTTTTTTTCTTCCGTTTCATCAGCAAGTTCAATAATGCTTTTCACATATTCATCTTGATGTTGCGCGAAAAGTTTTTCAAGTTCATTTTGCTTGTCTTTATCTCGTTGCGCGAAAAAGGCATCTTGGTCAGCAATCTTTTGTTGCCGAAAATTTGCCATTTCTTCATTCGTGCGCGAGACTTCAACCTTATACGCTTCTTGCGCGCGAATAATTGCTTCATCAAGCTGAGCTTTTTCATCTTCAAGATTTGATAGACTGCTTGAAAAATCAGTAATTTTTTGCTCTAATTCTTTACATTGCTTTTGTTTATTTATTAGATTTTCTTCTATTGAGCGAAGAAATAAAACCCGAATAATAACAGTGATAGCAACTATTAGAGCAATTAGCCAAATCATTTTGTCGCAATTTCCACAAGTTTGTGAAAGAAGTCCGCTCTATCTTCTTCTTTAATATTTTTAAAAGTATAAAAAGTTACTAAACTCTTATCTGCTTTCATTCGTGCTTCAATTTCATAGGTTAGTTTTTGGAAAATAATTTCTTTGTGTTCCTCCCAAGAATAGCAATCTGTTTCTTCCATTGTCATTTCTGGTTCTCTTACACAAGAAGTGCCAAAAATAAAAGTGTTTTCTTCTTCAACCGCGTAAAAGAAAACTCTACCTTCTTTATACAACAGCTCAATTATTTTCATTATACTCCTCCTTACTCATATAGTAAGTATACCTAAAAATAAAAAGAAAGTCAATCATTTATTGCTTCAATTATTAGAGATTGACGAAGATTGAGCGCGCCATTAGTTGAATAGAAAGCCACTTTTTTCCAAACTATATCTTCAATTTTACTACAAAGTTTCTTGTCTTCTACGAGAATTCCATAACCTCTTTGTTGTGGCAAATCAGAAAAGCTTTTATAAAGCATCATTTTTTCTTCTCCAAAACAAGTAGAAGGAAGATAATAATCACAATAACCTATCTTATCTTTATTACGAGTAGTAGAAGGCGTTCCTCCATCAGATAAAGAAAAAATTTGGAATCCTTGAGGTTTGACTTGTTCCTGCTGATTTTCTCCTAATTCTGGCAAACTTGTCCATATTTGGAAAATTGTTTCTACCTTTACAGGTTCTTGATTTGGGTAAAAATAAGAAGAATTACATTTTTCTGTATAAAGTAAATTTCCTTTTATTCGCTTTAAAGGGCTTCCTTTCCCGTCACTATTAAATAAAGGAGGCAGAATAAAACAACAAAAATCACAAAATGATAATGCTTTATTCAAGAAGCGCAGTGCTTGTTGACCTCGCAATCCAAACGGAGGGTTGCCAATAGCAAGGTAATTCTTATTATCAGGTTCCCATAATAGAAAATCTTCTTTCTTTATTCCTTGAGTTTGAGGTTCAATGTCCATCGCTAAAGGATTAGGAAGCAAATTAGAAAAGCTACCGTTTCCCGCGCTTGGTTCCAAGCAAGTATATTCTTCAAAAGAAAAACCATTTTGTTTTAATACTTGCTTTGTTACTTCAATACAACGCTTTGCGGTTTCAGTTGGAGTAAAAAATTGTCCTTTCTCCCTATATGAGAGTTTAGATAAATCTATCTCTTCTTCGCATAGACGTTTCAAATCCATAAAATAATCTTTAGGGACTTGTCTTTTTTCTTCCCATCTTTTTACAGTTCCGGGCGCAAGATTTAATTGCTTTACTATTTCAGAAAATCCAACTTTTTCTTTTGCCCGCAAGAATAACTCATACATTTTCTTTCTCCCATAAATAGTGTTTACACCATCTTCGCCGATGTGGCATTATAATTGCTTTATAAGAAAGTTCACACCAAGAAATAACAGTTTGTTCTATACCATAAGCTCTTGTTCTGAAAAACGCACAATCAGCACATCTCTTGTGAGTCGTTTTATATTCTTTTAGCTTTTCTTCCATTGTCTTTCTCCTTTCTAAAATATTATAATTCAAAATAAAAGAAAAGTCAAGTAAAAAGCAGGAAATTAATCCTGCTTTTTACAACAAGTGATAATTGGGCTAGTACAAATGCTATCATTGTAGCTTGTATCAAATACTTGTTTAGATGGTGTAGTTTGAATTATGTTTGGATTGGTAGTAGTAGTTGAAATCGTCCAAGAAGGGTTATTTCCATCCTCTTCTTCCTTTGTTTCTGTAATTCTTTTACTAATAAGCTTGCCTTCTCCATCATACTCATAAACAGTTTCAACAATTTCTCTTTTTATCATTATTATTCCTCCATTAGAATTGTTTGATTAGTTTCAAAACTTTTCTTTATATCAATAATGCGTTGGTTTCGGCTACCTCTCATTTTGAGAGTTAGGTCTTTTTCTTTTTCAATGAACGGGCCATCAATTAGATAATCTATTTTAGAAAGAATACAACCAATTCGGAAATCTTTTGTATTACAAAGTTCTTCATAAGTATATCTTGACCAAATGTAAATCCGAAGGTCAGGAATTTTGCTCAAACAATAATCTATTAAAGCAAACGTGGTTCGGAGGTTTTCTTTACATAGTGGTTCTCCACCAAGAATAGATAAGTTTCTTTGAATGCCATTCGCGCGTAATTTATCCACAATATCTTGAAGAACTTCCGAGGTTAGTTCATAGCCCCCATTAAAATCCCAAGTTTCTGGATTGAAACAATTTTTACAGTGAGGCGCGGGACATCCTTGTAGAAAAACGGAGACGGAAATTCCCTCTCCGTTTACTACGTCATTTGATTTTATGGAAGCGTATTTCATCGTTTATGTTTCACTCTCATTTCAACTTCTTCTTGTTTGCCTTTATTAAAAGCCGTTTTGTAATTGCCTGTTAAATCACTCTCGTGGACTATTTCTTGCTCCGTAGAGCAGCCGTGTTTAGTCTCTGCATTTCGGAAGATAAGTGATGTTATAATCATATATTTTATCTCTATGACTTTTTAGTCTATAACGAATGGTTTCAAAAGGAACTTGATATTTTTCCGCAAGAAAACGACTACAATCTGCGAAACTTTCAAAAATCAACTCTTCATTTCCCGAACAGATTTTTACTGGTTTCATTCTCATTTGTCTTGCTTTTTCAAAGTTCTCTGTTCCTTTTTTAGAAATATTACTATGGTTTCTATTCTTCATTTGTTCTGATTTAGAAACATAACGTAAATTTCTAAAATCATTATTATGTGAGTTTCTATCAATGTGGTCTACTTCAAATCCAGTAGGGCAATCTCCTAACCAACATTCCGCAACAATACGATGTATCATTACTCTTTTAGATTTTCCCTCATTGATTGATTGATTGTGAACCATAGTCATATAATATCCTTTTTCAGAATGGTGAAAATCCAATTTTATTTTCAATTGTTTTTTAGATTTCACATTTCTAAAAATGGTGCCATTTTCGTTTACTTCATAAAGAAAGTTTAGACTTTTTACCTTCCGAAACTCAAGGTTTGAATTATTCATCTCTTGATACCTCCATAGTTATTTTTTTACTTCTGCGCCTTATTAGGCATCTGGCTATGGAAATCTTTATATAAATAAAGTTTACGGCATTTGAGGGGCATTTCTTTCAGGATAACCCCGTCACTCTTCTCAATTGTTGTATATTCTCACTACCACATTCGGGACACTTATTATTGAACTCATCGCAATAGCCGCAATCAAGACAAGTATCATTTGGAACATTTATCGCAAAATACGGAATGTCTTTATCCATCGCGTAATTTACAATAATTTCTAATGCGGAAAGGTTGTTTTTTACTCCACCATCAAGTTCAATGTAAGTGATACACCCCGCAGAAGAATATCCCGTTAATTGACTTTCAATATCAATTTTATTAAAAGGAGACATTTCTTTCCAGACAGGAACATGGATAGAATTTGTAAAGAAGTCTTTATCGCTTACATTTTTGATTTTTCCATATTTATTTTGGAATTTCTTCATTGCGGTATAGCAAAGATTTTCCGCGGGAGTATAATACACGCCAAAATTAAGTTTATATTTTTCCTTAAACTCCGCGCACCGAGTTTTGAATAGTAATTCAATCTCTTTAGCCAATCTCATTCCTTCTGTAGAAGTTTGGTCTTGTCCAATAAGAATTTGTAAGGTTTCTGCTAAACCAAGTTGACCTATAGCAAGAGTTCCATGTTTGAGCGCACTTCGAATTCCCTCTTTTGGAATATAGCCTTCCATTAAACCATTTTCATACATAAACTTGGCAGAAGAAGAATCTTGAGAACAAATATAATCAAAACGTTCAATAAGCATATCTTTTGCTTCGCAAATTTTTTTATCTAAGCAAAGCATAAAATAATCAAACAACTCCAATTTGCCATCTTCGCTTGAACTATATACAAGATCATTTACAAGCCTTTGTTTTGCTTCCATTGCAATTGTGGGAAGGATAATAGTCACTGGACAAATATTGCCTCTTCCGTCTTTTTGTTGTCCCAAACCATTAACATCCCAACCATTTGCTGTTCTGCATCCCATAGTACTGAAATAGGTTTCCGGTCTTTCTTTGTCGTATCCTTTATTTCCACTCCAATCTAAATTAGCATAGTTTGGATATAACCGCAAAGCGGTAGACTTTAAAGCAAGCTGGTATAAATCGTAATTTGGGTCTTCGGGCTTTTTATTTATACCATTCCCTAGTTGAAAGATGCTACAGGGGAAAATCGGAGTGCGATGAAGTTTTCCCACTCCTTTAATAGAACCTTCAAGTAATGCTTTAATTACCATTCTACCTTCAGGAAGAGTACAAGAACCAAAATTGATTGATGTAAAAGGAAGTTGCAATAGTTATTATCTGTGAGCTTTTTATCTCACACTCTGGAGATTTCTCTCATTTTCATCGACCTGTCACTTCAGGCCCAGTTTAGCGTACATTATCACCTTCGCCATTACGCGGTCAGGGATGAGCACTCTTGGATGGATTATATTTATTCACCATCTACGCGTTGCACTATTCATAAGCCTTTCGCAATCTTATGAATTAGCACACTGTTGTCTTGATTCAATTCGCTGTTTTATCAAATCATAGTGTTCTTTTTTTCGAGAAAGATAGATTGTTGAATTTTTATAAATAAAAGAGCCAATTTTTTCAATATCTTCATAATTAGTATATTGAATTTCGCTTAGTTCTTTATTTTTATAATCATATGGAGTACGAGAAACTTTGAGATTTAAAGTTTTTACTAAATAATTATTGATTTCTTCCATAAGTTGGTGCGTCCCGCAAAAAGAAATCTTATGTTTAAATCTTTTTCTACCGTCTGGTGGAATAAACCATTTAGCTTCAATATTTCCATCTCCGTCTAAAATACCTCTAATAAGATGAGACATTAAACTTTCTGGAAGAACTGGTAAATGTGTATGAAAAGTCTTTTTTGGCACAACACCATATTTAGCTAAATCATCTCTCATTTTATTACTCAAAACAGATGCTTGCGAGCACCCTCTTCCATCTTGCGCAATTTTACGATTAGATTTTACTAAATCAAGCCATTTTTGTAAGATATAAGCGTCCTCATCTTTTTGAGTTAGAGAACAAACTGCTTGTGTTCTATTTGTATCATACACATTTCCATCTGTTATGAAAAAGCCTAAATAATATGCTTTTTCTTCACTATCAATTTTCTCAAACCAATTTTCTTGCAATTGTGGAGAAAAAATTTGAGTTTTTTTCCATTTGGGGAGATTTTTACAAATTTCTCCCGCAGTCGGAGCAGAGATATTGAATAGCTTTGCTAGATTCGCAATTGTTATTGGATTATCTTGATAATAATCTCGAATTTCTCGTTTCTTTTGATTTGATATTTTCTTCGACATTTTTCGTTCCTCCTTGGGCTTTTCATGTCTTTGAACTTTAGATATTCTGTGTTTTTGCTCATTTTTTTACTAATAATTTCTTATTAGGGAAACCAGTTCAATTTCCACTTCTTGATTGTAAAGTATTCAAATTATGAAACATACCTTCAACGGCCTGTTGAAGTTCACGTTCTGTCATTTTCATCGCATAATTATATGCACCTTTATAAATTTTATATTCTCCATCTTGAATTCCGGCACTCATTGGAATATGTTGAAATAGTTCTTCGTCATTTATATTTTCAATATATCTTAGGCCATCAATATAATGTTTTCTAAAACTTTTTCTTACATAAGGAACCATAGTCCAGTCAAGATGGGTCGCGCTTACACCACCAAATTGTTGAAGAGATTGAAGTTGAAAAATTACTGCTAAAAGTTGAAAAGCAGTATTAACACTATTAGCAGGACGAATATCCGTTTGACGAGTATTGAAACCATTTGCAAGAAGTTTATCAAAAGGAATAGAAAGACAGTTATGCATTCCTACTGCGTAAGCAGATAAATCATGAATATAGATTTCATTGTTCAAGTGATTATTTCTTGATTTTTCTGACATACAATAGTCTAATGCATATTGCTTCATCATCTCATTGGTGGCTTCTCCAATTCTTCCTCCAAATGAATGTTCATCTACGTTTGCATTCTGATTTTGAACGTTATTTGCTTGAAGCTTTTCACTGATTAGTCGAACAAAATCCGCAGAACAGCTTCTAATCATCCCATGTTTATAACGATATTTGATATAAACTCGCGCGATTTTTTTATCATACTCCATCAAATAATCTTCAACCAAATCTTGAATATCTTCAACCTTCATATCTCCGGTATCAGGCATTTGTGCAATTTCTTCAATAGCATTAGCTATTTCTTCTGCATATTCACAATCACCATTACTATAGTACTCTTTATAAGCGTTGCGAATCGCGCGAATAATCTTTTCTTTTTCAAAAAAAACTACACTGCCATCTCTTTTAATAACTTTAGATAAATACATTATACTTCCCTCCCGCAATAAGGGCATTTTCCTACTTCTCCATTTACAACAAAACTTTTATCAAAATGAGGACACTCATTTTGAACGTGAATAATTTGTTCTCGTAATCGTTGAATGTTGTCTTTTCTGTCAAAAGTCTCCAACGAAATAATCAAATCTCGCTGGAGCTGTGAAATTTGTTCATACGCTTCTCTACCTGTCATATCTCCACATTCTCCTCCTACTGATATTTTCATAAGTTTGAATAAATAAATTATGTTTTTTAGGAAAAAATTTCATAAATTCTTTGTATTCTTCCTTTACTTTTCCTTTCATTCTGCTTTCTAAATCTTTATCAAAACGAATAGAAAAAGTTTTGGCTTTTTCAAACAAGCCTTCAAGCTTATTTACTTCTCCCAATTTAGGCTTTATATAATAAAGCTTAATGGGAATTGAATGCGCCCAAAATCCATAGAGAATATTTAGGCGGTCAATAAGTTCGCGTGAAAAAGAAAAGATTGTATATTTTACATTTTCGCGCGCGCCAAAAGGAATGAAGACATTTGAAGTCTTTGTTATTTCGGCAAGAAATTTTCTTTCATTATCTTTTAGAAAACCGTCAAGCGAAGAAAAAGAAAAATCAAAATCAAGAATTACATCGTTCGCGCGTGAAACCGAAGTAAAACTTCTAACTTCTAAAAATTGCTCCATTGTCTTACAAATAATTGGATGAAGAAAGTAAATTCCACTCGGATGCCTTGCTTCTAATTTCGTAAGATTTTCGCGCCATCCGGGGTAGAAAAAATCTTTATCCGAAACATAAATTTTTTTTCTTGAAAGCCCTGCCGGAATTGGCATTACTTCTTTCCCATTATACGCCCGATAGTAAATATTGTCAAGAAAAGAATTGATAGATTTTGCTTTTTCTCCATTTTGGAATTTTTGACGCAAATAAGCTTTATATGGGGTTGTGCGCGGAAGGGTAAAATCCATCAATTCATTTTCTAAAGCAATATATTTTTCTTCAGAAAAAGCGTATCCAACGTATTCTACGTTTTTCGCGCGCAGAAATACTGAAGGAACTTCACATTCAAAATCAGAACAAAAGTAAACTTTGTCATAAGCTGAAAGGTCTTCTTCTTCGCTGGGTAATATCAGGCGAGAAAATTGCTTTTTCTCAACCCGATAATACTCCGCAATCTTCATTGCTTCTACATTTGGAATGCCCAAAGAAGAAAGAGAACCATCATAAATACCTATCATTCTTCATCAATCCTCTCTGTAACATACTTTATTTTTCCATCAATCACTTCAATTTTAGAAAGAACTTCATAACCACTTTTCTTATCTTTTTTTAGAACAAAACTATCTCCTCTCCGGAAGCCTTGACACATAAGAAGAGTTCCTTTTGTAAACCAACTCTTTTCAAGAACGTGTTTTTTTCCATCTTCTCCCTTTTCACTAATCTGTTTATCATAAAGAGAATATTGATTTTTCCAAATCTTTACAGTTACTACACCTTCAGGAGTAAGAAGAGAAATTGAATTCTTTAGTTTATTCTTATTGATAACAGTTCCCGCGATAAAGTAAGTTTTCATTACCTTTACTTCTTGACCTTGCCGAGATGGAAAAGTATAAGCAATTTCCGGTTCTTCGGGCCTATCAAAGAAGTTCGTAAAATCATTTTTAAACTCGGATAGCTCATGCGGATGATAGTAAAAACTAATACTATCCATTTCCCAACGAGAAATCGTTCCTCCCGCATACTTGTCCCAAAGTTCTTGAACTGCTTCTCTATTTAACTTTTCAAGCACTTCTTCTTGATTATCTTTTAAATAAATCCGCATTGGTTCCATTGCTTTCTTATAATACGTGTCCCAAACTTTTTGAAGAATTTTGTCTTCCGCATCAATCAAATCCGCATCACATTTAGAGACAATGAAGTTTAAGGCTTTTTCATTCAGAAGATAATAAATTCCTTCTTTATTTGTTTTCAAAAATTTGTTAAAAGACCATAGGCGCGCAAAAAACTTCATTTTTTCTGGGATAAGATTTTTCGCAATTAGCGTTGACATATTCTGAAGAGTTAGTTTTGTTTTCGTATCTGCAACCGAAGTAAGATAATAATTCATTACTTCTTTTCTATCACCAAGACTATCAAATGCTCCGCTCTTGATTAGATTAGTTGCTGGCAACTTTCCAATCTTTATTCGCGCGAAAAAGTCTTGGTATGAAGTAAAGGGACGCGCGGAAAAAATATCTTTAATTAAAGCTTCAGGAACCCGAGTGATACCACGAAGACCATAAACAATACTGTTGGTTTCTACAACAGGAGAAAAAGTATAAACAGATTTATTAATGTCAGGAGGAAGAATATTAATACCACGACTTTGGAATTTACCAATTGCCGTCGCGACCCTGCCATAATCTGTTGTTTTCTTTACCCGTTTAATTTTTTCTTTGCGTCCGGGTAAATCTTCATACTCATATTCTTCAAAATCTTCTGGTTCAAAAATAGAGACTACTTCTTCTGCGTCCTGCTCTTCTTCGTTTGGTTCTTCATCTTCCTCTTCAAGACCTGCACTATCAACAATAAGGTTTGCCGTATTCCAGAAAATAATTGGATAATTACAGGCAAGGTTCATATTTTGAAGTCCGATGATACTATAGGCAAGGGTATGACTCAGATTGAACGAGTACCCGTGCTGATATTCAATCAACACTTTCCAAAAATAATCACAAAAATTTTTAGAAAGATGTTTTTCTTCTACTACTTTATAAAACTCTTCCGTCAATTCTTTATAAAGTTTAGGGTTTTTCTTCGCAATTGACTTACGAAGTTTGTCTCCCCATGCAAGACTATGACCTCCCAATTCAGGAAGTTGGACAAGGCTCATACCATCTTCTTGCGATGCACAAATCCCATATTCATAATCAAGCGCTTTATGAAGAATATCTTTTTCCTTCTTCGTAAGTCCCCATTTATCCATTTCTTCATCCCAAGCATTAGGGTCTTTCTTGAATCTCGCATATTTTTCAAGAGGTTGCTCTTGACCTTCAGGCGCCATAAGTCTCATAATAGAGTTCAGCGCGGCGAGGTCTTCTACAGAATTAGGACGTGAAAGAGAGATACCTTGAGTTCCTTGGGCAGTTTCAACTTTATGTTTAGCATAGTTCGCAAGACTATACCCATATGGCTACTTTTTTCAAAGTAGAACAGACTATATCTTTTTCAATCCCATTTCGTCATCCATTGGCTTGATGACTACATAATAGTCGTTGAACCTTATTGTTGAAGAAACTTTTGTTTTAGTTTTTGAGTAAATAAGAAGGCTTCTTCTTCAGTCAGAAACCATTCAGTATATTCTTTTCCTTCAAATACTACTCTTCCTCGCCACTTATTACATTTTTTATCCCAATAAGTATTTCTTGTTCCTTTATTCAGTCCATTTTGAGAAAAAGAAACTATACGAAGATTTGAAAGTAAATTATTTTTAGGATTTCTATCTATATGGTCTACAACTTTATCTTTTCCAAAATATCCTATAACCGCGGAATGAAGATATACTTTTTCGTTATTCGTCCTTGAAAAGAAATATCCATTCGCGTTTGTAGTCCAATAATTAGAAAATAAAAGATGCTTTTTATCTATATCAATTTTAGTTTGTAAAACTTGTTGAGTTTTTCGTTCCCAATAGAAAATAATTATTTCTTTTCTATTTTCTTCAAAATAATTCCATACTTTTTTGTCTAATTCTTCAGCAAGTTTACAAACTTTTTCTAATAATGGCCCATATCTCTTTTTAGAATAGGAGGCTCTTGAGCCATCTTTAAACTTAACCATATTTCTTGTTTCATATCTATAAATCAATTTCATCACCTCCTTCTTATACTTTTATTTCTTCAACAATCTTGGCTGCGAATTGGCCAATCTTTTACCTTTTTACTATATCATAATCATTACTTATGCCATTATACTCTCACGAATATAATTTAGTAGTAAAAGCTATAAGGCTCGTCCCCGCAATTAGAGATTTTTTACTTCAGCCTATCAACTGAAAACAATTTACAATTTTACCTTCAGCAAGCAAATCCCACATTTTTGGATTTTCTCTATCTAAATTATAGACACCAATCGCTTTTTCATACGTATCTCTTAAAGTTTCTCCCGCTTCAATATATTTATATTGAACGAGCAAATCAAGACATGCGCGCATACGAGTTAGGTTATCCGTCGCGAGAAGGTCAATCTTTACTTGTCCACCCGCTTCTTCACTTTCATGAAGGTCAAAAGCACTAACCCATTCGCCACTATTGAGTTTTATCATTGAGTTTCCTTTGGTGAAATCTTCATCAACAATAATAACTCCTCCTGCGTGGCAACCTACTCCACATGGAAGTCCTTCAATTTTTTGAGATACTTCCCAAAGTTCAGGATACTTATTCATTTCTTCTACGAAAGTAGGATTAGGTTTGAAACCTTTTTCTTCATCTCCGTAATAAGTTTGAGACAAGGTTCTTTGAAGACCGCGATCACTTTCAATTAGAGAAGCGATATACTGCGCGGTGTCAACGTCAATATCCAATCCGCGCGCAGCGGTAAGAATGCTTGCTTTACTACCTTCAGTTCGTTCTGTTGAAACACGAACTACTCTATCTTTGCCATATCTATTTTGAAGAGCTTCAATTACTTTGTTGCGACGATTTGATTGAACGTCTTGGTCAATGTCCAAAATACTCGCGCGCTCAGGGTTCAAAACACTTTACCCGCTATCCCTAGCGGAGTAGACTATATCTTGCTCTCATAATATATTGTAAAATTCAAATAAGTCCCATTTTTTCTTACGGCGTGCCCTATCGCGGCGATAACAACCTTTATTTTGTTTGTTTTAGAATAATGATTATCAATCAACCATTGGGCCGCTTCTCTTGTACTATTGAACTTTTCTATATTACCTTGCTTCTCTAAACAAACTATTTTATTGAATTGTTCGCCCCGAGAATAACGAGGAATATTATTAGCATTCAATAGATGGTCTATTGTTGAATGGTCGCATCCGATGATTTCAGCAACTTTTCGCGCAGATTTATGAAGATGATATAAATCAAGAATTTCTTGTAAATCCCATTTATACAACTCAACTAATCGGCCGCCAAGCGTCATGTTATATCCGTTTTTATAAGAATCATAATAATCAATCCAATATTTTTCTCTTTCATCTAACTTTTCATTATCAACTTTCTCTAATGTTTCAAATGAGAAGCTGTCTAAACCATATTTTTTGAAAGCTTTGTAAAGTGTTAGCTGAGAAAAATAAGGCTTATCGTAATTATTACGATGTTGCTGAAATCTTTTTTCTACTGGCTTTACGGTTTGGCCAATATAAACATTACCATTTATCAAATTTTGAATTTTATAAATATATCCCATAATATCACTTCCTAGAATATTATGAGAGCCTCCGTACTTGGAGTGGTAGCATCTTCCACTCTACTGGGCTACACTCATCACCCATAGTCGTTACACCTTCAACCACTACATTGGCTCTCCAATGAAATGGTAGCTCGGCACGGTATTGACTGTTCTAGTTTCCACCGTTAGCATAGAAAACCTACACACCGCTTGCTAGGCGTTCTCGGAGTTTTTTGTATTTATATCACTATAAATAGGAGACCATTTGAACCTAATCTCCAAAAAAGCGTCTTTACTTTTTCGCGCAATGGGTCAATTTGAATAATATCAAGAAGATAATTTAGATAAAATCCTACACCAGAACCACGACCCGGCCCGACAAGAGTATCGCCCGCAGTCCAAGCAATTTGGATATAATCCGCAACCTGTAAGAAATACTTACTCCAAGTCATTTCTTGTTTTACAGAAGCTTTCCAAACTGTATCAAGCTCTATTTCCATCCGTTCAATTCTTTCTTTTGTCCAAAAGAAACTCGGATTTTCATTGCAACGAGAAATAACTCTTTTGATAAAGACCCTATCACTATCTTCTTTTGAATTGATAAAGTTATTCCAAATGTCCCAGCTCAGATTGACCGTTGCAGGAAAATCAAAAGCCTTATCTTTGGCTAACTCAATATCTTCTTGAGAAGGAAGATAAGGAAGCTTAAAGTGCTTTTTCAAAACCCAGTTTTTCGCGCGCGTGCCAATTAGCTTTGTATTAGAAATAATTTCATCAACTACTTCACGCCCAAGATTTTCATCCATATAAGAATGAATTTCTTCTTCGCTCATGACATAAGTAGTTGCGTAAAACTCATCAACCTCTCGGTCGCCTTCTTTTGAATTCAGATAAGCCTTATGAATTTTCCTATCTTCGGCACGTAGATAATGGCTGTCAGTCGTCACAATTGCTGGAATAGAATACTTTCTTGAAAGTTCAACAAGTTTATTATTTACATAGATTTGTTCTTGATTGAAAGAAGGTTGCAGTTCAAGGAAAAAGTTTTCTTTTCCAAAAATAGATTGAATGAAGTAAATCCACTTTTCAATTCGTGCTTGTCCAGCTTCAAAAGCTTCTTCATTTCTTCCTTCATATTGACTATTTTTTAGAAGAGTTTGGTCAATCCAACTTCCCAAACAGGCTGAGCTGGCAACAATATGTCCCGGATTTGGTTTCACAATCTCTTCCAAATCTTTATACCAAGTAGGAACGCGTCTCATCATCTTCATCCAGCTTCTACCATAAGCTCGGGTAGAGAGCTTTCTAATTTGTTCGTGTCCTACTTCATCAAGCGCCAGAAGAATAAAGTGATAAAACTTATCTTTCTTACTGTCATAAGTTTCAGAAGTTAAACCATTGCGACAAAGATAAATCTCATTTCCCATAATGAGTTTGAAATCTTGCCAACGACTATCCGGTTCTTCCTTCTTTTTAGATTCATAAAATTTTTGAGCTTCTGGAACTGCTTTTACAGATTCATGGTCTGTAATCGCAATGCCTTCAAGACCCAAATTATAAGCATATTGAATAAGGTCTTCAACTTTATTGATTGAGTCAAGAAGACGAGTATTACTTCCTGCGGCAGTATGATTATGTAATGAATACAACTTATCCCCTCCCTTTATATCTTATTATAATATAAAACATATTATTTGTCAAGGGTAAAACAGGCTGTAATGTCAAGACTCTTTTTGTTCTTTTCTATGTTTTGGTTAGCTTGTCGCGCGGAAGAACCAATTCCAAAATTAGTATCAGTTTTCCATCCTTCTTTACCAAGAAAAGAAAATAAATCATCTTGAAGTTTCATCTTTCCTACATTAGCAACATTCCAACAAAGAACTTTTGCACCATCGGCACTTTTTCGCGCAAGAGGGAATAACCATTTTTCAAGCCATTCTTCATA